AACGGAAATCTTTATGTTTATTATTATGATGGAGATTCTTACCAATGGGTAACAGGAATTTCATCTATAGCTATTATCGGAGCAACTGGAGCAACATATCCAACGTCAACACCAACACTAACTGGAGCAACTGGTTTAACTTTAAGTAATGCTGTTATATTTGCTAATTGTACCACTGGTTCTTTTATAATAACATTACCTCCAGTTTCAACAAGTACAAATTCAATGATTACTATTAAAAAAATTGATTCAACAGCAAATACAGTTACAGTTAAAGGAAATGCTGCTGAACTAATAGATAATAGTAATACTCAAATAATAAGCACCCAATGGGTAAGTATTACAGTTGTATGTAATGGTTCAAATTGGTATATAGTGTAGAGGAGACTATTGTGTCATATTTTCCAACAATAAACATTAATCTATTAGAGGATAAATATTAACATGGCACTTAACTTCCCCAATTCTCCAACTCTAGGACAAGTATATACTTCAGGATTATTTTCGTGGGCATGGGATGGGACAGTATGGGCTTCTAATACCAGCACAGTTTCAGGAGCAACTGGATTTACTGGTGCAACCGGTCCAATGTATCCAAGGACAACTACAGCAATAACTGGTGCAACTGGATTAATTCCAAGTAATGATGTTGCACTTGTTGATTGTACACTTGGACCAGTTACATTGTCGTTGCCGCCAGTCGCAACAAGTACAAATGCAGTTCTTACTATTAAAAAAATTGATGGAACTACGAATAATTTAACAGTAAAAGGAAATGGATCAGAATTAATTGATGGTAGTAATAAGCAAATAATTAGTTATCAATGGAGTAGTATTACAGTTATATGTAATGGTTCAAAATGGTTCATGGTATAAGGAAAATAAATGGCATACTTTAATCAAACACAAGCAAATTTTAATCAATCTAATATGTCAGCTTTTGGAACTCTTGAAACTGCTGAACTAACTCCAGTTATACAAGGTGATTTCGTTTATGGATTAAATTCTCAACTATGGAATACTGGTGTAGTTTCTGGTACTGGTGCAACTGTTGATACTAATGTTAATCGATTACGTATTCAAAGTGGGACTGTATCAACAAATTATGCTTATATAACATCTAGAAGAATTATTAGATATAGAGCTGGTCAAGGAACATTAATACGATTTACACCATTATTTACAACAGGTGTAGCAAACAATGATCAATTCTGGGGAGTTGGTACTGTAGCAAGTAATGCTATTTTTGATGGCTATTTCTTTGGATATCACGGAACATCATTTGGTATTGGCTATTACAATTCAGGTGCTGCTATTAACTTTACAGCTCAAGCTTCTTGGAATGTAGATCCAATGAATGGTACTGGTCCTTCTGGACTTACTTTAGATCCAACTAAAGGTTCTCCAGTAATGATTAAATATCCATACTTGGGTTATGGATCTATATTCTTTTTTGTTGAAACTCCGTCGGGCATATGGGCTCTTGTTCATACAATTCAATATCCAAATACATCAACTGCTACACAATTAAGTAACCCATCTATGCAATTTATTGGATTTACTGCAAATAGTGGAAATACAACAAATGTCACTATGTATTGCGCTAGTGTAGGTGCTTTTGTTTGCGGTGAAAGAAATTTTATTGGAAATCCTAAGTGGGCAATAGATAATAATAAAGCCGGTATTTCAACTACTGAAACATGTATTTTAAATTTGCAGAATTGCACTACATATAATACTAAAGTTAATAGAGGTTTAGTTAGACTTCAGTCGCTATCCTTGGCAACTCCTACAAATAACACATTAATTACTCTTCGACTAAGAATTGGTGCAACTATAGGTGGATCTCCTTCATATACTGCAATAAGTGGAACTGGAGGCGGAGCAACAATTACTTCTAGTAACTCAATTGTGTCATTTGATACTGCTGGAACAACTGCTACTGCTGGAACTTATATTTTTGCTATGCAATCAGGAGCTCAAGGTTCTCCCGTTCTAGATTTAGCTACCTTTAATATAATTATTGCACCTGGAGAAATTTTAACCATGAGTGCAATGGCTTCAGCAAGTTCAACAGTTGGTATTTCTGTTACTTGGACAGAAGATATTTAATTTGAAATATACTATTAGTCTGTGCTATAATTAAATATAGTATAGATGGAATACACAAATTCAGTCCAACAGTTATTTTTAGAGTTCATAATTCAAGACCCCGAATTGTTTGTTAGAATCAGCAATATTTATAACCCAGAAAATTTTAATAAAGGGTTAAGAAAAGTTGCATCTCTAATTAAAGACCATTCTCAAGAACATGATACTCTGCCAGATAAATCACAAATCAAAGCAATCACTGGGTTTGACTTACAAGAAATTCCAGATTTAAATTCAGGCCATATTGATTGGTTTATGGATGAGTTTGAAAAATTCACTAAACGGCAAGAACTCGAACGTGCTATCTTAAAAGCAGCCGACTTACTTGAAAAAGGTGATTATGGACCAGTTGAAAAATTAATTACAGATGCTGTTCAAATTAGTTTAACAAGAGATCTTGGTACTGATTATTTCGCTGATCCAAAAGCTAGATTGTTGCAAATTAGAAGTCAAAATGGACAGTTTAGTACTGGTTGGAAACAGTTAGATGAAGCAATTTTTGGTGGATTTAATAGAAAAGAATTAGAAGTTATCATGGGAGTAAGTGGGTCTGGCAAATCTCTTGTATTAGGTAATCTAGCTGTAAATTGGATTTTAGCTAATTTAAATGGTTTTATTATCACTCTAGAATTATCTGAAGAATTATGCGCAATGCGTCTTGATGCCATGATGATCAGTAAATCAACTAAAGAACTATATAAAGATTTAGATGATACTGAACTAAAGATTAAAATGCTTGGTAAAAGATGCGGCCAATTATGTATTAAATATCTTCCTACCCAAAGCACAACTAATGATATCAGAGCTTATATTAAAGAAATTCAAATTAAAACTGGAATGAAACCAGATTTTGTCATTGTTGATTATTTAGATTTGATGATGCCATCAACAGCCAAAATTAACATGGAAAATGTTTTTATTAAAGATAAAATAGTTTCTGAAGAATTAAGAAATCTTGCAAACGAATTAAATATTGTGATTGTAAGTGCTTCTCAAATCGGTCGACAAGGAACCGACGAAGTTGAATTTGGAGTTTCGGACATCAGCGGAGGAGTGAGTAAGATTTTTACTTCCGATAATATTTTAGCAATTTATACAAGTAGATCAATGAGAGAACGTGGAAAATATCAACTTCAATTAGTGAAAACTAGAAATTCAACTGGTGTTAATAAGAAAATTGATTTAGATTATGATGTCAATACTATGCGTATTACAGACAATGGTCCATCTGGAGATGATAATTCTGCAACACCAGCCGCAACTAATATAATGAGCCAAATTAAAAACAAAAGTAGGGCTATTACTACTGAATCAATCAATAATAATTTGGGAAAAGTCCAAACTGAAGTAAAAGGGAACAAACTAAAAGAAATGTTAGCTGGATTAAAAAAGCATTCCGATTGATATTTCCCTGTAGATCTGCTATAATTAAAGAGTATAATGCAGATCAAATCAATAGATGGAAACTTATTGAAAACAACTGACTCTAAAACTTTGGTAAGATCTAATTTGAGTTGGAGTGCGTTGTGCAATGCAAATTTTAAAAATGCAAATTTGAATGGTGCAAATTTAAAAGGATCCAATTTGTTTGGAGCAGACTTGAGTGGAGCATCTTTAAAAGGTGCTTGTTTATCTTCTGCAATATTAAACTTTGCAAATTTGGAATGTGCAGATCTTATGAACGCAACTCTGTATAATGCAGATTTGCGAAGTTCAAATTTAATTGGAATAAATTTTGAAAATGTAAAAGTAGATTCATTTACACGAATCGATTCAACAACACTACTTGATCAAAATCAACTTACATATTTGTTACTCAAAGGAGTTAAATATGCAAATTAAAAACTTAAAAGGTCAATTAATACAACCAAACAAATATGAAACATTGTCTGGTATAAATTTGCGTTATTCCGACTTGCATGGTGCAGACTTGCGTGGTGCAAACTTACAAAATATCAAATTAAATAAAGATACTTTCATAAACGAAACAACATTAATAGACGCAGAACAGCTTACATATTTAATACTCAAAGGACTCACATATGCAAATTAAAAACTTAGAAGGTCAAGTATTAAGTAATGTGTATTCTAAAAAATTGTGTTGGTTAGACTTGTGTTATATAAATTTATGTGGTGCTGAATTATCTTGTCAGAATTTACACGATTCGAGATGTAAGAATACAAATTTTAGTTATGCAAATTTAAGCTTTACTATGTTACATGCTATAGAAGGAGAAGGTGCAAATTTTGCTTATGCAGATCTGCATAATGCAGATTTAAGACTGTCAAATTTGAAAAAAGCAAACTTTATTAATGCTAACTTATCTAATGCAGATTTACGAAATACAGATTTACGTGGTGCAGATTTTCGTGGTGCTAATTTAGAAAATGTAAAAATAGACGCGAACATAAGTATTGATTCTTCAACATTATTTGATGAGGAACAATTAACATACTTAATTTTGAGAGGACTTATATTATGACAGATAGAATATTTATTATTATGTGGGATTTGACTGGGTTAGAGTGTGTTGTTGATATAACAGAAGACGAAAAAACTATCGTTTTTGAAACATTACAAGATAAATTTGAATGTTCTGTCAAGCTAAACCATATGATCGCGATGATGTTGGTGCGTGCAAGAGTAAATTCACATCGCAATTATGAAATATATACATTACAAACATCAAATATTTCAAAAGAAGATCTAGAAGGATTGTTTGAAGATGAACCTCAAATGATTGTCAACTTAATACGTGAAAAAAATATATAAGAAAGCATCACAAATGGAACAAAAAATTTTTTAACTAGTTCTGAGGCAAGTCCGCATCTCCTTATTAAGGATGCGGTAGTTCACTGGATAAATATTGTTTGAGGAGTAACAACCATTGCAAAATCTTGACCACAAACATATTCTAGTAACTGCTTCTGTAAAGAATCCACCTAGATCAGAAGAATTCATTATAGATTGGCTTAGACGATTGATAGCAGCAGTTGACATGAAAATAGTTTCTGGTCCATACGCTAAATATGTTACAACTGCTGGGAATGAAGGATTGACTGCTATAGTTTCAATTGAAACTTCGCATTCTTCAATTCATGTCTGGAGTGAAGAAGAAATTCCATTTATAAAATTTGATTTATACTCTTGTAAAACATTTGATCCTAGTGTTCCACTAAGTTTTATTAATGAATTTGAGCCACATTCGTTTGAATGGATATTACTTGATCGAAATAGTGGAATTAATGAAATTGCTCGGGGAAAAGGATAAATACTAATAACAAGGTGAGTATTTTGAAGATATCTACGAGAACTATTTTAGAAGAAATAATTTCCGGTTTACCTGAGCACAACAGAAATTTATTAGTTGAATCACGCGGCAATCATATTATTGTTGGTGCTTTGAATTTCCTCAACAGTGTTAAGGAATCATACGGCGAACAAATTGCTGAAGAAATAGAACGTAGATTATTATCGAGTATTAAAAACAAAGACCCACAAAAATTCACTAGGGCAACTAAAAAAATTCTTTAATCACATACTTTTTGAATAGAAAAGATAAATAATAGTATAGCGTAAGCTAAAAGGAGATTTAATAAAATGGCTGAAGTAACCCGCGTACACGGTGGTGTTGGTATAGAAGGCGTAATTAATGGTTTAGCTGGTGCACAAGTTGGAGCATCTGTAAAGTTTTTACTAGTAACAGTAAAAGAAGTTGGGACAGCCGCTCGCGATCTGCGTCCAGAAATGGCAGCAGGATTGGAGGGCGGTCTTGGACTAGCGGTAGAAGCAATTTTCCGCGTTTGCCCTCCAATCCTTGCATATTCTGTAGTTGATGATGCATCAGGTGTTATCAATCTAGTTGTTGACGGCCACGCTGTAACATATGATGCAGTTCAAGCTAATATTCGTGCGTTAGGCACAGTAGTTGGAGCTAATTCAATGGACGTTAGCGGAACAACTGTAGCAGAAGGCACAGTATTCGTAGTTGCGTAATATTTAAAGTATAAAAAGATAGGACTATCGATATGTAAGTAGATGGTCCTATTTTCATGAGTACCAACTCAGTAAATTATCTTTTGGATAAATACTTATATGGAAGCAATGAAATTACCTGTTTCTCCAACAGTTGGGCAAATATATTCTCATGATTTACGTACTTGGATATGGAATGGATTTGCTTGGGTTGCTAATATTTCTGGAGGAAACGGAGCAACTGGCGCAACTGGTACAATTGGATCTACTGGTCCTACTGGTACTGGTACAATTGGATCTACTGGAGCAACTGGTACTGGTACAATTGGATCTACTGGTCCTACTGGTACTGGTACAATTGGATCTACTGGCGCAACTGGCTTAACTGGTACAATTGGATCTACTGGAGCAACTGGAGGCGGAGCCGTTGGATTAGTAAATTATATATTTTTCTCTTAGGTTATAAATTATTATGTTAACACTTACAGCAACTAATACATTTAGTGGGGTAGCAGGGACCACAACAGCTATTACTTATAGCATTTTTGGAATGACATTAAAAGATGGAGTAGAAACCTTTGGTGTTCTTGCACAAGGTCAGCTTAACACGTCAGCAGCAGTATTATACACAGTTCCTGCTTCTACTTCTACTTTTATCAAAGAAGTTCATTTAGCTAATACAACAAGTAATAATGTTTCTGGTATAGTTCTTTATATAAATGGAACTGATTATATTAATCAAATTTCTGGAACTTTTAGTATTCCATCAAACGGTTCAGCAACATTAGATAGTAATGGCCGGCTTGTAGTTTGTGATTCAAATGGTAGCACATTACAGTCAATAGCTAGCCAAACAGCAACCAATTTAACTGGAACACCAATACTTCCTAATGGAACTATGGCTGTAACTCAATTAGCTGCTGATTCTTCGACAAAATTAGCTACCACAGCTTATACTGATGCAGCAGTTACAGCATATAGTGTATCGCATTCTACAATTTATCAAATAACAGTTGATTTTGGAATAAAACCTATTAAAAGTGGGAATTTTACTATTACTGGTTCTGGATGGACAAAAGGAAAACAAGTATTAGTTGTTATGGCACCAAATAGACAAGGAAGTTTATTATATGATTCTATAGAGTTTGATCAAATAATTGCTACTGGAATTGTAATAAATAGTACAACAATAGAAGTACATTGGGGGAGCAGAACTTGGGTCTGCAATCAGTACACATTTAATTATTGGTTAGGAAATTAAGGAAAATAAAATGGCACTTATTGAAAATGGTAATAATGCATCAGGAATTGTTAATGTTGATGCAAATTTTGATTTAATGACAACAACACCACAAGTTAACACACGTTATGGTGGTGCAACAGGAACACCAAATTTTGTAGGTGCTTCTAGACTATTTTGTGAAAATGATCCTGGATTATTAACAGGTATTTCTTTATTGTCTTCACCATATGTAACATATGAAAATAATCTTCAAATTGGATCTTCAACTCCTTTGTTTGATTATGAATTCAATGGTACTGCGCAAGACACATCGATGTGGTATTGTGCTTTTTCTACTATGACAATAACACAATCAGGTGGATTTCTTCTTTTAAATGCAAGTAACATTGGTACAACTGGTTCCGGTGCATATATAACGTCTAGACGATTTTTTAATTTAACAGCTAATGCTGGTTTAAAGTTTGGCACAGTTATTAATATTACTCAAGCAGCGGCAGCAAATGAAATTTGGGCTATTGGTTTAGGCACGCCAGCATCAACAACTGCATTGCCAACTGACGGAGTATGGATTCAGTATTCTAGTGCTGGACTTTTTGGAGTTATAAGTTCAAATGGTGTAATCACACAAACAGGTGCATTACCAGTTGTCAGTCCAATTTCTATTCCTATTAATGCCAATAAGTTATTGCAGATTCGAATTAATAATCGTGTAGTACATTTTCTGTATGATGGCAATTTTATAGGTTCTCTGCCAACACCAATTGGACTAGGAATGCCATTTATGACTGCTTCTTTGCCGGTATTTGCTCAATATGTAAATACTGGTACTGTTTCTGGCGGAACATTTATGCAATTAAAAATTGGAATGATCGCTGTTGATCAGTTTGACTCTCAACTTAGTAAACCATATTCACATATCCAAGCAGGAAAAGGTTTGATGGCATATCAAGGATTACAAGGCGGCACAATGGGATCAAGTGCTAAAATGCCAAATAATGCTGCACCTGACGCTGGTGCAGCATTAGCAAACGCATCTGCCGCATTTTTAGGTCTAGGTGGTCAATTTTCTTTTCAACCCACATTAACATCTGGTTCAGATGGTATTCTTTGTTCTTATGCTAATCCAGTTGGTAGTATTAATCAGACTCCACGTACATTATATATTACTGGAGTTAAAATTCAATCAGTAGTAACAATATTGTTTATTGGTGGTCCAGTTATTATGTTTTATTCGCTTGCATTTGGACACACAACAGTTTCTTTAGCACAAACAGAAACAACAACATTTGCTACTGCTTCAACAAAAGCCCCTAGACGTATTCCGTTAGGATTAGAATCATTTGTGATTACTTCTCCAATAGGTCAATTATCAGGTACACCTCCTGTTACAATGCAATTTACGTCTCCTGTTGTTATTAATCCTGGAGAATTTGTTGCAATTGCAGCAAAAAATATAGGAACAGTAACTTCAGCTGGTGTTATCACATCTTTAGTTACTTTTGATGGTTATTTTGAATAAATAGTTTGTATTTTGATAGGGTCAAGTTAAAATTGACCCTATCACATGGCCGGTAAATATTATTAGATGTTAGAACAAGATTTTACCTTATACACATTATTTGATATAACCAAAACAGGCATAATAAAAACTTGTAATGCTGACTTTCCTACTTTTGTAGATGAAGCAGATCAACTTATACGTAATAAAAGTGAATGGGATAAGAGTAGAAATCAACAACGAAATTGGGAAATAATAATCCAACTGTTAGGATTTAGAGCACAGCCAATTATAAAATCTCCTCCAATGAAAATACTAAATTGTGATATTTTTAAATCAAATTTTGGCTTACAAACTGTTTGGAAGTTAGACTTTAGTTCAGAGCAACCAGGTGTATATTCACTTGACTTATTTATTAATGAATTTGATAATATTCCTATGATTACTAACTTAAATGAAACAACAAATTTTAATAAATCAACATTAACAACACATGGAATAGAAAAAAATGTTTTATTTTTAAACTAATTTTGATAAATATTTACATGAGCACCATTACAGAATTAGAAAAAACAAACCTCGAAGCACACGTTGAAATTAGTGTTGAACGAGAAGAATTAATAAACATGCAATTGCATGATATTAAGATTCAAATGATTGAAACCAATGAAGAAATTAAGCGAATTAATGCGTTAATAACTGCTATAGTTAATCATAGACAGAATCAACTAATTACATGGGGAGCAGGTATTATTTCTGTTTTGATTAGTGCTGTAGCTTTTTTAACTTACACATTATTCAAAAAATGATAAAGAAGATAAATAATAATATAGGAATATAAAATATGAACTTATCTGATCTAGAGTCGAGTAATTTGTCAAATGATTTGGCTAAAATGTTGAAGAAGCAATTTGATATAACAATGCCAATAGATGACTTGTCTCCAAGCAAGGTTGTAAAATTACATGAAAGTATTCAGAATAAGTTAGATAAATTTAGGAATACAAGTAAACTTTACTCGTCTGAACAAGATAAAAATTACATGGCATTACTAGTTATTGAACAAACATTGCGTGCAAAGTTATCAGAAGGATTAATTACAGACATAGGAAAAGGAATTTCAACAGTGACTGGTGCAATTAAGTCACATGTTCCTGGAGCAAATGTTCAATCACCTGTTCAACATGGAAGTGCAGTAGGACATGTTAAAAATGCTGCTGGTAAATTTGGACAACAAGTAAGTAGCCTAGCTCAAGCAAGTAAGTATGGTTTCGATAAGGTTGGTGATAAATCATCTATAAAAGACTTTGAAAAAGATCAAGCAGCTAAAAAAGTTAACTTATCAAAAGAAGATAGAAAACGTATACAACAATCGATAATTAATAAAGAGAAATTATCACCAGAAGATGAACAAAAATATAAATTATACCAGAAAGAAATTAATATGAAAAAACTTGACCCATCAATTCTAGAAGCAAAATATCGTAGACTTACAGAAAGTAGCATGGCAGATGCAGAAGTAATTCTTGCTGCTAAAGATTTAGTAGATAGAATTCAAGACATGGTTGAAACACTTGGAAAGATGGTAAACTCAGAGTTACCAGCCATTGGAGAATCAATCAGAGACGTAATGACATCAGAACAATCAGAAGCATATGTTAGTTCTGCAACATCAATAATTAATTCCGCACTTGAAAATATTCGTAACACAAAAGATGAGCTTGATAAATCAACACAGGTTTTAGCAGGCGAAGAAGCGGCCCCAGATTTAGAAATGGATGCTAATATGGATATGGACATGGATGATATGGACATAGAAGAACCGATTTTACCAAAGGCGAAGAAGACTACAACACCGTCAATCAGACGAAAAAGATAATGTAGTTCGCGGTGTTATAGCACCCAACTACTCTATTACTGTAAAGGAGTAACAGCAATGATATTTATTGATAACGCATCAACAAAAAGATATTATGAAATAATTGAAATGGCAAAATTATTTCCGCATTATGGATATACCGAAAAACATCATATAATACCAAGATCATTTTATAAATCAAAAAATAAAACTGGTTGGTTAGATGGTAACCCAAATGACCCAAATGATCCAGATAATCTAGTTGTATTAACTGGCCGAGAACATTTTATATGCCATCAATTATTAACACAAATGTTATCTAAAGAACACCATGGTTATTATAAAATGTTACATGCATTCTTTGGTATGTGCAGAACAAGTTCTTCTCAAAAGAGTCGATATATCCCAACTCCAGATGAATATGAAATAGCTCGCGAATTAAATGTAAAAGCGCAAAAAGCAAAACTTGGACAAAAATATAAACCAATGTCAAATGAGGGAAAGCTAATATGTCAAAAGCACACATGGGTAAACGCAGATCTGCTGAGTCTGTATTGAAACAGCAAAAAACAAGACGCGAAAATAATTTTCGATTATCTGCTGAATCTATTGCTAAACGAACGGCAACCAGAAAATTAAATGATGGTTACAAATATTCTGCTGAAGCAAGAGCTAATATGTCAAAATCTCATATGGGTAAAAAGTTAACACCAGAATCAATAGCAAAAAGAGAAGCAACCAAAAAATTAAAACGAGAGATAAAAACTAATATATTAAAATCAAAATTGGATAAATAATATTATAGGAATATAAAATGTTTATTGTAGATAAAGACATAAGTAGAAAAATTATAATTTTCCTACAAATGTGGAGCCAAAAAGCTGGAAGATCGTCTGGCGGTGGCAAATCACAAATTAATAATACCGAGATGAGCACCAAGTTATTTCTTCAAACAATATTAAAGAATATAACTGGTCTAGAATTATCATATTTTCAATTTAGCAAGTACTATGATACTGTTCCTGAGATTAAGAATCTAATTGGTAAATTAAATCAATCAGTTATACAAGTTAATCTTCCTGGTGAAGAAGATCATCAAGAAGTTGAAATGCCAGAAGAACCTGGTATAGACCATGAAGAAGAAGATATTACTGCGGAACCAATGGAACCAGAAGAACCTCTTGCAACTCCAACTCCTCCAATGCCACCAACTGAGTTAGGTCCTGAAGGTCCAAACTATAAAAGTATTGTAGCTAATATGGCTAAACGTGCAAGACAACGAAATACTAAGTGACAAATTGCTTATAACCTGCTATACTATTACTAGTGTAAATGATAATAAACAATTTTAATTATTCTAAGTTAAGTAGATCCAACGTAGATGGAAAACGATTATATTTAACTCCATCCGGAAAAAATGTTCCGTCGGTTACTACAATTCTAGATGTTACTAAGCCAAAAGCAAATAAACTGGCATTACAAAATTGGCGTAAAAGACTTGGTCCTGCTAAATCAACAGAAGTAACAACTCATGCTGCAGGTATGGGAACACGTATGCATAAATATTTGGAAGAATATTTTGAAACTGATGTGTTACGAGTACCAGGTTCCCACCCATATAGTATTCAAAGTAATAAAATGGCAAGTGTTATTATTAATGAATATATTTATCCTCATATATCTAAATGCTTTGGAACTGAAGTTTCACTTTTTTATCCAGAAATTTATGCCGGAACAACTGATGCAGTTGCAAGTTGGGATAATGAATTAGCTATTATTGATTTTAAACAAACCAATAAGAAAAAGAAAGATGAATGGGTTGAAGATTATCGATTACAACTAAGTGCATATATTTTAGCCCACGATGAAGTTTATGGAACTAAGATTGGTAAAGGTGTTATTTTAATGTGTAGTCAAAATTTTGAACCACAACATTGGGTTATAGATGGATTAGAATTAGACAGATGTAAAGAAGCATGGGCTAGGCGCGTAGAAGAGTATTTTAATCTTGATTAGAGTAGAGATAAATAACATACAAGGATAATAACATGGCAGTTACACAGATTTCAAAAATTACTGTTCGTAGAGGTAAACGTGCAAACTTACCACAATTAAGTTATGGTGAAATTGGATGGGCTGTTGATACCCGACAATTATTTATTGGCAACGGTAGTTTAACTGATGGTGCCTCAGTGGAAGGCAACACTGAAATTTTAACTGAGCTAAGTGAATTAGTTGGAATACAAAATTCTGTAACGTCGGTTGTGTTAACTGATAATACTTTTGTTGCAACATCATTTTATACTTTTAGTATAAGTTATCATCCAGCTGGGATGATTAAATACAGTATCGATCGTAATGGAGTTTACCAAGCTGGTACTATCCAATATGCATTTGATGGAACAAGTACACTAAACATAACTCACACAGGAACTCCAAGTACAACCGCTGTAGGAGTTACAATTACTGTAGCTATTGTTGGAACTACTGCAACATTTTCATATATTTCAACAAACACAGGAAATGATGCAATAATTAAAATAAAGAGAGAAGATTATTTCTAATGAACTGGTATCAGGACGTTGAATTAAGAATTACAGAATGGCGAAAGTTTAGGAATGAATTACAAAGTACAGAAGATCTAATAGATGTTCAAAAACTTTGGTATTCTGCTCCGTATAAAAAAGTATCGCCACTTTTAGATGAAAATGACAATTGGCCAACACCGTGGACAATTTTTAATAATATGAGTTATTGCGATTTAGCTAAAGCACTAGGGATGTTTTATACAATCGCATTAGCACCAAAATTATCAAAATTGCCATTACAACTAAATCTAATGCATACATTCGAGGGAGAACGTATATGTGTGGTATCGGTTGACAACGGTAAGTTTGTGTTAAATTTCAACAAAGAAAAAATTATAAATACATCGATGATTAGTGATGAGTATCAACTCACTACTAAATATGTCAAAACAGATTTTAAATTACTAAAATAATGGAGAGTATTAATGAATACGTATTTGGAGAATTTTGTCTCTGAAAGTTTACCTTCTGAGTTTGTATATGACTAATAACATTTATTATGTTTATCAATACTTAAGGACAGACAAAACGCCATATTATATTGGCAAAGGTAAAGATTATAGAGCATTTCAACCACACAATGTAGCAGTTCCAATAGATATTAATAATATTCAATTTATAGTAGAAAATGTAAATGAAGAATATGCATTTTCATTGGAAAAATATTTGATTACATTGTATGGAAGAAAAGATAATGGAACCGGTATTTTACGAAATTTAACGAATGGGGAAGAAGGTAATTCAGGGTGTGTACATTCTGAAGAGTTTAAAAAGCAGAGATCAGAATATACAACAGGTAAAAATAATCCTATGTATGGGGTACATCGATTTGGAGAAAGTGCTCCAAATTTTGGAAAAAAACATACAAACGAAACCAAGAAAAAAATATCTGAATCTAGAAAAGGACAACCTGGACCAAGACTTGGAGCTATTTTATCTGAAGAAACTAAGAAAAAGTTATCACTGGCTCGCAAAGGGAAGCCATTAACTGAAGATACAAAAAAGAAAATATCAATGAAATTATCAGGTGAAAATAATCCTATGTATGGGGTTCATTTAAGTGGAGATAAAAATCATTTTTTTGGTAAAAAACATACAGACGAAACTAAGAAAAAAATATCAGAATCTAAGAAAAGGAATAAAAAATGAATTTAGAAAAATATAAATCTGACATTTTATCATATGAATTTTTAAAACAATATGAAAATAAAACTCCACCATTTGGATTTAGTGGTTTAGGATATATTGTTTATAAACGAACATATGCAAGAAAAATAGAAGGTACAGATAGAACTGAAGAGTGGGCAGAAACTATAGCAAGATGTATAAATGCAGCACAATATCAAATCGATTCAAAATATACAATAGAAGAAGCACAAAGACTATTTGATCTGATTTTTAATCTAAAATGTAGTTTCGCAGGAAGGATGTTATGGCAACTCGGTACATCAACTGTTGATAGATTTGGAGCTAACTCTTTGTTGAACTGTTGGTTTACTACTATAAAAAAGACTGAAGATTTTTGCTTTTTATTTAACCAATTAATGTTAGGAGGTGGTGTTGGACTTTCAGTTAAGAAAGAAGATATCCACGAGTTACCTAAGATTAAAAAGAATGTAACTGTAACTCATAAGTTAACAAAAGATGCAGATTTTATTGTACCTGATTCAAGAGAAGGATGGGTCACTTTACTCAGAACTGTATTATCATCGTATTTTGATAATGGCAAGTCGTTTTCGTATTCAACAATTTTAGTTCGTGGATCAGGTGAAGCAATTTCAGGATTTGGTGGTACTGCTTCTGGTCCTAGAATTTTAATTGATGGGCTTATTAAAATTTGTTCTGTTATTTCTAATAGAGAAGGTAAAAAATTACGATCTATAGATGTCTTAGATATATGTAATATTATTGGTTCAATAGTAGTTGCAGGAAATGTCAGGAGATCCGCGGAACTTGCTATTGGTGATCCAGATGATTTTCTTTTCTTACGTGCAAAACGATGGGATTTAGGTACTATTCCAAATTGGCGTGCGATGTCTAATAACACAATTGAAGCTGATTCATATGATCAAATTTCTGAAGCAGTATGGGATGGATTTAAAGGTAATGGAGAACCATATGGGCTATTTAATTCACCATTATCTCAAAAATATGGAAGACTTGGAGAAGAAAGAAAAGATAATTGTGAGGGACTGAATCCGTGCGCTGAAATCACCTTATCAGACAAAGAATGTTGTAATTTAGGTGAATTATATCTTAATAATATTGAAACAAAAGAAGAACTAATAGAATGCTCAACTCTATTATACAAGACTCAAAAAGCTGTATGTGCTATGAATTTCCTACACGAAGAAACAAATGAAATAGTTCATAAGAACATGAGAATAGGTGTAGGAGTTACAGGTATTTGTCAGTCGCTTGAAAAAATTGAATGGTTAGACGCGGCTTATTTGAACTTAAGGAAATTTGATAAACAGTGGTCCAAACAAAATAAATGGCCTGAATCAATCAAACTAACTACCACAAAACCAAGTGGAACCTTGAGTTTATTGGCAGGATCAACACCTGGAGTTCATCCAGGTTTCTCTCGTTTTTTTATCAGACGAGTGCGTATGTCATCTGATGATAAATTAATTCAATTTTGTAAAAATTTAGGATATCCTATTGAATATGCTAAGAATTTTGATGGAACTGAAAATTATGATACTTGTATTGTATCTTTTCCATGTAATTTTAGTGAAGGAACACTTCTAACAAAAGATATGAAAGCTACTGATCAGCTTAAACTAGTAAAGAAAATTCAAACTGTTTGGGCTGATAATTCAATTTCAGTAACAGTGTATTATAAGAAAGAAGAATTACCTGAAATAAAAGAATGGCTTAAGGAAAATTATGAAACCTCAGTTAAATCAATTTCGTTTATGTTACATACTGGACATGGTTTTTTACAAGCACCATATGAAGAGATTGATGAAATGAAATATAAATTATTAATTAGTAAATTAAAAACGTCAAAGTCAGAAGTAATTGAATTTTCAGATAAAGCTTTAGAAGGGCTTGAATGCGCTGCTGGAATTTGCCCTGTGAAATGATTTATTGATTACAAAATAATTGATCCTAAGATTTGTCCGATAAAATAATTAAAAGAGGAAATATGAATTATACACCAAATGTTAGTGTAGTTTCGTTTAAGGTGATTGGCGGAGAAGAAATTGTTGCCAAATTTATTACAGAAGATGATGTTTCATTCACTATCTTTAAGCCACTTAGTATGGTAGCAAGTGAAAGAGGGTTAGCAATGACTCAAACTATGTTTAGCTCGAAGTTAGACAACGAGTTGAAGCTAAATAAGAATGCAGTTATTATGCACTCTCAATCACGAGATGAGATCGTTAATGGTTGGTACGAAGCAACTTCGGGAATTAAAACACCGAAGTCACAAATTTTAATGGGGTAACAAAAATATGCCGGGGTGGCCAAGACTTGGAGATAAAGACAGTGCGGGAGCACCAATTATAGCTGGTGTTGCTACCACTGTTTTTATAAATGGAAGACCAGCAGCTTTATTAGGAAGCAAATGTTCTCCTCACCCCGTCAATCATCCTATGTCATCATTGATAGGATGTTCTAAAACAATAATATGTCAAGGTAAACCAGCTGGAATTCAATTCGGCGTCCAAAGTTGTGGGCATATTCAAATCCAAGCAAGTACGGATGTAATTATATCATGAATACCGACACTAATCTCTTACTTTGTTTAGAAAAAATTAAAAAATCAAATGATAATGTTGAACTCAAACATCTAACTGAAGAGCTTACTGATATATTATTTAAGAAGCAGATACTTAATCAAACTCCTGATAAATAATATTGAATGTATAACAACTTTTTTAGCGGCCTACAAATCAAAGCACTTACAGGAACCTTATTTGATGAAGGGATGGCCGCACCAGAAATTTCTACGTTAAGAACTAGATATGAATCATTAGCCGCAGTATCTAATTGGAGAGATGTATTCGGATCTTTAGCTACTGTTCCACAATATGATACATTGCAAACATTCAATGGTTTAGTTAATGCACAATGGACAAGTGGTAGTAATTGGGCATCTGGAATTACTGTTAGATATCTCCGAAATGTTTATGCAACAACTGGAACATTAACTCAGCCATTAACTCCATATGCCAATTTTAATGAAGAATTTACAGCAGGTTGGTGGTCGCCACTTCCAGTAGATCCATACAGAATATTTTCAGTTGATCCTGGTCAATTATGGTATACAAAACAACTATTAGCTGTTAATAGTGGCGCATATACAGAACCTAAAGATTATAAATTCTCTGATGATTTAACAACAATCACTTTTAGTAATCCTCCACTCATTGCTGATACTATTAATATTCAATTAAGACTACGTGATGTATTTTACACTGCTGGTGATGAATTTCCATATATGTTTGGATGTATTCCAACTGTTTTTACAGATAATTTAGGAAAAGGTAATTTGATTGATATCACTTACCCAAGAACTGTATCTTTGTTTCCGCAAACAGTGGTTAGCTTTGATGGTAGCGACAATGCAATTGTAGTACCAACTCCATTTAATTGTTTAAATATTCCACACGGTTTAGAAACAGGAAAATCAGTTAAATATACTGTTAGTGCAGGAAATGTAGCTATTGGCGGAATGAGTGCTGGAACTTTATACTTTGCGGTTGCAATAGATAGTTCAACTTTACAACTTTCACTTACTAGAGAAGATGCATTACTTGATAATCCGAAAGTTATTGAAATTACTGGAACAGGTATTGGAAATAGTCATCAAATATCTTTGAGTACGTATGGAATCAGAAAGTTTAGTTCTTTGTTGTCACAAGCAGTTGGATATGCAACAGCTAATAATTTAATAATGCCAAGTGCTGCCACCGCAACATTTAGTCAATTTGGTGATGCTAATTACTTAGTAACTGGTGGCCTTAGTGCAATGGGCGGAGTTAATCAAGCTGAATTTAATGCAGTTGGTCAAGCATTTTCTCAGACTGGCTCATTAGTAGATATGGGCGCTCCAAATGCAGCATTTAGTAATAATCAAGTATTAAGTTTATTACAAAGTAAAAATGCAGAATATGTTGGAAATTCGCACTTAAAATTATTTGATCAAGTATTAAGCGACACACAAGGAACAAATATTATTTTAAATACTAATACATTAGATGCATTAAGGTCTCCTATTCCAAATGTATTTGCAGTTACTGATAGTATGATCGGTGTAACAACATTAACAAATAGTTCTCTTAATAAATTATTACCTAATTCGGGCGATAAATCTCTTAAAGATATTAATAACAATATTAATAATTTACTTACTCCCGAAGTAAACTTCCAAACACTTGGAGATCAGCTAGTTCCTTTTGATGGAGGAAAGGTATAATGACTAATTTAAATGATGTAACTCCAGGGTTAACTAATAGCACACAAATTCTAAATAAAGCAGCACCTCAGTTATTAAATAAAGGAGGTTCGCTCCTAAATACATTTGGTTCAAGTGCATTGCCTAATATACCGTCTGTAGTGAATGGTAAAGGTATATCGGGAATGATACCAACATCATTTGGTAAAATTTTACCAACAAATGTAGGAAGTTTAGCTAATGTAGACAAGACTATTGGACAACTTGGAGACAAATCATTAAGTTCATCAGATGTAAGTAGTTTAAAAAGACAATTTAACTTAACTGGACCAGTAGGAGATAATGTCTCTAAATTTAGTGACTTATCTAATCCTACTAAAATATTTTCTAGTCCAGTTGCTGGAGTTAGTTCTTCTCCAGCTACAATACTTAATTCAAATTTATCATCATTTGCAAGTAAGACAAGTCCAACACCAGGTATAGCTGCATTGCCAATGGATTTATCGTTGCCAAGTTTATTATCAAATGGATTAAGTGGGATAAAAAGTGGAGGTTGTTTGGGATGTATGTCTGGAGGATTATCTGGAGGATTAGGAGCACTTGGTGGACTTGGAGGTCTAAGCTCTATTGCTGGAGTTAGTACAATTCCATCGTTACCAGGAATGCCAGCACCTCTTGCTGGACCACTCGAGAGTGTTTCTAAATTCACACCGCCTGGTTTATCTAGTTTACCTAGCCCGCCGTCTTTATCAGGAGTACCAGGATTGCCATCTACAGGAATTTCATCTAGTTTAACATCTCTACCAGGTGCTCCATCTCTACTTAGAGTACCAAGTATTCCAGGCGTTCCGTCAAGTTTAGCAACTATACCTGGTACACAAAATTTAACTAATAGTTTATCTAAACAATTACCTGGATCAACCACAAATGTAATATCTACAATTGGAGCATCACCAAATAAAGCAATTCCATCAGCAACTTCATTGTTACCAAAAAGTGTATCTACTTTGTTGCCTAAAGGAACATCTACCTTAACTCCTTCGGTTAATTCATTGCTGGGTTCTTTCGGTAATATTTCAAAACCTGTAATAAGTACAGTAAATACCGTTTTACCAAAATTTACAAAAGGAATTAAATAAATGGCCGAATTTTTAAGTGAAGTTGGATTAGCGATGACTAAGATTAAAACTTTAGAAGGACTATCTAAAGTTTTAACATTATCTGAACCTGTAACTTCAACTGAGTTCAATCAGCTAACAGATCGTTACGGAAAAGGCCAAGGAGATAATGCTAAACTAACCGCAGGAGATTGTTTAGGTAACACCAATTACGTAACAGTTCTGAATGATGTTATATCACTTATAATGGTCTTTCAAGGTGGAGCTACTATGAATGCAGTTCAATTAAAAGTACTATCACTTAAAACTGCTATACTTGCAAATTCTTATGCGCCTTTTGGATCGTGGCACGAATTGATTATAGATTACAAAAATACAATTGACGCATTAGCTAAAACACTAAATGAAGAAACAATAGCACGTAAAAAAGATGGGCTGTGTCACCAATATAATTTATTAGCTGAATCACATAATACAAGTGCAAAGATTTATATTGATGCGCCTTTTTATCCAACAGCAATTAGTGATAAAAATCAAGCTTGTCCTGCTTTTTGTAAAGATTTACATTCAATTGGTGCCAACTCAGATAATTTTAATTCAGATATCATAATAGAGGAATGTGGGCAGCTTGAATTAACAACAGGTCAAGCTATTATAGCTGCTGAAAGAGAAGGAAAAAATATAAACATATTAAATGATATTGGTATTGTTACTGATTCATTTGCAAGTAACGGCAATGGCATTCAACCTAAAGAATCAGCACCAAAATTACCATCTGGTGGACGATGGTCACCACCAGTTGATAAATATTCTTCTTTGCCAACTGGATCATCTAGTTTCTAACATATTATGATACCTAATAACAGAAAAGAGTTTAATAAATCCTGGTTAGTAGAAATGCCTGAAGGCATTGGCAATATTGAAATATTTGATATGATCCACTATAATATTAAAGATCAGATTCGTAATGGTGCTAAAGTGAATAATGTTACAAATCAACTTAGAAAAATTGTAGGATCACAAACAGCTTATTATTGGTTTGAAAATAATGGAGAAATTATTCTTGGCGCTGAGTTCTCAATTAATTCACAAAACTATACAGTAAATGCAGTAGCTAAGTCACCAAACTGGCGTAAAAAAACACCATATGCTACCGATTTATATAAAGCAGTATTAGATGATACAAACAAAAGTATTCGTATATTCAGAGATTATCAAATGAGTAATTCTGGATTAGATATGTGGAAAAAATTATTAGATAGTGGTTGTCATATTAGTGTATATGATAGTAAAAATCCTGGAGTATCTTTTAAAGAAATACACGATACAATAGAACTTGAAAATTACTTTAAAGACGATGATACTAATTTTCGTCGTTACCAATATGTATTAAGTGAAGGACAGGTTCATTTAGATGTAATTGGATTCTTTAATACCAGACGAATGAGAGAATTAAGTGGTATAAGTTTAATCTAACGTTCGTATTTAAGTCCCAATTTGGATTTAATATGCATATTTTAAACCTTTGAGTATCAAATAAGTTAACTGTTCAGGATCAACATAAGTAGATCTAGAAATTTTAGTAAATGAATTTATTTCAACGCCTTCAAAATTTACACCACATAGATATGTTCCATATAAAATTGCTCCATTTAATGAAGCGCCAGATAGATTAACATTACCTAAATCAGCGAGACTTAAATCAACACCTGTTAAATTAGCACCACTTAAATTAGAATTCGATAAATTTGCATTTCTTAGAGAAGAATAGCTTAAATTGCATCCACGTAAATCTAAATCATTTAATTTATACACCAAGATAAATCTGAGTTACAAAGAGTTTCATCGTTGATTGTATATAATAATACTCCTCTAATAGATGTAATAAACATTATTGTCTTGTTAAAAGTTCAGTGAATCTAATTAATTTGAAATCATCATCAAACAATGTTCCATCACACTGTAAACCATTATGCGTTCCGCTCCCATTTCCAAGATTAATTCCAGTATTTTTAAACATATTAAAACAACTAATACGGTGTTCACCTGAGTGTGTTAATTTTAGTCGGATGTACCAACCCGGATAATTTCGAGGAACATCTTTTTTATATCCACCCCAATTAGTTTCTTTACCAATTGGTGCACTATGAGAATTAGAAACTTCGTCGGACCAAGTAAAGCTATAGAAATCAACTGAAATCGCACTCGGAAATTTTGAAGTGTCAATTTCTTTGTCTTTTTTAAAAGATTCATGATACCAGCCATTTGCTAAAAAATAATTCCAATGTTCAATTATAAATTCAACTAATTCAACTCTTGATGCAACAGTATTTCGCATTTTCTCGAAAACTGGTTTAACTACCATTGGGATTTCATCACATGTTAAAATCATAATTAGTCTTTTTCTCTTTTTGATTTACGTCCTATGTGGTAATATCCGCACCAAGGGCAAGTGTAAATATTATAAGTTCGTCCAGGACGAATACACTCTAACGAATACGCTTGTTTTGTAGCAACCAATTGACTCACATATTTCAATTTGGTCAGACATTGATAAAATTCAGTAAGCCGATTTTTGTACAAATCAACATCTTTTCTATCAACTGGCATAATTTTACCTACTGCTCGTATTTTTCAAGCCACCGGATACCATAAGTTTCTGCATCATTCTTTTCAATCCAATCTTCAAGTGCAGCTTCATCTTCGAACTTCTTTGTCCATCTAAGACAATTCATGCCCTTAATGCCGTATGCTTCAATAGTATTTTTGCGTTTCATTTCGAGTCCATCCAATTTCCAAATTTTTCTAGAATTTTTTCGAACCCACCAGTAATCAATACCACTCCAGCACAGAATGCCAAAAAATACACAAGCGAAAGAAAGTCAGCTAACATTTTAAATCTCCTTTTCTAGTACTCTTTAAGTATAGCAAACATAAAAATCATTGTCAACGCCTATTCTAAGTCGTTTGTTTTCAGTGCTTAATTCAACACAAAACGTCGTATAACGCAGTTTTTAACTGGAGTTGGGGCTCTTATACCAGATATGCCCTAAGAATTGCTTAAATGACGTTTTATTTTGGTTGACTTCTTCTCAACCAAACTGCTATACTTAAATTATGCTTATTGAAGTTAAAACTGGTGTGTATGCATCTTTTGAATATGAAAACCAAGTTATTTTTTATCTTGGCAATCCCGCAGGCCCAGAATATGAACGTGGGTATGATGGGTTTGATAAAATTATTGGTACATGGAATCCAGTGAATAAGACGGTGACTGTATACTTCAAAGTTGGCAGTATCGACTCAGAAACAATTGAAAATATCCCGACTTTTTTGGATGCAGTCCCGTTTATGATTTGACATTTGATTATCAAAACTGCTATACTTAAAGAGTACTAGAAAAGGAGATTTAAAATGGGCGATTGGCGTTATAGGCAATGGTTGGTTTCTTATACTATTCCAGGACAATGTTTACAAAAGATGGTTGTGACAGCTGATGGCGTTAATACTGCAAGAGAGCTTGTCAAGGCAATGTTTGGTGGTAAGGTTATCATTGGATATATTGAGGAAGTTAGGAATTGACATTTTGAATTCAAACTGCTATACTTAAAGAGTAGAGAAATAAACAGGAGATTTAAAATGTTTTTAGTTGGTGACAAAATGAATTACCGTTTTATTGGCTGGTGTCATGATCCAAAAGAAAATCACGATAAAGTATGGGCGGTGATTATTATCAACAATAAGTATGGCGATTGTAAAGTTGCAACCATTTGGGGACGACGTGGCAAAACATTACAATCAAAAATTATTGAAACTACGTCTTGGGATCTTGATACTTTAGTTAGATCAAAACAAAAGAAAGGCTACGAAAGTTATTCTAAAAGTCAACTAGATAATGTGTATCCAAATTTCGAACAGGATTTGGAAATGACAACTAGTTGGGCAATGTTGAAATCATAATATGAAATACAAAATAGTAGTTTCATGTTATCGATATGTATTAGAACAGATGGTAAATGACCATATTAAAGAAGGTTGGATTCCAACTGGCGGAGTCTATATTGAAGAATGCTCTACATCAGGTAGATATGGTCAAGCAATGATAAATATGCTGCATAATCAAAATGAAAATTTGTAATATATTAATTAGACATTCTAAAAAACGATCAAACTTTTGGGCAATAGTTGATTGCTCGGGTAACGATTATGGTTATAAAAGATATGTTTATGTTTGGGGGAGAGTTGGTCACGCCAGTAGACATTTAGTGAAATTGAGTGACCTACTTTATAATAGAAAACTTCGTAGGGCCAAATATAATCATAATTATGATGATTTAAGTCCTAGCAATTCAACTTATAATACAATAGTTGATGATATCGGAAAGTATATAACTATTAAAACATTAGAAGGAAAAATTAAATCTAAATGATGAAACCATGGGAAGTAATTGAACAGTTGGACGCTACGCCATCGCGTACAAATAAAGAAGCAATTTTATTGAGTGAAGCCAAAGCTAACAATGATGAATTATTTGCTGGATTTATGCTGGCATACAATTCTTTTTTAACATTTGGATTAAAGCAAATTCCAGAAGCTACAGTTGATGGTCCGGGTATTGATTGGTTTGATTTTTTGAATCTAACTGACCAACTTATTGATCGAAAATTAACTGGAAATGCTGCAAGAGATGCAGTAGAAGTATTGATGAAGAAGTCAACTGTCAGGGCTTGGAACAAGTGGTTTCGTCCAATTCTAATCCGTGATATGCGTTGCAGTACATCAGATTCTACAGTTAATAAGGTTGCTAAGAAATCCAATAAGCCCGAATATGCTATTCCACTATTTGAAGTTCAATTAGCATTTGATGGCGCAAATCACGCAGAAAAGATTGTTGGAAAGAAGATTATTCAATCTAAGCTTGATGGTGTTCGTCTTATCACTATTGTGTATCCAACTGGTGTTGTTGAACAGTTTACCAGGAACGGAAAAGTGATGGATAATTTTCCACATATCAGAGATCAATTTGCTTCAGTAGCAGATAAAATTGAGGAACCTTGGGTATTTGATGGTGAAATTATGTCTTCATCATTCCAAGATTTGATGAAGCAAACCCAACGTAAATCAAATATTCAAACAAAAGATTCAATTTTGAATTTGTTTGATTGTTTAAGTTTGGTAGATTTTAAGAAAGGCATTTGCACAGATTCGCAAGTAGCAAGAGCAGCATGTTTGGATTATTGGTACAATGAATGTAAAGATAAACTGCCAAATGTTAATGTATTGGGATATGAGATTGTCGACCTTAATACTGACATTGGTCAAAAGCGATTTAACGAAATTAATAATTTGGCTATTGCTGCTGGGTTTGAAGGAATTCTAATTAAGGATCCCAATGCACCATATGAATGCAAACGATCTGTTGCTTGGCTTAAACGAAAGCCGTTTATTACAGTAGATTTGACTGTAGTTGGTATTGAGGAAGGTACTGGTAAGTACGAAAAGATGATGGGTGCATTAGTTTGTGAAGGTACCGATCAAAGACGTCTAATCCAAGTAAATGTTGGTAGCGGTTTTACTGACGAAGAACGAGATATTATTTGGAATAATCAAAGTAATGTGTTAAATCAAATTGTAGAAATAAAAGCAGACGTAATAACAAAAAATCAAAATGGAACTTATAGTTTGCGCTTTCCACGATTTGAACGTTGGCGCGGTTTTGAGCCAGGAGAAAAGATGTGAGCGTTAAAGATGGTCCATGGGATGCAAAGTTTACAGCGTCCTTGCTATTAAGTAATTTTGCTGAACAATTTACTCCAGAAATTAAACATTATACAATCGAACAAGGTAATTTGATACATTTCTATGCAGATAAAATTGCAAAAGAATTGTGCGAAACACCTGGTAAGTATAAGTATACAGAAAGAAAATAGTATGTTTGAACAATTAATACAGGAAGGATATTATATCATGGAAGTACCAAAGTTAGCACAAGAAGTTTTTAATGTATTTGGAGTAGGAGAAAATTCCAATGGTCCATTGGAAGCTGTCCGACTAGAGATTATTGGCCGTAACTGGCTTAATTTTTGGGCATTGTCTCAAGAAGAGTACGAATTCATTAAGTTTCATAATAATTATGTAAATCAGTTCTAAAAAGATATTTGCGATCCTCAGTGTGATTTCAAACTATTGATAAATAATAGTAAAGAGGATCGCGAATGTCTTATATACTCAATAAAACAGATGGTGAAGTTTTAATAACTTTAGCGGATGGTACGATAGATACTTCTACATCATTATCATTGATTGGTAGAAATGTTTCATCTTATGGCGAACGACAAAATGAAAATTTCATAAAATTACTAGAAAATTTTGCTAATTCGGCAGTGCCGCCAGGAGCAGATTATCTATCTGGACAAGTATGGTACGATACTACACTTGGAATAAAGCAATTAAAAGTTTATAACGGATCCAAGTGGCTAGGCATTGGATCAATCACAAAAGCTGCACCAGAACCTACCTTACCTATTCGCCCATTGGATCCAAATTCTGCATATTATGATAATGGTGATATGTGGTATAATACAACTACTAGACAATTATATATAAATGATAATTTTATATGGAAATTGATCGGACCATTAGCTCCAGTAGGAATAAATGGCGTTGAAATTATTGCTGAAGTAATAACTGATATCTTTGCTGTTGATCACGTTGTGTTAAGCTTTTATATTAATACCAGTAGATTAGCAATGTTTAGTCCAGATGAAGTATTTACTCCAGCAGCACCAGGACAATCTGGTTATGCAACTATTAGTAGTGGATTAAATTTTAATACTAATTTTGGTAATATAACCATAAGTGGATTAGCAAGTCTTGGTGTTCTAGGTACAGTAACAGCAGGCAATTTATCTACAAGTGGAACATTACTTGTTACAGGTAACGCAACAGTTGGTAATATTTCTTCTGGCGCTGGTTCATTTAGTGGTGCAATAACTGGCTCAACTACAATTAATATTACTGGAAATGCAACTGTTGGAAATTTAACATCTAATGCTAAAATAACTTCTTCAACCCTAATTGTTACAGGAAATGCAACTGTTGGTAATATTTCAACTGGAATTGGTCTCTTTTCTGGAGCAATAACTGGGTCAACAACAATTAATATTAGTGGAGTTGCAACTGTTGGAAGTTTAGTTTCAGGTGCAGCAGCATTTGGTGGTGCAATAACTGGCGCAACAACACTTGGAATTACAGGAAACGCAACTGTTGGAAATTTAACTGCTTCATCAATAGTTGGATCAATAATAACAGCAACCCAACCACAAATAACAACAGTTGGAACGTTAAATGGATTAAATGTAACGGGCGGAATAGTTGCAAGTCAATCAATTAGATCAACAACATTAGTAACAAATACAGCAGGTGGCACAGTATCATTAAGTGCAACCACAACAAATCATCAATTAAATATTACTGGTGCTGTTTCTTTATTGACAATCACAGATTTAACTAATCCTGGTCAAACTATGAGAATTATGTTAATTGGTACAGAGAATGGTGTAACATTTGATTCTTCAAATAATATATATTGGCCAAATAATGCAGTTCCAAATTTTACTAACGGAAGTAGAGGAATAACAATTGTGACATTAACTAAACCATCGTCTTCAGGATATCCTATAACTGGTGCACGTACTTCTAATGATATTCTTCTAGCAACTTATGTGAGCTATTAATTATGCCAAATCAAGGTGATACTATTGAAATTCAATGTTGCAGTGGAGATTCACTGATATTAATATATGCTTATGGTCCTTTTAACGATTTTTTACAAGAGGGATCATACTCTGGAGTTACCGCTCCATACAGGAGTGGATATTACGGGTATGGTTGGATTATAGCTAGCGGGTCTTGTCCTGAAGGTGACACTGGAGAAAATTGTAATGCTGGTCCAACTGCACCAACAATAAGTATTTTTCCTAGTCAATTATATTTTGACGCATATCGAACAGGTATAATCCATGTTATACAATCTCCAACAAATTATGATTGGACTGGTACAGTTTCAGGCGGTGCTCCTTGGCTACATATTGCACAAAAATATCATGATCCAAATCCAAATAATGTCAATGCAGATTATGTATATTTAAGTGTAGATATTAATACAACGCAATCTATTAGAACTGCAACAATTTCTGTTGGAGATAATATATGTACAATTACACAAGCTGCCGCTCCTCCTCCACCAGCCCTTTCAGTAACATTAAATATAAATTCAGATCTAGCTGGTGCTGAAGTTTCGTTGTCTGGTGATGTTTTAGTAACTCCAGACACAGGTTTAGCTAGTTGGGATGTACAAGTTGTTTGCGATAATACTAGTTGGGTATCTTATACTATTGTAGGAAATACATTTACTTGGCACGTACAACCTAATACAGATACTTCTTCTAGAAACGTATCATTTTATATCGGAAATAATGCTCAATATGCAAATGGAGGAACTAAAACATTTGTCTTAGAACAAGCAGGTTTGATAACTGACCCTAATATCGGTGATACTTTAACAATACCATGTTGCGATCTTGTTAACGATTTAATTGTAACTTGGGCTTATGATACAACTCCTAAATTAAAAATTGGAGATAATCCAGTAATACATCATAATCCAATTTATAGTTACAACGGTTTATCTACAGGTTGGTCAATTACTACGCCTTGTCCTGTTATAGGTGATATTGGTAATTGCGATCAAAACAATCCAAATTACAATACTGTAACCGCATTAAATGCGACAAGTTTGTCATTTGAAGCAGCAGGAAGAAACAATTTTCCAATACTTGTTAGCACATTTCCTCAGACTTACTCAGACTGGAAAATAGTTTATACTGAAACTTGGCTAAGATTTAGTAATAAAGAAGTTGTAGTAAATGGATATCAAATATTTCTTACTGTTGATGCTAATACTACATACTATCCTAGATCAGCTATGGTTCAAATTGGTGAACAAACATTAACAATATCTCAAGTTGGACAAATTAAACCTCCTACACCTAATGTAACTGTGAGTCCTCAAATAGGTAATATTCCAGCATATGGTGGAACCATAAGTTTAAGTATTACTCCAACTGTAGTTGGTCATTCGTGGTATATAGACGTAATAGATAAAGATTGGTTCTCTGTAAGTCCAAAGAATGGCCTTGGAAATACAACTGAAACAGTTACTATAACTGTTCTCCCAAGTGATGGAAATCCAAGAAGAGGAGAAATATTAATCAACACTCCCTTTGTTGATGAATATGGTAGAAACGTTTACAACCAAGTTGATTTCAAAGTATATCAGGAAGAAGGCGCTGCATCTCCAACTACAATGCCTCACAATGATGGTGATATATTAACTATTCCTTGTTGTCAAGCTGGTTACAATATGACTTTTGTATGGAGACAAGGTCCTTGGCAAATGTTACCAGGCGGGCAACTTATAAATACAAATGGTTATTTACAAATAAATGATCCTGTATATCAAGTAACAGATGCATTGTTAGCAGGTTCATATCCTACAGTGGGACCATTTGATGGTCCTTGGTTAACAAACAACAGCCCTGGTGCAATAAATTTTCATCAAACTACTCAAACAGTTCCTAGTACTTCTTCAACAGTTGGTGAACGTGTGCAAGTATGGCAAATGGTAAGTGGCGTCCTTACATTAGTTACAACTACATTAGCTGTCCCTCCAGTAGCACCTGAAGGTGGATCAGATCCTATGGGATCTTGTTGGGGATGGTTTTTACAAAATGAATGCCCAGTTGGTTCTGATAAAGGATTAGACTGTGGTGGAATCCCAACCACAGATTTCAATTTTATGCCAGTTACATTTATCAATGATAGAACTGGCCCACCAACTTATGCTGAATCTGGAGGAGTATTATACACTTTAGTTGGAACAAAAACTCTTGTAAAATCGTTAACAGCATATGTATTAAATGGTAATTCACAACTAGTACCTAGACCAGCTACACAAATTGATTTGGGTAGCTCGGCACCAACATTTTTCTCACATGTACTTGTTAAACCAAAATTTGTTACTAAACAAAACGTGTTATATATTGAATGGACAATAATTAATAAAACATATATTCCATACATAGAATGGTATAATATGCCAGCACCAATAACTGTTCATATTCCTTATAATACTGATACTCTTATTGATTTATCGAGCCAAGTACTTGATACAGGTAATCCAGATTCGTCAAGCGATACATATTTTTCAGTATATAATGGCGGAACATTTTTACAACATGGACATTTTATATCTTGGAATGGATTAGGTGGGGTATATAGACCAGACAATGGTTATACAGGATTAGATAATTTCTGGTATTATTGGAAAGTAAATGCTGACAAGGTTGGGGCCGTAAATATTATCATTGATCCCCCAACAGTGACAGATTTACAAGCAGCTACTTATACAGCAACTATTCCTTATCCAGATCTTTCTGTTTCAATTGATTTATTAACTTTAGTTAGTGCGTCAGTTCAAGGACAGCGAGTATCGAATCGAACTGGTAGTTTTAGTATAGCTGATATTAATAATATTTCATCAGCAACAGCAACTTTAGTTGGTTCGGTTTTAACATATACTCTTACAGGTCCAAGAAATAGTTATACAACAGCGTTGAGTGATGTTGTTAGATATACTTTCGTAGATACTAGTAATGCATTAACTCCCGCGTCTAATAATATAACTATTTTAGTTGCACCATATATTCCACCACCACCAACTCCAACTATTAATTCTTTTACAGCAACACCACAGAATGTTTGTACTGGTGCAACCACTACTTTATCTTGGTCAACTGTTGATGCTACTCAATGTAGTATAGATGGTCTAGCGGCGATTGCAACTCAAGGTTCTATTTCAACAGTTGGTCCAATTTCAGTTCCAACAACTTATACATTACATGCTTATAATCAATATGGATCTACTACAGCAACAGTTGTAGTAACACCAAATATATCAAACCCGGTTGCCACAGACTTAACAGTTACAACAAATTTTTGGGATGGTATATCTTCTCCTAGACCAATAGCACATATTTTTCCAATCTATACTGGAAGTGTTACTGGAGCTTCAATTGTAACTCCTCCAACAAAAGGTTATTTAGTTGGTACTTTAAATATAGATTCACCAATTGCATATTATGTTAATAGTTATGCAACTGGAACTGATACATTTACATATAAAGTTTCTGGTCCGTGTGGAGATAGCGCACCAGCTAATATTACTGTAACGATTACTCCAGGAACAGTTCCAATTATAAGTGCAGGCAATATAACATGTAATTATGGTACTATTGGATCAGTAGGTGGAACAGTTTCAGCAGCGATTGCAAGTTCAGTATATATAAGTTCTTTCCCAACTCATGGTGCTGTTACCTTTGATAATACTGGTTTACCATCAAACACATTTATTGTAAATTATACACCATATTTTGGTTTTATTGGGAATGATACATTTTCTATAGTTGCAGCAGGAATAGCAGGTGAAAGTAATATAGTAATTATTCCAGTAACTGTAATAGCACCTCCTTGCTCAGTACCTATTAGTACAAGTACTTCAACTCCATATAATACACCAGTACCTATTGTGTTCACCTACACAGGTTATGCAAGTGGAGTTGAAATTGTAAGTGGACCAGCAGCATTTCAAGGAGTATTAACTGGACCAGTAGTAGGCAATTTATACTTATGGAACTTTACTCCAGCTGCAAGTGGTTATTCAGGTGTAGTTGGTATTTCTTTTAGAACATATAATGCAGATCATTCAATGCTATGCAGTTCAGTTGGAACTGTATCAGTTACAGTTGGTGCAGCACCTGTTATTAGTAGACCAACTCATGTATTATTTGATTCAGCTGCTGGTCAAGGATCTGCAGTTACATATCAAACTGAATCTTGGACAATGACAGGTAATTATGGAAGTTACGTTGGTGATTACACAGTAAAAGTAGAATGTTTAAATGATAGTTATACCGGTGGAAATATTGATGCGTTAACTGCGGCACACGTAATTGGTATTAGACGAACTAGAGGAATAGTAGTTTCTAATTCTTCAGGTAATACGCTAACAGATGTACAAGATGGTGATATTATTGAAGTAAGAGTTATAACTGCAACACAAATAGCAAATATAAATAGAACACTTAATTTTAAAGTTTCGGTTTCAGGACGAACAGATACCTATATTGGAATGGATCCTTTATATCTAGGATACAGTGATTTTTCAAATTTCAATATTATTACAAATTCAGGTGACATTGTACCAGATGCATTTGACTTCTTTGATCAATCCAATTTAGAAATTAGCACAGCATTAAACACAAATACAGTAACAATTACTGGTGTTGATGTTAACTTATATGTACCAATTAGAGTTACACCAAGTGCAAATATTATTGTAAATGATGTACAGTTTGGTGATAGTACAACTGTTCAAAAATTTGATGTAGTAAAGATTAGAGCACTAACAAGTGGTTCTTATAATACAGATATAGTGTATACTGTATTGATGGGAACAACTACTCCTGGTGGAAACGCGTCAGCGGTTGTTGATACTTTTACTTATTCAACAAGACCACCACATGGAACTTGTATTAAAGATATGGATTTTGGTATAAAAACAGGTTTGGAATTAAATACAAACACTTTAACAAATTCAGTTACTTGGATTAGTCCAGATTTGCCTAGTCTAGGTTTTAGTGTAAATAATGGCGCAAGTATTTGGATAAATGGTTCAAATCTAGGTGTTAGTAGTGCAACAGTAAACAGTGGTGCAACTATAGCATTTGAAGGATTAACTTCTCCAGTATATAATACACCAGTTAAATATACAGTTTCAGTAAGTCCTAATAATTTAACTTGTGGTGTTAATCCAGTTACTGGTAATAGTAGAACTGGTGAGTTTGTTTTTGTTACAAGACCAAAAAGAACAACTGTAACATTAGGTGTATTCACAGATATTATTAATCAGCAACTTTCAACAACAGTTACAAGTAACACAATTACTATTGATGGAAATATTGATGGAACAACTGCTATCACTTTAACAGGTGGTGGACAACTTAGTATAAACGGAAATTTGAGCGGAACTAGTAATGTAGTAAATAATAATGATGAAGTTGCAATTGTAGCAACTACAAATATTGATTATTATACAACCAATACATATTCGGTACATTGTGGTGCAATAACATCGAACTGGAATGTACGAACTAAGAGCAACGACGATTTATTATTACTTTCAGTGGACTAAATGGAAACTTTGCTTTTATTAACATTAGTTGCAATTTTTTGTTGGCATTATCTTACAAATCCGATACGTTTTGAATTTAAGGAGTTATGAATGTTAGACTATTCTGCTTTGCTAATTGCATTATTGATTAGTACAGTAAGTGCCTATTATAGTATTAGTGGATTAATGGCCATATTTTCGACCGCTCAAATACCTATTATTATTATGGGTGGTGCGTTAGAATTAGGTAAAGTTATTACCACAATGTGGGTTAGAAAAAATTGGAGTATTCTTGGTTATGCTAGTAAAAGTTATCTTGTAGCATGTATCATAATATTAATGCTTGTCACAAGTTTAGGTACTTTTGGATTTTTGTCAAAGAGCCATTTGGATCAAGGTGTACCATCAGCTGATGCACAAGATCAAGTTTCTTTATTTGATGAAAAAATTAAAAATGAAAGAGAAACAATAACATTAAATCGTAACTTGATGGCACAAATGGATAATGCAGTAACAGAAATATTAGGTAGAAGCAAAGATCAAAATGGAGCAGAACGCGCAACAGTAATTAGACGAACTCAAAGTAATGATAGAACGAGATTACAAAAAGAAAATGATTTATCTCAGCAGAAGATTCAACAGTTGCAAGCTGATAGAGCTCCAATTGCATCTAAGGTAAGAAAAATTGAAGCTGAAGTTGGTCCTATAAAATATGTAGCTGCAATGATTTATGGTGATAATCCGAGCATTGATTTGTTAGAGCGAGCAGTTAGGTGGATTATCATTATTATTATAATTGTATTTGATCCACTTGCATTAACTTTATTATTAGCTGTGAGCAAAAAAATTGAGCTTTCAAAAATTCAAAAAGAAGATACTGTCCAAACAGAAGTAATCAAAGAAGTTCTGGTAGAAGTAATCAAAGAAGTGGAAGTAATTAAAGAAGTAGCAGGTCCAGAACGAATTGTAGAAGTAATCAAAGAAGTGGAAGTAATTAAAGAAGTAGTAGGTCCAGAACGAATTGTAGAAGTAATTAAAGAAGTGGAAGTGGTAGGTCCAGAACGAATTGTAGAAGTAATTAAAGAAGTGGAAGTGGTAGGTCCAGAACGAATTGTAGAAGTAATCAAAGAAGTGGAAGTGGTAGGTCCAGAACGAATTGTAGAAGTAATCAAAGAAGTTTCAGCAGAAGTAAGTCAAGAAGAAAATCCGTTGTTAGTTAAATTGCGTGAATTAGCAGGTCATGTAGATTTGTTAGATACTGAAAGTTCTTACAATTCTAAATTTGGAACTGCATTTCCTAGAAATCCTAGACGTGGAGATACATTTTTAAGAGTAGACACAGACCCAAATACATTATATAGATTCAATGGTCAATCTTGGTTTTCAGTTGCTGATTTGAATGCTACTAGATTATTACAATTGATTTTGTCGGGTGATTTAACATTAGAAGATTTAACCCCAGTTCAAGTTCAAATGGTTAAAAGTATCATGAAAAAATAAAATATTGTGCGAAGATAGTAGCTAAAGGTAAATATATGTAATGCGGAAAGAAACAACAATGCCTAATAAATGCAGCTTTTGCAATAAAACTCGCGAAGAAGCTACCAAGTTGATCATTAGCGGTGCTACCGCAGCAATTTGCGATGAGTGCGTTGAATTGTGCTCAAATTTATTAATAAATCAGCAAAATGTAAATATTAAAAAAGACAAAAAACTTGCAAAACACACTAACCCAATTAGAATAAAACAGTATCTGGACCAATTTGTTATTGGTCAAGAAGATGCTAAGATTGCAATTAGTGTTGGGGTTGCAAATCATTATAAGAGATTATTTTATACAAGTGCAATTGCAATTGAGAAAAGTAATATATTATTACATGGACCAACAGGAACAGGGAAAACGCTATTAGCCAAAACAATTGCAGATTTCTTAGATGTTCCTTTTATTATTGCTAATGCAACTGGACTTACCGAAGCTGGATATGTTGGCGATGATGTTGAAAGTATTCTAAGTAGATTATTATTAGCAGCAGATGGTGATATCGAAAAAGCACAACACGGCATTATCTTTTTAGATGAAATTGATAAAATTGGTAAAAAAAACGACGGATCAACTGCTAACAGAGACATAACTGGAGAAGGTGTACAACAAGCATTATTGAAAATAATTGAGGGCGCTGTTATTTCAGTACCAACAGATGGCGGCAAAAAACATGCTGGTTCATCTGTTGTCGATATTGACACAACAGGAATATTATTTATTGCTAGTGGTTCATTTGTTGGTTTATCAGATGTTATAACAAGACGCAATAAAGAAAACTCAATTGGTTTTGGATCTACAAAAGTAAATAAAGTCCAGTCTTCAACAGCATCAGTAGACGATTTAATTAAGTTTGGTATGATTCCAGAATTTATGGGTAGGTTCCCAGTTATTGTTTATACTAATGTGTTAACAACACCCGAATTGATAAAAGTATTAACTAGTACTAAAAATAACTTAATTAGTCAATATAAATTTTATTTTACAATTGATGGAATTGAAATTTGCTTTACACAAGAAGCATTAGAAAGTATTGCTGGAAAAGCAAGCATATTGAAAACAGGCGCAAGGGCACTAAAAAATATTTTAGAAAATAGTTTGATGCCACATTTATTTGCATTACCAAAATATAAAGAACAAAAAGTAGTGGAAATTACATTTACCGCAGGTGTTTTCAACACAAATGCATCACCAGAATTTTCATATAAATCAAAAGCTAAACAAGTTTTAACAGCAGGTTAATTTTCAAAGGTAAGGTACTAAATCAAAATGAAAGAAAGAGATGGAATTGTTGTTGATGTTCTAAATGGAGATCTAGAGCGTGCATTAAAGAAGCTCAAGAAAAAAGTCAATAACGAAGGGATTATGCAGATCCTTAAAGATAAAGAAGGTTTTATTAAACCAAGCGAAATGAAACGACGTGATAGAGCAAGATCTATTAGCAAGGCTAAGAAACAAGCCAGACTAGATAATTCAGATTTTTACACTCAAGAATATACAGAAAAAACAAAAAATTAATTTTACCAAAAAGTTAAAATTTTATATTAAATTGTGTTATAATAAATACAGTAAGGTGCTCATTATGAGGCCTTACAATTAAATACTTGCTTAAGGAGAAGTTATTTATGAAAAATACATTTACATATACTACGTTTCCAAATTTTGGAAAATATTTTATTGGGTTTGATCGAATATTTGATTCAGCTAACCAATGGACAAATATTCCACAGACTGGATATCCTCCATATAACGTAATCCAAACTACAGATGACAAATTTCAAATTGAATTATCTGTGGCTGGATTCAATGAAGATGAATTGACCATTTCTCTTGATAACAGAATTTTAATTATTTCTGGAAATCAAGAGCAAAAAGATGAAAATATTCAATATGTACATCGTGGGTTAAGTCATCGAAAATTCCAACGTGAATTTCAACTTGAAGAACATATTGAAGTAAAATCAGCAGCAGTAAAAAATGGAATTTTGAGAGTTGATTTAGAGAGGATTATTCCTGAAGAATTAAAGCCTCGTAGTATTGCAATTACATTTACAAAGTAGTATAATTAGTTAAGGGGATAACTTCCCCCTTTAACAACAATAAAATATGACTGATACAATTGAAAAAACCAAAATTATTAATAATACAGATCTTTCAGAACCATCACAATATAAAGTTATTTATATCAATGATGAAATAACCACTTTCGAGTTTGTTATTTCATCATTAATGGAAATCTTTAACTATAACGAAGAAACAAGTTATTCTATTGCTAAAAAAGTTCATGATGATGGTAGTGGAGTTGTTGCAGTCATGCCATATGAACTTGCTGAACAGAAAGTTCTAGAAGCAACCATTTTAGCAAGAGTATATGGATTTCCATTGGTTGTCAAAATAGAAGCTGAAAATTAATCCTTTGTTATACTACCTGGTAAATAGTTATAAAGGAAATAAATAATGTTTAAAAAAATTTTTAATTATTTCAGGCCTGTTCCTGAATCTATTCCATATATAAATGTCTTATTGGTATATAAGAATATGTCACCAGTAAGAGATTCTTGTTCACATGTTGGATTAGGTGTGACTGCAATGAATCTTTGTAAAAATCTACTAAATTCTGGTATTCAAGTAGAAGTAAAGTCTGTATTCGACGGCTACGAATTAAGAGATAAATTTTTACCTAATTCAGAATATACTCATGTAGTTATGTTAGCACCTTGGGTAGATACACCTTTCTTACAAGGGTTATTAAGAAAATTTCCTTTAATTTCTTTTTCAGTTGTATATCATAGTAATGTAGGATTTCTTCAAGCAGATAGATATGCTGTAAAGTTAATTAGAGAACAAATAGAATTAGAATTATCTAATCATAATTTCCATGTTGCATGTAATTCTTTAAGATTAACCAATGCAATCATTGATACCTTCAGAAGACCTGCGGTATGCTTACCTAATATGTATTTTTTAGAAAAAGAACCAACATATCCACGAGTAATTCAATATGGTGACACACTGAAAATTGGTGTATTTGGTGCTATGCGGCCACAAAAGAATATGCTATCTGCAGTTTGGGCAGGTATTCAAATGTCAACAATGCTGAATGCTGAATGTGAAATTTCTATTAATGCAGGTAGAGTAGAAGGTGGCGAATCTGTTCTGGGTGCAATAAATGAATTAGTGAAAGATGTAGATAAAGTAACTTTGAAAAATATTGGGTGGGTAACATGGCCTAGATTTCGAGAGATTGTAAAACATCAACACTTATTAATTTCTCCTTCATATACAGAAAGTTTTTGTAATGTTACTGCTGATGGTATTGCGGAAGGAGTTCCAAGTGTTGTTACTCAAGCAATGCCATGGGCACCAAAAGAATGGAAAGCAGATCCAGATAGTGTAGAAAGTATTGTTAGAGTTGGTTTTGATGTTATGTTGAACAATAAGATACGTCGAAAAGGATATCAAAAATTAGTAGATCACAATATATTTGCTATTAAACAATGGAAAGAATATTTGATTAATACTGGAGTACACAAAAATAAAGATCATGATGGAAGAGACAAATATTAAAAAAGAAAAAACTTTTATTGCTACAATTTATGTTGGGCTCCAAAAAGGATACGCTGGTTCTTGGTGCTCAAAAGATACCGCGGTGCGAATAATTCAAGCTTATGTAAATGAAGTTGGTTTATGTGTTACCGTTAAGGATACCACGTTTATATACAGTCTTGGTGGAGAAGATGGTTTAGAAATCGGACTAACTAATTATCCAAGATTTCCGTCATCTCCAGAAAAAATTGTAAATCTTTCCTTAGAGTTGGCAGATTTGCTAATGAAAGAATTGTGCCAAAATCGAGTAACAGTTGTTACAACAGATACAACTTATATGTTAACTAATCATATTCAATACGATTAATAGTTGACATAATAGAACAAGTTTAGTATAATTAAATAGTAAGTAAAAGAGGAAATAATAATATGCTTGATGTAAAGAACTACAATGTTACAACAGAATCAGATGTAGAAGTTACTGAACTATGGGCTGGTGAGACCTTTTTAGGAATGCTAGAAAATGTAGACGGCGAGGAAGTTGAAGGGCTGTTTCTAGTATTAGGAGATACTGTAGTATGTCTCGAATCTGTAGAGTCTGAATTTCCTTCCCGTGCTGATATGGAAGGCGTCCGGATTGTAAATTACAAGGACTGTAAGGCAGTAGTTACAGTTAGCAACATTAGCTAATTATATTATAATTAGTTTATTAGATGGGTAATACATTGCTCCACGACAATGTATTACCTATTTTGATTTAAGGAGTATACAATGAACATTTATACTATTCCTGGCGCAAAAGTTATTTTCTCATATCCTACAAATGGTTATGATGGAGACAATCTTATAGGAAGACAATATTTAACAGTTGGGTACGAATATACTGTTCAAAGAGTGAGCATCGGAAGATCATCTTCTAGAGTATATTTGAAAGAAGTTCCTGACATTGGGTTTAATACATGTATGTTTGAGGATATTATATGAACGAAAAGTTTACATTTTTTTGGAGCGGACCATTTTCACAGTGGTATCATTCTCCGTTTGAGAGTGGCGGAGTTACATTTCAAAATGCAGAAATGTATATGATGTATTATAAAGCAATACGCTTTAATGATAAAGAAACTGCTGAACAAATATTAGTAGCTCCTACGCCAAAAGAAGTTAAAGCATTAGGTCGTAAAGTTGCAAATTTTGATAAGTCTGCATGGGATGACATTGCGCCACTCATTGTATATGAAGGGAACAAACTTAAATTCCAAACACATTCAGATATTAGAAAACTTTTACTTGATACAATAGGAACAACTTTAGTAGAAGCATCTCCATTTGATACAATCTGGGGAATTGGTTTAAGTGAAGACAACCCAAATGCATTGCAACGTGAAACGTGGAGAGGTACAAATTGGTTAGGTGAAATTCTTACTCTTGTAAGAGAAGATCTAATGGAAAATTATGATAACTCAAAATGAAACTATTTTTGCTGGTATACTGCTCGTGATTTGTCTAGGTAGAATTATTTGGGTGCATTGGCATAATTATAAAGTTAGAAAAAACAAACAAATCGAAAAGTATTTGCTATAATTGTGAATATTATAAATTTCATTTACATAAAGCTGATCAATGTGAACATCCAAAACACATAATTAAAGAGAAAGAAACTACAAATTATATTATAGGAGACGTAATTCCTGAGTGGTACAGATCACAAAATTGTTCTTTATTCAATAGAGATGGAAAGTGTCCAGTTTTCAAATCTACACAATTACTTTCAGCGGCTGATATTTCAAACCAGTAGAATTTTTAACATTGCCACGTGGATTGCTAACAAATTCACAATCATTTATAGTAGTTTTCATTGGCTTGTGATGGCCATATACCCAAGTACTAATTTTATGATTTTTATCTTCTGATTCGATATACTTTTGTGAATTGCTACTAAGCTTAGAACAATCAGCATCAAATATCAAATTTTTATCTGGTACTGTATGGCTAATCATTACAATATTTGTAATATCTGGAGAGTTCTGCATTTTTTTAACAGAATGTTGTAAATATTCCAAATCGTTATTATGAATAGTATATAGTTTCATATCATCCATCCAACTACCAGAATCTAATGTTCCGTTGTTATTACTATTTTCTGGTCCCCACCAAAGATTTGCTGCCAAAAAGCTTGTTGAATTAATGATTAAAATATGTTCAAATAAATAACTCATATTTTCAATTTTTGATAGTTTATTTCCAAGATAATCTCTATTACTTTGAATATTATCAAAATTGTTTTGGTGTTCTAAATCTCCATCAATATATAAAACATGTTTATACACTGAAGAAATCTGCTTTAGTTCATATACTGTTCGATCCAGATCTGAACTAACGTCACCAGCTACTACTGCAATCAAACTGGTTGGGAATGCTTTCCAATTAATACTGGTTGGCCATTCTTCAACATATAAGTCGGAAATCAAATCAAACGATAATAGGGGATGTTGGCTACGCATTTTAATAGAACTCCTTTGTTCTTTTGATATTGACATTTATCATATAATCTGTTATACTAAAGATATGGATGTCAAACTTGCTGGCTGCTATTGGGAAGTTGGCTACGCATTTTAATAGAACTCCTTTGTTCTTTTGATATTGATATTTATCATATAATCTGTTATACTAAAGATATGGATGTCAAACTTGCTGGCTGCTATTGGGATGTTGAATACAAACGGGACGGAGTCATGTTGAGTTTAGATTCAACGTTGCTGTTTCACCCAGCATATCAAACAGCATATCAAAATATAAGAGAATTTATACTATTAACTGAAATTGGCAAGCAGGTAAGTTTTAGACAAATTTGGTTATATAAAGCTGAATATTTAGAATTACTAATTTTGAGCAAGAGTTAACATTGGGACAGAAATTTATTTTTGACATGACATCAGGTATAATCCTAGATTGGAATTGGTGGATTATGAGTGGTCCAGAAATTGACACATGGATTGTTAAAAATTATATTATTCGAACTGGTTCAGTATTATACTTTCCAAACGAAGAAGTAAAAGTGTTGTTTGTACTTAAATGGTTATGAATTTAGAAAATAGAATTATATATAGCAATTATAATAATATAACGGAAATATTATACCAAAAATTTGTATATTTAATAGTATCAAGAGGAGTTCCTGCAGTCTCGTTTGATTACTATGTTAAACATAGTTATTCTCTTATAAATTTGTTAATTAATTTAAAACTTCCATTTGTATTGATTACTAATTACAAATCTTCAGATATACTAGATAAAATTTATTGGTGTGAAGACGTATTTGATGATGCTTTTATTTGGACTCAAGATCAAATATTTTTTGAAAAAGAAGAACAAGTTACTTTATTCCATCTAAGATGGGGTGGCAAATGAGTATTGCATTTGATATCCATTGTAAGTATAACGGTACTAAGTTAGCACAAATAATTGATTGGCTAGAAACTAATGTGGGAGCTCAACATTATCAATGGATATGGGGTTGCAAAGAAGGAACCGTTTTTATATTAGACGAAAAAGTAGCGTTGGCGTTTGCATTGGTGTGGGGTGTGAAATAATTGTTGGATACAGTAATCAATATAGAAGTGAAGTCATTGATTGGTTGCATGAAAACGTCGGGAGTTATGGAAAAGGATGGTATTGGCCAGCGTATAGTCCAGTTAATACTATAATAACAGGTCCTGTAGTTAACATCGTTCAAGAAAGTCATGCAATAGCATTTTTATTAACTTGGGGAGGAAAATGACCATCAATAATATCAGAGATGATAAAGACTATCCACCTGTCAACTCACCCGAGATAACAACCTGGTTGTATGATAATATAGGTCGGTATGGTGATGGGTGGCGATGGGATCACACAGTAATCAATAGCCCTATTCAAATTGATGACGAGAAAAATATTACAGCATTTTTATTGAGATGGGGATAAAATATGCTAGTTAAATATAATGTAATGCAAAATCAAACCCAAATTATTAACTGGTTAATTGAGAATGTAGGGAAGTATAATTGTGGTTGGTCGTGGGTTCAACCAATATCTACAGATTATTTTATTCAAATTGACAATGAAAAAGATGCGATAGCATTTTTATTAAGATGGAGTGAAGAATGATATTATTGAATACAGCACACATCACAAATTAAACGATATAATCAAATGGTTACATAAAAATATAGGTTCATACGATCTTGGATGGCGTTGGGATAACAGTACTCCTGATAATAATAATGTTTGCATAGATGATGAGAAGAATGCTGTAATATTTGCGTTACTTTGGAAATAAGATGAGAGTTGAATTTAAAGACAAGACAGATTTATACAACCTAATCGATTGGTTATATGAAAATATAGGTCCTTTAGAATCTAAGGAGTGGAGATGGGAATTAAAACCTACACCATTCAATAATTTTATCTACATCAAAAATAAAAAACATGTCACAGCATTCTTACTGAGATGGGGTGGAAAGTGATAATTGATTACAGAAAGTATCCAAGTGAACAAGACATCAAAATAGTTGTTTGGTTAAATGAAAATATAGGTTCTCATGGCCATGGTTGGTATTGGACATATAATCATTCTCTTTATATAGACGATGAAAGTAATGGAATAGCATTTTTATTAAATTGGGCATAATATATTTTGACAAGCTTATAACTACCTGCTATACTTAAAGAGTAATAATTATTGTAACAAGATAATTTATTAACGATAAGATCTATCCACAAAGGATAGAAAAGGAAATTGAAACACAATGCCATTTACGCAAATTCGTAGTACACAGAATGATTTTTTAGTTAATTATCTACGGGGTACTAATGTAGAACTAAGTTCCGCTCAGGCGAGCAGCCTGTACGGTATTCGGAACTTACGGGCTCGTATTAGTGAGCTTCGTGGTATGGGCCTTCGCGTTCGTACTCGTATTAACACAACCAATCATACTTCATATGCAGTTTCTGCACGTGATATTTTTGGGAGCAGAGCTCAGCTCTAATTTAGAACAAATGGCGGTAGGTTAGAAAGGCTTACCGCCATTTGAATTGGTGAATATTATGATACATTTTGATACAGCATTTGGAAAAGTTGGTATTTCTTTTCAACACAATTTACCAACAGTTAAAGTGGTAACTCAAAACAATCGACTAGCAAGTACTAAAATTAAAGTATTTCCAGGAAATACTAATTGTTTGCTAACCATTGAGCAAGATGGATGTACAAATGAATTTGCTGGTAGTTCAACCCTTCATCCTGAGGACCAGTATAATAACGAAATTGGACGTAGACTTTCTTTAGAACGTGCAATTCATGAAGCAAAGTTTGCATTTCAACTACGTGATCAGAATGTAAGAGAAATTTGGTCAAAGTATTACGCTCGATAAATTGAGGAGATTATGGTAACTGTTCATACTATTAAGTTAACTCGCGCTGAAGGAACTGTTATCAAATGTCAGTATCCAGTCTATGAAAAAACATTTGAAGATGCAACTAAAGTATTAGTAGACTGGAGTAAAACAGCTCCGTTGTCACAATTTGGACATCATAAAGTTGATTTTGTTATATATTTTTCAGATGGGTATGATTATGTTGGAACGTATCCATTAACGCAAGATGGTTTTCATTCCTTAAAAGAATATTGCAAATCAAATATTGGTTGGGCGAGATTCAATCAATCAAACGAAATTTTAGATACTTATTTTAATTAATATGCCTACAAAAATTGAATTATCAAGATTACAATTAGCTGATGATGCCCATAAATTAGAAGTTAAGGCATTGAAAGATACGATTGAACGTCAAAAGAAAACAATTGTTTTTCTTACGAGAGTTGCGTGCATGGCAACAAGAAAAATGCGAGAAGCTGCTGATGGTTTAGAATTCGATATTGAACGAGGAACAGAATGAAATTATTAATATTATTTATTATTCTAATTTCTGTTGGATATAGCCAACAGATAGTAACTTTAACAACCCCAAAAGGACAATTAGTTGTACAACTAGATGATTCACTTTTTATAGATACTAGTGTTACACCTCCAAAGTTAAAGGTAAGACCTGTAACAAAGGATGTTCTTCGAGTATACAACATGAAATCAACTCAAAATTATTTTGATTTAGTTGATCCATCTGGTGGTGTTGTTGATACTTCAACTGTTGAATTTATGAGAAATGGATTAACACTTACAAATTCCATAGATTATACTATCAAAGGAACAGTATTAACATGTATAGTTTCTTCATGTACTGTAGTTGCTTCAGATGTTATTCGTATCAAATTTAAAGCAAGTATTAAATATCCATTATCAAAAAGTCTATAATTATAAAATGAATAAACTATTATTAGTATTACTATTGAGTTTTCCATTATGGTCTCAGACATTAGTTAAACAAGAACAACTTCAATCACAGACTCATCTATCAAATGAAGGAGATTGGTGTCCAGTTTCTATTTTTACCCGAACTTCAGATACTATAATTACTTTCACTAAGGATGCTCCAACTACAAGATCTTGTTTCTTACATTTCTCACTTACTTCAACTATTCTATGGACTAAATCAGATACAATTATGATTTTGGATAATTCGACTCCGTTAAATGATCTTGTATTTTTTTACTGGTTAGGTCCTGATCTTCATATATCTTCGAGAACTCCTTTTTTCTCTTGTACGATTTGTAAAATTGATGCTCCACGTGTTTTAGATGTATTTCCAGCAAATGCTTTAATAGCTGGTATGTACAATGTTATTAACGGAAGATGGGATTTATCTGGCCATCCAATTTTTAATCAACATCAAATAATTGGGTCTCCAATGGCAATTACTTATATTCCAAATCAAGGTTATACTTTTACTTTTGATATTACTAATCCTAAAGTAGTAGCAGCAACAGAGGCAATCAATAATCTAGCTCCTACTGTTAATAAGTCTCTAACTATGATCCAAAATGCTACAACTACTGGAATTAATGAAGTTCAAACTCATGTAAAAAAAGCTGGAGCAATGCCTTCAGATGTTAATATTCAAAAAGCACAAACTCAATTATTAGAAATACAAACAAAAATAGCAGATTTAAATAATCAAATTAAAATAATAAATCCACAAAGTATATATCGTCGTGACCAATATGATTCACAACAGATGAATTTAATACAATCATATATGATAAATTTAGGTATGAAACGCAAAGTCGAAATACCTAAAACATCAACTTCTACTTGTATTTTAGGTGATTGGTCAATCTCAAATACCTTTCTTTATCTTTGTACTGAAAATTGGAGAAGAATACCTCTTGATAATTCTACATGGTAATGAAGATTAAAACAAAACACGGTGATGTACTTTTTGAATTTGCTGGTGATACATTAGTTGGCGCTCAATTAGAATATGCATATTTAAATTACGCATATTTGCGTGATAAGAACTTACAAGATGCCAACTTTAAAAATGCATATTTATATGGGGTTGATTTTCGAGATGCAAATTTGAGTGGAGCGGATATGCGTGGCGCATATTTATGTAAAGCAGATCTGCGTGGCGCCAAACTAGATGGCGTATTAATAAATGATATGACACAAATTAGTTCAGCGACCAAACTTGATCCCGAACATCTTACATATCTGTTGCTCAAAGGGATTAAATTTTCGAAATATTCTAAATATGATTATTAGAACATTAAAGAATGTAGTACGGCATACATTACCATCTGATACATTTGTTGGTGCAGAGTTAAGTTATCTAAATTTAAATGACGCAGATTTACAAGGTGCAGATTTAAGCAAAGCATACATGTATTATACAAGGCTAGGTAGTGCAGATTTAAGTTATTCAATTTTATATAGAACAAATTTATATTGTGCTACTTTAATTGGTGCAAATTTATATTGTGCTGATCTACATGAAGTCAATTTACGTGGAGCAGATCTAAGTGATGTGGATTTACGTGGAGCAAATTTAGAATGTGCCAATTTATGTGGCGTCAATTTGACTGGTGCAGATTTACGTGGAGCTAATTTTACAGGTGTAGAAATAAATCGCAACACAACATTTCATGAAACTACTAGATTCGATCCTGAGCTAATCACATATTTGATCCTAAAAGGATTAACATATTTCCCTTTTGCTGTCAACTGTTAATTTATAATAATTTTAGTTGACATATAGCTGGTCGAACTGCTATAATGGAAAACAAATTAACAGTTTCAACAGTACGGGAAGCATTACAATATTATATTGGTGTGTCAAGACTAAAAACTGGTGAAATTATAATCCGCAAAGGATTTTATTATCACCACGGATATGACTGCCGTCAACTAGCTGATTTTGTTACCGAGAAGCTGCAAGCTGCTGGAATTAAAGCAGTTATTGTTGATAGGGGAGAGAAATGGAAGCCTTTTAGGGGCGGTTCAACACTTGCCAACAGTAGCCATTGGTTTGTTATAGTTAAAGCGCTGGTTGACATTTCCTAACCAAACTGCTATACTTAAAGAGTAAACATTATGACATTGCGAAAAACAGTAGAAATTAAAAAAGTTGTTGACAAAGCAAACGAGATGTTGAAAAATTCAACATGTTCTCCAGCTGAACGAAACATGCTTTCTTCGTTTATTGGTTCATTGCTCCATGACATTGACATGTATCAAGGATTTACATATTTGGACATGCCATATAAACCAGGTGTCACAGATGAATCGCGTAGGCATTATTTTCTTAGATGCTATTAAGTATTATTTTCAAAGCGCACAAAAAGTTATTGGGAAGGGTGATCTCCAACTCAGTAATAAATGTTCAGGGGTTCGACTCCCTTGTCAGCGTTACAGCTGAACGGGTCCATGTAGAATTAGTGGCCACTGAGTCTCATACATTGAATTTTGGTGCGCTTTGAAAATATTATGAAAATTTTTACGGATGAAATCGACAGCAGAGCAGAATTGTTTGTTAATGACAATTTTAGCAATCCAACAGACAACGTCAGATTGATTGTCAAAACAGCTATGCTCATTGGGGCGTCTATCACAGTAGAATACAATAGCAACTGTTCAAATATTAGTTCAAAAATCTCAGAAATTAGTATTGACGGCAGAAAAAGATGCTATTATGTATTAGGTGTTTATTGTCCGTATGATGTAGTTAATGAAGCAATATGTGATTCATGTATTGCTTGTGGACGACTTGGAGATTAAAAATATGAGCGACATAACACGAAAATTAGCGACAGTTAGAAAAATTTCAAATATTACTGCAATCCCAGACGCAGACAACATTGTCTGCGCTCAGGTTGATGGATGGAAGGTTGTTGTCCTAAAGGATCAATTTAGGATTGGCGAGTATGCAGTGTACTTTGAAATTGATTCTTGGATTCCAAAAGACATTGCTCCGTTCCTAACTAAGCCTGGACAACCTGCCAAAGAATATGAAGGCGTTGTTGGTAATCGGCTTAAGACTATTCGATTGAGAAATCAATTATCTCAAGGACTGTTGATGCCGTTATCTGTTCTACCTTCAGACGTTAATTATGAACTTGGTTCAGATGTCACAGACTTGTTAGGCATTCTCAAATATGAAGCTCCTGTACCGAACGAAATCGCAGCTCAAGTAAAAGGTCACTTTCCAAATTTCATTGGCAAAACTGATCAAGAACGTTGCCAAAATTTAACGAACGAAATTGAACAATGGTCATCGGATCCAACAATGACATGGGAAGTAACAGAAAAGATCGATGGAAAATCTATCACATTTTTTCAAAGAAATGGTGAGGTTAGTTACTGTGGACGGAACTACGAGTTCAAAGATGTAACAACTCATTCTATTTCTAATGTTAATATTGAAACAATGTTTGCTGATAAAAGTCTGAACATTGCAATTCAAGGCGAAAAAGTTGGACCAGGAATTCAGAACAACAAGTACAAACTAAACAAGCACTTCTTTTATGTGTTTGATATTTTTGATATCGACAATCAAACGTATTTCACACCAGCAGATCGGCAGAAATATGTTATGGACCATAATCTGTTGCATGTTCCAATCTTAAATAAAACTGCTAATTTGAAATCAGTTGATGAACTGTTAGCAGACGCAGACGGCAAATCAATTGTTTGCTCAACACTGGACCGTGAAGGAATGGTATTTAAGGCTAACAATGGACGAGGTAATTTTAAGGCAATCTCAAATAAATTTCTTTTGAAATATTCTGACAGAGATTAAAATGCAAGGTGAAATAATTCCTATTTCAGTAGAAAAACATTTAAACACTTTTTTAGAGCTCGTTGAGTTTGAAACTTGGATGACTAATCACATTGGTCGTAAACATTATTCATGGGAGAGGATGTATTTTGACTTAATAATTAATGTATGTTATTTCAAAGTTCGTAGTAAGAAAAAACGACTGTGGGTTTTACTTAGATGGGGTTAATATGTCCAGGAATATTATCAAAATTAAAATGCTAGATAATACACGATGGTTTGATCAAATGGTTATTATCGATGATTGGATGTCAGAAAATATTGGACGGAGAGGATATACCTGGAGGAGAATTGGTAGGGATTTTGTTAACCATGAAATGTCTTATTCAATTCGAAGTAAGAAAAAAGCTACTTGGGTATCACTAAAGTGGGGCTAAATGTCAGTACATATTCCTAATAGACCAAATTTGACATTTGCAGAACATTGTAAACATTTTGACATCACATATAGATTTCTAAAATATAAAGGAAATACATATCTTATTGTGACAAGTCAAGCAGGTTATATTGACATGTTTTACTATCACAACTACATCATACGTCCATATTTTCCAAATGCAAAAATTACAAAACATAATAGGTTTCAAACGTCTTTCAAGCTTGGATCAATTTTTGATATTATGAGTCAACTTTAATATGGAAATAAGATCTAGACTTGGTAAGGTATTATATAAATCAAATTCCATAACATTAGATTATTCAGACTTAAATAATTTAGATTTGCGTGAAGCACAGTTAAGCTATTGTAATTTACGTCTTATAAATTTCAGCGGAGCAAACTTGAGTGGTGCTGATTTGTTTGATTCATATTTACATTTATCTAATTTAACTAATGCAGATTTAAGTTATGCAAATTTATTTGCAACAGAAGTAATTGAGGTTGATTTTTGTGGAGCAGATTTAAGTTATGCTAATTTGGAGTCTGCAATATTATGTGATTCAGATTTACGTGGAGCAAAATTAGACGGTGTCAAAGTAAACGACAGAACTAGAATTAATTCATCTACTAAACTTGATCCAGAACAACTCACATACTTAATACTCGTGGGACTCAAATATGGAGATTAGATCTAAATTAGGAAACGTATTGTGTAATGTTGATAGCTCTATATTAGCTGGAGCGGATTTAAGTCATCACACATTACAAAATGCAGATTTACGTGGAGCAAAATTAGACGGTGCAGATCTATCAAACGCTGATTTAAGAAGTGCAACTCTTCGCGAAGCTGATTTTAGTAATGCAGATTTACACCATGCAAATCTTCATTATGCAAATTTACACGATTCAAATTTTAGTAATGCCAATTTAAATTTTGCTAATTTACATTCCACAGATATATATGGTGCAAATTTTAGAGGTGCTGATTTATCCAGAGCTAGATTGGATAATTCAGACATGATGTATTCAGATTTTCGTTTTGCAAATTTAACTGGTACAAATTTGAGAGGAGCAGATCTAAGAGGAGCAAATTTAGACGATATAAAAATTAATCAAGAAACAGTAATTAATTCAGCTACTAAACTTGATCCAGAAAAGCTAACATATTTTATTTTGTCAGGTGTCCATTATGGTAATTAAATCATTAACTGGCGAAAACATATACAGCACTCACTTCACTACATTAGTTAATGCAGATTTAAGTCTATTAAATTTAGATTGGGCAGATTTTCATAACAGAGATTTAAGTGAAGCAGATTTACATGGATCTGATTTACGAAGTTCAAATTTGAGTGGAGCACGTTTTCGTGGTGCCAATTTATGCGATACAGATTTGTATAATGCAGATTTGAGTTGTGCAGATCTAAGCGGAGCAAATTTAACTGGTGCAGCTTTACATTATGCAGAGTTGCGCTATGCAAATTTGTATAATGCAGATTTGAGTTGTGCAGATCTAAGCGGAGCAATTTTATCTGAAGCAATACTATGTAATGCTAATTTATCAAATGTAGATTTATGTAGTGTGGATTTGAGGTTTGCGAATTTAAAGGGTGCAATCTTAGAGGGAATAAAAATAGATGAATTTACCTGAATTGATTCAACTACGCATATTGAGCCTGAACAGTTAACATACCTGTTTCTCAAAGGGCTTAAATATAGAGGCTAAGTCGTTTGTTTTCAGTGCTTAACTCGACACAAAACGTCGTATAACGCAGTTTTTAACTGGAGTTGGGGCTCTTGTACCAGATATGCCCTAAGAATTGCTTAAACGACGTTTTATTTTGGTTGACATTTAACCAACCAAAATGCTATACTTAAAGAGTAATGAAAACCTACACAGAAGCTGAAATTAGACACAAACTAGCAACTGATGAGCGTTGGGTACGAAGGGCACTCATTAGATTGTACGAACGCCAAACACAATCTGAGCAGAGCGCAGAGTCCACTCAAAATCACAACTGCAAGGGCTTTGCTCCGTGCGACGCTAAATGGTTTTCTCGTTTGGCAGTGTTCGTAACAAAGTACCCCAAAAAGCAGTTGACTCCAAAACAGTTGGCGTTGGTTTGGCGTCCATTTAAGAACCAGCCCGCCATAACAAAGTATGCTGGTCAGCTTATGAAGGTGATGGCAGAAGACGCAGCGGTAAAGCCAACAGTAGCCCAAATGAATTCAGCTTGCATTAGGTGTGGTGAAGAGCAGCCCATGTGTAAGTGCGAACGGAAAGCAATGGATGTTGAACACGAACGGTTGATGGAAGAAAAGGCGTTCATGTCCGAAATGATGTATTCATAATTTATGGTCCAACCAATCACAAAAGTTTCTTTAAATAAAGTTATTTCTGGAGTTATCAAAGATTCGATAAGAACGCATGGTGACATCACGCCACAAACAATGTCATCGTTCTCAAAAAGGTTAACTGGAGAGATGACTGCTGTATTACGTAGAGCTGGTTTCGAGGTTAATTGATGTACGTTAAAACACAATTCGAAAAAGATTCTCTGATTGTTCGATACGAGCACGAACTTGTTTGGTTGAAAAATAAAATTGAGGAATTGAAATTGAAGCTAGATAAAAAACCATCAACTTCAAAACAAATTAAAGACTTGCAACGTCAAATTCGCCAAACTGAAGTTTTCATTGCATTCATTTGAAAATATAAAAAAGATATGTTATAATAGTATTATGAAATGTTTATTGTTAATGTTGTTTTCTGTAGGAGCATTGGCGCAATCGTTTGATATCTCAGACAAGAAGTTATTTTATTATTCGGTTGCAGCTCATGGTACTGGAACATATATCTAGATGCTTGGTCATCTTGGAATCAAAATGAGGCCAATCAAACACTCCAAGGTGCAAACGGTAAATTTGATGCAAAAGGTGTTGCTATCAAAAGTGCATTCTTTGCTGGAACAACTGTTGTTGAGCTATTAATTCTGAAAAAGTATCATCCAAAATGGTTGGTAAAGACTTTTACTGTTGCCAACTTTGCTTTAGGTGGAGAATATACTGCAATAGCTATTAGTAACAAGTACAGACAAAACAATTAATAATGCAAATCAAATCCAAATCTGGTAAAATACTACATACATTTGATGATAAGACAGATCTGTATGGAGCAAATTTAGATCGATTACATTTGCACAATGCAGATTTACGTGGAGCAGATTTGACTTGGGCAACTTTATGTCACACAAATCTGAATGACGCCGATTTAAGCCATTCAAATTTGTGGTGGGCAGATTTGAGTTTTACATTGATGAGTGGTACAAATCTACATGGAGCAAATTTAGATTGTGTAAACATGTATTGTGCGGATCTACGTGGAGCAAATTTAGAAAATATAGTACTAAACGAAAATACTAATATTGGTCCATCAACTAAACTTGATCCTGAGCAGCTTACATATTTGATGTTAAGAGGAATTAGATATGGAGATTAAAACAAAATTTGGTGCAGTAATATTTATAACATTTAATGATACATTGGTTGGTGAAAATTTATGGGGAGCCGACTTTAGTCATGCAGATTTCAATGGTATGAATTTAAGTTATGTAAATTTGTGTGAATCAAATTTATATTCTGTAAATTTCTGTCAAGCAGATTTAAGTGGAGCAGACTTACTTGGAGCAAACTTATGTAAATCTGATTTACGTGGAGCTAATTTATTTGGAGCAGATTTATTTTGTACAAATCTAATAGGTGCTAATTTAAGTGGAGCAAATTTATGTAATGTTGATTTACGTGGAGTCGATTTACGTGGAGCAAAGTTAGATAATGTTATAATAGATCGATTTACAAGAATTAGCAGTACAACTAAAATAAGTAAAAAACAACTTACTTATCTATTATTAATTGGTCTCAAATATGCAAATTAACACAACAATAAGATCATTAACTGGTGAATTATTGCATGTTGGTCCCGAACTAATTCTATCCAATTTGGATTTAAGTTATGCTAATTTATATGGTAGACGTTTGAGTTTTACATTGATGAGTGGTACAAATCTACTTGGGGCAGATTTATTTGGAGCAAACTTACGTGGTGCAGATTTAAGTGGTGCAGATTTAAGTGGTGCTGATATGCGGCAAGCAGATCTACGTGGAGCAAAGTTAGATAATGTGAAAATAGATGACGATACAAGAATTAGCAGTACAACTAAAATAAGTAAAAAACAACTTACATATTTACTTTTGTTGGGCCTTAATTATGGGTAGCATAAATAAAATTGTAGATAGGAAATTAATTGCGAGGTTCGTCTAATCAGGACGCCACCCATTCCCGGTGGAAATGGAAGTTGAACGCTTTCACTTCGCTCCAAACAAACATGCCTTTATATGAATATCGATGTTCGAAATGTAATAAATTATTAGAATTGTTTAGACCAATGGATAATCACCCAGCGTGCTGTCCAACTTGCTATGAACCTAAGGGACTAGTTTTATTACCAAGCAGAAGTTCTTTTAAATTGAAAGGTACCGGTTGGTATCAGACTGATTACGCTGGAAAGAAATGAGTTTGTGCTCAATAATTGGCGATTCAATAGCAGTGGGAATAGCTCAGTTTAGACCTGATTGTGTTTCTTTTGCTAAACAAGGTGTAGCATTATATTCAATAAATAATCAATTATTTCACGTGAGTAAAAATACAAATACACTTATTATAAGCACAGGAAGTAATGATTCATACCTAACTGTAACAGATGTAGTTAATTTTAGATCACAAATTACAGCTAAAGAAGTTATTTGGATTTTACCAATGAAAAAAGCCAATAAGAAGATTATAAAACAAGTATCAAATCAATTTAAAGATTCATTTATAGATTTTTCAACAGTAGTAAGTACAGACCGGATTCATCCAACATTTAAAGGATATAAGCGGATAGCTGAGCTAACAAAATGAGAGTATTAACAGCAAGAGAATTATTAAGCAAGAAACTTGTGTTTGGAGATCCCAAACAAATTGAAGCATTAACTGTATTAAGAGTATTAAATCATCTTAACGAATTAAAGCAAAAATATCCAAATATTGATTATACTTGTGATGAATGTGATGGTTCGGGTTATTTCTATGATAATGACACAGATGATTGTGATGTCTGTGACGGTAAAGGTCATGTTGAATTATTTAATTTGGAATATGTAGATCAATATCAAATTGAAGATCAAATTCAATTTATAATGGAACATTGTAAGTAAATTAAGTCCTAAAGATAAATACTTATATGATATTACGAGAACTCTATGAGCAATTATCTGAAGGAATCAACGACCCTCATAATTTTAAAGCACTTATTACAATAGGGGCCCCTGGTTCAGGAAAATCTAGTGTTGTTAAAATATTAACAGCTGGTAGTGGTTTAACTAAGGTTGATCCAGATCAATTTTATGAAATGTTTAAATCACGACACGGATATAAAGAATTTGAAACCCCTCCTGACATTGAAAAAGATCCAGACTGGGAAAAAGCCAAGTTATCACAGCGCTCCAGACGAGCAAATCTATTAGAAGCCCATCGTGGTATAATTCTAGATACAACTGGAAGATATGTAGAAGCTGTAATTAGAGATATATCTAGATTACGTAGCGAAGGGTATGATGTCGCTATGTTATATGTTGATGTGTCAACAAAAACTGCTATAGATAGACAACAATTAAGAAGCCGAAAAGTAAATCCTGACATTGTTGAACAATTTCACAATGAAGTAAAAGCTAATATATCAGAATATAAATCAATATTAGGTGATAATTTTGTAATATATAATAATGATTTAGGTAATATTGATACTAGCGACCCAAATAGATTTAAATCTAATATACCAAATACAACTCCTAGAAAATGGATTACTAAATGGCTTAACACACCAGTTAATAATGAAAAAGCGAATAAATGGAGAGCAACACAGAAACCAGCTGCTGGAAGACGTGATAATCCATTACATGAAACCATTACTGTGCCGTCTGATCCATCTAGTGATGCAAATATACAAGAACTAGCAGATATAATCAAAAAAAAATGTAGTAAATATCTAGAGTCTGTTCAACCAGGTCAATTTCTATGGCATGGAACTAGTAGTAAAACAAAAGATATGGTGTATGCATCGAAAAGTCGTGCTGTTAGAATACCAGTTGACAGTGATAAATTTATAACATCTTTGTTTGATAAAGCATTAAATGAACATGGGTTTATTGCTACCAGAAGTAATAGTATATTTGTAATTGGCGACAAAAACGCCGCTGAAGAGTATGGAACATTATATGCTATTTTTCCAATAAACGGTTTTAATTTTACCTGGTCTATGTCACACAATGATGTAATATTAAGTAAAAATACTGGATTAAGATATAAATTATTTAATCCCGAAAAATTACAACAAATCTTGAAGAATAAACTCGCTCACTGTTCTTCAATTGATATAGCAAATAAAGATAACATCAATCAGTTTTTAAAAGGTAATATTAAAAAATTGTACGGAATAACCTTCACTCCTAAAGAAATTCAAACAATGTTTGATAGTGATGTAGCAATGAAGAATTTCAATTTTTCAAAAGAAAACTTATCAAAAGCAATTAATAGCGAAAATGAAATATATTTAAGTGGAAAATATATTGCTATACGTGGTGGACTAGTTTTATCTAGGGTATGCTCTATATTATTCCCAATGGTAAAACCTCCACATATAAAGAAAAGGCGTCATTCATGAGAATTTTTGAAGTATCAGAAAAAACTCAATTAATAGATTCTGATGTTTTTAGAAAAGCTCTAAATTTATTAAAAGAACATAATATTGGGTCTAGGGCATTCAATTTTGCTATATCTCCATTGGTCGACGAATTAATATTTGATTGTCATCAATTTTATAATACATTAATAACGCAGAGTAGCAAGTTCTTAAACGAAATGAAAAATTCTGGAACTTTACCATTTAGAGGAAGTGAAAGTGCTTCTGTCGAAAACGGTATTGGTATTTTTCAATCAGCATCCATTGAGAATCGTCGTCCAATGTCAAGTGTATCTACTTTACAAACTCAACTAAGTGCAGCAATGTCGTCAGCTGGGATTAAAGCTACAAGAAGTAATAGTATATTCACAACAGGAAGATATGAACACGCTAATTCATATGGTATAGTTAGTGTTATATTTCCAAAAAATACAGCCAATTTTAGTTGGTCTGATTCAGAAGATTACAAAGATATTATATTAAATTTACGTGATGAGGGTGTAACTAATACATTTAAAGATTCTGAAATATATAAGAAAGCACTATCATTAGTAAAAACTTATCCAGAAAAATACGATTTAAATAGATTACTTAGTAAAAAATGTGGAGAAGCTTCTATTTCATATTATGATTTTAAATTCAAGCATAAAGACATTGCTAGTATGTCTGGTTTTTATAAGCATCAATTTGAAGAATTTATACATCTAGATACTATTAGACTTCTTAAAGAAATGAATATTAAGACTTCAAACTTTTCAGCAGCATTAGATGCAGCTGGAGAAATTTTAATTAATGGAGAATATATCAGTATACGAACAGATTCATATATTATATTAAATTATATTTTTCCTGATCTACCTCGACTTCCGTCTCCACCATTTGATCAATATTAAGGATAATTATGATACTAAACGAATTACTAGCGCCTGGTGAAAAGAAACCATTAACATTCAGAAGTGATAGGCGTGCGCTTGACAAGTCTAGTAGTGATAAAATAATGCAAATTTACGATCCGATAATTCAACACATTTTTACTGATTGTAGCAGATTCTTAGAAGAGATAAAAGGTACAAAATGTTTATGCTATCATGGTTCCAATGATGTTAGGAAAAATAATTCTCCAATTTTTATGGGAAAATCAATGAATGATCGACGGGCTAGAAATTCATCTACATTATCAACAATGATATTTAATAATGCACTATCTAAGATTGGTATTAAAGCAAACAGAAGTAACAGTTTATTTGTGGTGTCTGACTATACCGCAGCAAAAGGATATGGAAATAAAGTTTATGTAATATTTCCAAAAAATACTTCTGATTATTGTTGGACTAAGTATCTAGACTTGATTTTACCTGGTGTTTCATATCTGCCAGTTGATAATAAAATAGATTATTCAGATGAATACAAACTACTTATTAAAATGGCATCTGCACTGCCTGAAAGTATTGAAAAAGAAAATCTATTAGAAAAAATTAAAGAGTTACCAGAAAAAAATCTAGAAGAAATATTAGAAACTTTAAAGTATGATATCAAATGGGAAGAGACTGGGGCAGACCTATTAGAAAAATCGGGCATGGATGAATTATTAAATGAAGAGAACCCAAAATTAATAAAGTATTTTCCAATGGATACTGCTTCTTTTGTTGAGAAGTATCAACCAAAAAATACAGATTTACAAACAGCATTAATAAGAGCTGTAGAAATATATATACATGGTGAATACATAGCAATTGAAGTATCTATGTACGAGAATTTACGAAAATATTATCCGGAGTTACCAACAGAATGAGACTACTAGAATTTTCAAATACAACAATCATACCGAAATCAAGTCAATATTCTGATTTAAAAAATATTACTGTTGAGATATTAACTCCACTTGTTAATCAGATCAATGATAACTGTGGTGATTGTCTAGAAGCGATGCATGTGTCACAATGTACAGCATGGCGAGGCTTTAGGAATCAATTTGACTTAGCTTTTTCTGCAGAGTCAGTTGAAAATAGAAGAGTTAAAGATAGTGATCCAATTCTAACTGCTAAAGTTGATAGTATATTACAAAAAAATGGAATAGAAGCTCGTAGGAGTAACAGCATATTTGTTACAAGTAAACAAGGATTAGCATCTGTTTATGGAAGAGTCTATGCTATATTCCCATATGATTATGCAGAATTTAGTTGGTCATCCAATGAAAAGTTTGACGATGTAGTACTTAATCCACGTGATTCCGGTATGTCAAGATGGTTAATAAATCAGTTAAAAAATTATGAAGTATTTAGAAATATATTTAATAATGTACATAATAATCCTGATAATGAATATAGTAAAAAAGACAGAACATATATATTAAATATACTAAAACAAATAAGTGAAGAAGATTACGCCACAGCAGAAGTTAGTTTGCGGTCATTATCGTTAGCATTTAGCGATTTAGCTGATGAACTTGGTTATGATGATGATACTTTTATTCAATATTTTTCAATAGATGAAAAAGCAATGATGAATGATTTACGAATTAAAACTACTGACTTTGCAAGTGCTCTATCTAATGAAGGTGAAATTTTAATAAATGGGGAATATATTGCAGTAAGTGAAAAATTATACTTACGAATACAAGAACTTTTTCCAGGGATTTTTAGATAATGAAACTACTAGAATTTTCTATGTATGTTATTAATAATGACATAGAATCTATATCAAAATTTGACACCATTGTAAGAGGTATGATTGATGTTAATTTTACTGATAAAGAAATATGGCATGAACAACATACCAGTCATTGGAAATCATTGAAAGACCAAGTAAAGAAAGCATTCATAACTTTGTATCCTGAATTTAAATCATATACATGGAGACATGTAGGTCCTGGTTAATATAAAATAATATGGAAAAATTAACGTTATTTGATCTAATCTCCAATGAAGTAATTTGGGATTCAAGTTACTGTTACTATTGTGAAAACGAAATTGAATTACCTGGCGATGATAACAATGAACTATTAATTAGAGTTTATCGTGGAGGTCATGATCACTTAATCTTTGTGGTATTCCACAAGTCGTGTTATGATAACTTCTTAAAAGTTTGTGGACCGTTATTTACTTAATGGGATAAATAGTTATATGCGAATAAAAGAGCTATTAATGGAAGGTGGTAATGTATTTGATGGCACAACTCCATTTAACCACAACGTAATTCCAGATATTTTGAAGATTATTAATGGAGCCTTAAAGGAAACTGGAATCAAAGTTATTCCCGTTGGGTCTGGTGCAACTCCAACTCCAGGAAAAATTAGTAACGATCTAGACGCAATGGTAGACGAAGCTGATGTACTTGCTTATTTTAAAGCTGCTGATGCTAAAACTGGAAGGCAAGCATTAGGTAAATTCTTAAAAGCTAAAAATTTAGACGTTACACTCAATGGTGTAAATGTCCACGTTAAAGTCCCAGTTGGTGATGAATTTCATCAAGTTGATTTAATGGTAGTTCCAAACGCAAGCAAGATAGCAAAATTTCACACACATAAACTTCCAGCTAATAGTCCATTCAAAGGTGTTAACAAACAATTGATGTTGGCTATCTTAGCTAAAGAACATAACATGATGTGGTCGGCCTGGCAAGGACTTTTTTCAAGGAATGCTGAAGGTAAGAAAGACAAATTTTTAGGTAATGATATTGATCAAATTGCGAAGTTATTATTTGGAAAAAATGCAACTGGTGCTAATTTAGATTCAGTTGAAAGTATTTTGAAGTCATTACCAAAAGATAAAGCAGACAGCTTATTAGCAAAATGTAGATTAGATCCAAATTGGAAAGAAATCAAATGAAGCTAACTGAAATTAATCCGCCAGGAAAGATGTTAGAAAATTTCTTGAGCTTTGCTAAAGATAAGCTTAAACTAACTAAGCTACCAAAAATACAATTTAAAGAAAAAGCAAAAGATGTTAACAGCTTTGGTTACTATGATGTTGGAACTGATTCAATTGTTATAGCAATCGAAAAACGCCACCCAATGGATATATTTAGAACACTTGCTCATGAATTAGTTCATCATACGCAACGTATGAATAATGAAATTAATAATAAGAGTGGGCAAACTGGTAGTCCACAAGAAAATGATGCAAATTCACTAGCTGGAGTGTTAATGCGTGAATTTTCTAAAAAGTATCCTGAATATATTTAACGTTTAGCTCTAGTTTTAACTGGTTCTGGATTTTGTTGTTTACGTGCTGTCTTTGTGACACTTAGATCTTTTGGCTTACTTGGTGCGCCTGGTTCAGTAGCAATAGCTTTGCCAGCTTTTGCAGTTCCAACAATATCAATCTTAGGAGAAACGCTACCTTCTGGCCCCCACAATTGAATACTTTCAACTTTTACATTATTGATATTTTGTGTGTAATCACTAAAACATAATGATGTTTGTGTAGTTGTTCTAATACATAACATCAGCTCAAAATTTGAATATGTTTTATAATTTTCAAATATAGCTACAGCCCAAGCTTTACGTAATTCAGGTTCAGAACCACTCATTATTTGTTTTCGTAATGTATCTGTTATGCTTGTATCTTTTACAAATTTAAAAGTTGATTTAACTATAACATCTGCTACTTCAGCTTTTTGTTTTGATTTTGGTCCATAAGTATCGCGAACAGTTATCCATCGTGGACCAGTTAAACTTGCTTTTGATTCTTCAAGTTCAGCAAATAATTCAGGATAATTTTTTTCTAATGATCTAGATATGCTTGTCATATCAAGTTTAGCTTTTCTAGGATCACCCCATCTCCCACCAGACGTAATTGAATCTTTTAGTTCAACATGTTTAGAATTGATAACTAAATCGCCACCACCCGATTTACTACCAATGCTTGTAATATTTGGACTAAGAACAGATAGTGCTAATTCACCAGGACCAATTCCTTGAGCAGTTATTACATTCAATTCATTAAATATTTTTAATGCAAACGGATCAGTAATTATATCACTTAAATTTTGAATTTTATTGAGAGTAAGTAATTTACTGATGTTGATGAACCCTTTTGAGTAATTATCAACAAATCTAGTCTTATCTTCTAAAGTTCCTTCAGTTTGTACTATTACCTTACTTAGATGATTAAAAATCTTACTAGCATCAGGATCTGCTTTTAATATAGTAGACAACCTAGTAAGTAATGTTCCAGATTGCAAAGTAGAAGACACTTTTTTCAAAAGTGAAATATCTGTTTCTTTCTCTACACTTTGTTTGATATCTTTTTTTAGATCTGCTAAGTTTTCGTCAACTTCGAATATTCTCATACAAGTATTTATCCAAATTTACTTCTTCTTGCTATCTGTGTTATATGGATAATACGAAGAAATATTGTCAGCAATGCCAATTTTAACAGCTTCTTTAGCTTCTAAGAATACATCTGATGGTGGCAATAAGTGAGTTCTAATATCTTCTTCTGCTTTTAAGTTAGTACAATGTTTGATATGATTGATTAAACGTCTTTCAGTTCTTACCATCTCTTCATTCATTGCAATTAGTTCGTGTGTTTTGCCAGATGTTCCCCAGCTAAATTGATGGCTAAGGATACTAGTATTTGGAGTTATTGTTCTGTGGCCTTTAACTCCAGCAATAAATGCAAATAATCCACAACTTGATATCGATCCAATCCCAACTGTATGAACCGGAATACTACTTCCTTTCATGACATCAATAAGAGCAAAACAAGCAGATAGGTCGCCACCTGTACTCATAATTACTAATGTTATATACTTTGGTGTTTTACCAAAGGTCTGTAAATTTTTTGATAAGATAAACTTTATCACTTTTGATACTGAATAAAAAGAAAATTCTTCTGAAAAAACATATATACCACTTTGATTTAAAATTGCGTCTGAATCTAAGTCTAATGAAATTTGATTTTCAAAATATTCATCTTCTATGTTTGCTTCTACTCTGTTAGGCATCATAATTATTTAGCGGGAGAACACGTCAGACATAAAGTTATTACTCTTCCAAAATGGCGTTTCATTCCAGTACCGCCGCACATCTCGCAAGTTATTGCACTTTTATTTTCATATTCATAAATAGTATCAAAGAATTTCTTTTCGTGATTTGATAATAAATTAAATGTTTTTTCTTCAGGTGATAAATTATTTATTTGATACTCTGTATAGAAACACAAGCTTCCAAACTTTTCTTTACATTGCTGTACGTTACCGTTCCAACCTAACTCAAATAGCTTATTGCATAATTCTTTTACCAAAGGTTTCCACCCTTTACCAAATTGACAATGTGCAATAAATTCATCTACTGAAAGTTCTGTTACATCTTCATAAAAACCGTATATTATTTTGCGTTCCATTTAATTTTTTCGGACAAGTGATAGTAAATTTTCCCCTGTATGAATTCCATGTGATGTCAAAAACCAAACTATAGCTGCTGTGACTAACATTGATAAAAGTATAACTACTGTTAAATCATTTATTAGCCAAAATAAATTTTCAGATTTCATAATATTATTTATCATTTAATACTGAAAATATTTACACCACTTTGGTTTTATAAATACATTCTTTGAAAATTATAACACTATTGCGACTAATAGTAATAATGATAAAAGTATAATCATAGACAAATCACTAATAAGCCAAAACAATTTCATAATCTTATTTATCAAATTTCTGTATATTCGACTTGTGGTAACGTACCAGAGAGAATTGCATTACCACAAGTGATGCGTCCTAGATCTTCTTCTGCAGATGCGATAAATGTTAGCACTTCATATCCTGCTGATTTCAGAGCCTCTTCATGATGTAAGTACGGACGAAAGTCCGTATAGTCTCCATCAGTTTGGATATTGTTGTCCAATGCTGTTGTCGTCTTATGCATAGGAGTCAACTTGACTATGTAATAGTCTGGATCAAAGTATTTCAAAAGGACACTCGGATCAATCTCATATCCAGCCACAGCAAAATTTAATGTAATTTTTCTTCCAACAGGATTAGGTAGTCGATCCATGATACGTGCAATGCCAGCTAACTCATGTGAGTTACCAGAAAACATTTGATCACGTTCGTAATCACTAGTGGAGTTAATAGACAACTGTAACCCTGCATTCCCGCCATACATATCATTCTTAATGTGCATCCACTCTTTAAGAAAACCATGAAGTCTATTATTCTTCCACGGCATCATAGTTGACACAACTGGATGAACATTGAATTCAGGATTGAGCGAGTAATTGAATTGCTGAGCAGCTAGAATAACAGCCGGATTCCAAGTTGGCTCACCCATACGAGCAAAATGGATATTAAGACGATCTGTCTGCTTGATTCCTGGATGAAGATCTTCTAGTGCTACAAATACTTGATTTACTAAATCATTAAATGTCGCATTCTTTCCGGGTCCAACTTTAGGTACATCACAAAATGTACAACCCATAGAACAACCATATTGAGTTGAAACAGTGACCACCCATTTTTTAGTTAGTGGTAAAATCTCACAATGTTTAACTGGCTTGTGTTGATTAAGATTTATATCTTGACCATAATCTCCCAACGAAAGGAACTCTAATTGTCCGAGATCTCCTTTAACTATGCAAATATCTCCAGTGGGTACAGTTAATCGTCTTAAAATTTCCATAATAATTAATGCTTCAAAAACATAGATGTATATTCAGTCTTAGAAAGTAGCAAGCAACGTTCTGCAATAGCGGATATATTATCTTGTATTGTTGGATCTACATTATCCCAACTTTCATGCACCCAAGGATAATTCCCTAGATGAAATTTAATACAACGTTCTCGCGGGGTTAACGAATCCCATAATTCAACAACAGTTGTTGCCTTAGTCGATTTCATTTCTTTCCTTTTGTAACTGTAACTTCTCTTTAATAAATTTTCGATTAAGCAGAATTTCATGTGCCATTACTTTTATTTCTGCTTCAGTTGCGAAGCCATTGAATCCAATGGCTTGCAAAGTAAAATTTGTGATCATTTGCATTTGCAGGCCTCAAAGGAATCAAACACTGTTACATTCTTGCAGTTTTCTTTTGCCATAAATTTCATGTCAGCAGATGATCGAATTGAATCAGTAGTAAAAATTTGATTAAAATACTTAAAAATAATCTCCATACCCTTAGAGAAAATTCCATGCGTTACATATAACCCCATGTATAAATTCCTCTGTCGCTTCCTAATAATATCTGCGATACCAATAAAAGTACCGCCGCCATCACAAATATCATCAATGATCAAAACATTATCGTATAAGAATTCATTTGCTTCTGGAACATTGAAACCTTCAAACAATCCAGTTTCAGGATTTCTCTTCTTTGTTGCAAACAAGACCTGTACTGGCCACTGTCCACTATTGTAACCAATAGTCTCAGGAACTTCATATCGGCCCGCTGCGCCCTTGTCAGGAAACAATACAGTCAAACCTTTATTACCATAACCATTGTCCCAAGCCATTGAAACAAAATGTTTCATTGCACGTTTGATTAGTGGTTCTGCAGAAACATTAATAATGTTATCTTGGAAGATCAATGATGGATTATGAACATCAAGTGTAATAATATTATGGAAACCTGTTTCGCGCAACATACTGCAAACTACATCCAGTCCGCATGTATCGCCTTTTTTGAATCTCCTGTCAGCTCTGCTATAAGGCAAATAAGGAATATATAGTTTGTAATCTGTGTTGAATTCAATAACAGAATAAATTGCAGAATCTAAATGTAGTAATGTTACTAGTTCATCTGCTGTTCTTGCTTTTGATAACACATCAACTTGATCTGAACTTTCTAGTTCCTTAACTCCAGCGTCTGTGAAACGAACTTGCATTTCGCCAGCTGGATAATAAAACTTTTCAAACCACCCACCAGGCACACAATCTGTTGTAATCGACATTGCCTTGTTATACATATTAAAGTCCTTTCCTTACGCGATCCCGAATAACATCAAATGTTGGATCAATTTTTAAATTGCTGTCAATGAACACTTGCTCATACGCACAATTTCGAAATTCTTCTTCAGTAACATTCTGGAGAAGCTCATAAGTTGGATTGTCGTCTGTAGACAGTGTAGTTCTGTATACAGCAAGAAGTCCACGATGTGAAAACTTTCCGCCGGAGTCAGTAACGGGCTTCTTAAAGATTGGAATAATCTTGCCGTCTTTTTCAATTGCGGTCGCCTTCATCGCATTACCAAATGTATCACGTGTTACATATTCATATGTATATGATCCAACGCCTAATACTTGATTATATGGAGACAATCCTTGTTTAACAATACCACCTAAAATATTGTCTGCGCGTTCTTCTGTAATTGCATCACCATAAATCAAACCGCCCTTGTTGATTAATGGAAGTCTTCCAGTTGGATTAGGCACTGTTCCTAGAGCCCTTCGTAAACATTCCATGGCACCTAAATAAGCAGGATGTTCAAAAGATTTATATTGATGATTCATTCCTTTGTAATCATCATTGCCTAGAATAATTTTTTCAGGATCTCCTGAGTCAGGACGGATAACAAGCTTACCGTCACGTGCAATAATTCGTTCTTTCAACTTGCAAATAATATCTGTCAGTACACTCCAGAGATCCCATGTATCAGACACAACTGATAAAATTCCTTTTGGATATACTTTGAACAATAAACGTTCAAATGTTTCTAGTTCTCCTTCTTCGCCGCCTGCACACATAACAGAGTGTTCAGTTGCATTAACAGATCCACCACAATTAAGATTTGCACGATAATATTTTACTGCAGAAAGGATTGCAGGAAGTGTATCTGTACCTGAGAATGAAAGCAAATGGCCCATCCCAGATAAACATGCATCTTCTACACCAGACATTCCACGAAAGCTAAAATCGTGACATTGCCAATCTACAAAACCAAAATCTAATTCTCCTGCTGCCCTGGCATGCTTCATACAAATCTCTCTGTATCGGCGTGCCTTTGTTGCAGACGTTGATGGCTTCCAAAGAATTGATGACATCAAAGATTCAATATAGTTTGTGACCCATGCAAAATCTTTGTGAGTGTTAACTACAATAATAGGAGGAATATTTAGTGGAACTTGGAATCCTTCTGGTAGAGACCAAATTTCAACTGGAAGATATTGCAATTGATGTAGTGCCCTGATATGGGAAGATTCTGTGAGACCAATTGTAGCACCCATTACCATTTCGTATTCAGCAATAACTTCTTCTTCAGGACGAGAAAAGAAATGTTTGTTGAATGCTTCAATCAAATACTTTTTTGCAAAGTACGTGAAACCAAAATTAACTACTTTTGTTACACCTGGAATTCGTGTAGAACGCGGAGTCCAGTTGCTAAACACTCTTGTAATACCATCTGGGTATTGAAAGATGTGACCTGCCTTATAAAAATCAATTAAAAACATCGGATTTTCGATGTCAAGTGTAAGTAGTAATTTTTCTAAATCTGTCGTAATCATTTTTTCCTTAAATTATGTGACTAACAGTTACATATATTCGATAATACACGAACCCAAATACAAACAAAGTAATGCAAATAGCTATGATATAATCCATTATTTGTTGTGTCTTGATAAAATTTTACATAATATCAATGCTGAAATTATTTATTAGTATACCAAAAATATTTCCCATATTTTCCGTTACTCAATCGCTAAAATAGTGATTCCATACTATGGCGGCAACAAGAACAAAAATTACACCCATTAAAAACATCTCGCGTGGACTGAAATCAAACATACTTCTCCTTAGCTAATAATACTAATAATCCTATTAATCGAAAGTAATACCATTCCTACTGTAAACAAGTCGCTCATTTTAGCATCTTTTACAGGAAGCGACCAAATCTGGGATTCATAAATTGTAGAAACTCCAAACAAAAAAGTATCACAACTAATAGGACAAATCCGTATGCTATATATTTAGAATTCATCACTTAACCTTTTTGTATTCCTCATTAACAATATTCATAACAATCTTGTATACTTTATACAACACTGGAATCATGATTATAATTGAAATTGTTGCGCCAATTGCAGCACCAAAGATCATATTTCTCAGTAGATTTTCCATAATTTATTATCCTTAGGGGCTGTTAAATTAACAGCCCCTTGGAACAAATTTACTATACAGTTGGTTCAACTACAGCTGGAGCCTCAGCAACTGCCTGCTTCTTGCTGCGAGCAGCCATCGCCACATTCTTGTTGTCAAGTGCCACGCCGTTAATACCAAGCTCAGGATGATTGGTAAAATACGCAACAATCTCTGCCTTGGTCATCGGATTCGGAAGCTCAACAAGGTTAATGTCAGTGTGCTTGTCCTTCTCTAGAATCTTCACACGAGATACAAGATCGTTTGCGAACCGCATCTTCATTTCGCCCTTGCGCACACTGGATCCAGCAACAGTAAACGTCCGTTCATCTGTGTCTGTAACAACCTTCGGTGCCTTTACCTTCGGAACCTTTACAGCCTTGACCTTAACTTCCTTAACTGCCTTTACCTTCGGAACCTTTACAGCCTTGACCTTAACTTCCTTAACTGCCTTTACCTTCGGAACCTTTACATCTGTAACAGTCTCCGGAACGCCAGCAGCCTTAACCTTCGCCTTAAGCTCAGCAAGCTTTTGGCTAACAATGTTTGCCTTACTCGGTGCCTTTACAACGGGCGTCTGTGCTACAACTTCAGGCATCGGATCTGCAATTGCAGCGAAAGCCATCGTCATTTTCTTCAAGTTCATCTTCGACATAGTGTATTTTTATTTTCCTTTTTGTGTATTCTACTACTCTTTAAGTATAGCAAATCTAATTCAATTTGTCTACCAATTCCATAAATTTATTTCTGTTGTGTCAACTCGTGTTCCTGTAATTTCCATCACTTCAACATTATTGCAATCAACTTTGTTCTTCCATGCCCAATCACCAATTGCTGACAAGCACGAAAAAAGCTTAATTTGCTGTTCTCCTTGCTGTGGATCGTACATTACTAGATATCGTTTAATCATTGTATTGTTTACTCTTTAATTATAGCAGTTTGAATGAGCTGATGTCAACCAATATCTTCTTTGTTTTCACCAAATTTGTACATTCCATATTCTGATAATTGATCCCAAGTGGTAATATCACCGTTTTCGATCAAACATATAAGGCAATCGAATTCGCGTTGGGAACTTCGGGTCTTTTCAAAATATTCAATTCGATATTGATAACAAAAATCAACAAGCTCGTCTTCAGTTGGATTCATATTTTAATTATAGCAGTTTGAATGAGCTGATGTCAACATTATATCTTCTTTGTTTTCACAGAGTTCACACATGATAAATCCTGCATTTCAACATATCCATCTACTTTTATTGACGGATTTGTAATGCATGTCAACCACACATGATTGGCATCATCTGAATGGGTATGATCAATAACAAAGAGGTGTCCTTTGTACGCATCATAATATGGAGCAAATGCGGGACCAAATACATGTGATTTAAATTTATATTTCATTACTCTTTAAGTATAGCAGTTTGAGCAACAAAATGTCAACCAAAACAAAACGTCGTTTAAGCAATTTTTAGAGCAGATCTAGTGCTATGACCCCAACTCGCCCCTAATAATGCGTTGTACGACGTTTTACTTAGATTTACGTGTTGAAAACAAAAGACTTATGCCAGCAATTAATACTCTTCAACAGTTATCTTCCCAGTTTTCAAATCGTCTTCGATCATTTTGTCAACCCGCAGTTTGATTTCGTCAACCGTTTCTGGAATCTTTTTATTCATCAATTTTGCGCACTCTAATTTATGCCAGGCTTTGAATTCTTTTGTTTCAGCTAGGTGTTTCAATGCATCCTGTCGATTTTTTGTATTGCTACGATGTTCTCGACCTTCTCCAACTGCACCAGATTTAGAATGGATTAATCTCACTCCACTGTTTGAGGTGTCCTTGCCTCCGCCGCCACAACCACCAACTGAAAATGTTTGCATTTCCAAATCCTTCATGGTGATTGAAAATAATAATCGTTTTGTTTTAGTACTCATAAAATTTAAGTCCTCTTAATGCCAAATATACTAATTGTCCTTGATCTAACTTGGTCGATTCGTCAACTATTGTCCATTCATTTATTACAACGTCTTCGAGATTTGAATCTGTGAAATCAGCTCCACGCAAATCGGCGCCACACAAATTAGCACCAGTTAAATTTGCATTTCGTATATATGAATAACTTAAATCCGAATAACTTAAATTTGAGTTATTAAAACTTGTTCCATGTAAATCTGAAGTAGATAAATCTGATTCACTTAAATTTGTATATCCAAAATCTGATCCATACATATTTAAATTAGATAACTTTGCACGAGGCAAAATCAAATTACGCAAGTCTTCTTCAACTAGATTATTGCCTCGAGTTGTATGTAATAATGTACCACTTTTTGATTTAATCTTCATACAAATCTTTAAGATATTTTAAAACCCATATCAAAAATTGTTCTTCTGTTAAGATAAAATACCATTCAATTTCAACAAAATCTGTATATGGAAAACACTCAACATCAAATGTTTTCTTAATCCATTTTTTAGCATCATTGAAATATTTTTTTAATAGTAGGCCGAAGTAATATTGCTGTATTTTTATCAGTTGATGTGATAATATAATTACCATCAATTAATTTACCATATATCCAAATTTTGGTAATTTTTACATCTGTTGGATTATGTGGAAGCATTTTTTAAAAGATCAACAGGAACATCACAAATCCACGATTTTCCACTACTCAAACTATAAAATGAAACTGGTTTATTCTTTAAACAATAATCGCAAGTAAACTTGCCTACTTCGCATTTGCATTCAATACTTGGTGACATTTCATTCTCCTAATCTACAATCTAGCAAGCCCTTCTTCTGAACTGTATATAACTTTCTTAATGCCAAATTCCAATATAGCACGTTGACATCCACTACATGGCTTCGCCATTCCCCAACCAGTATCTTTTACTCTGCAAACATAGAGAGACGATTTTTTGAGTTGTGACAAACTCAGATGCCTCATAGCATTTTTTATTGCAGAAATTTCTGCATGTAGATGAATTTTATGTTCGTCAGCTGCATACTTTTTTTGGAATGGCGAAGTTTTATAGGAAGGAACGCCATATGAAACTATTCGATTTTTATATACAATAATTGCAGCCAGTCTATAATTTGCAACTTTTTCAGACGCTATAGCGACTTCTGTCAAATTATTAAACATACGTTTCATTCGCGTATCTGTATCCATAACTAATTATAGCAGAAATTAAATTTGGTTGTCAATATTGATTTTAGTCGGACACTTGCAACGTTTGGTTTGGTCTACTCCAACTGAAATTTTAACTTGGTCAACTACAAATTTTCCAATTTCTAATTTGATATTTTTAGCAATTTCTTCTTTAATCAAATCTTCAAAAGTTGTTCTGGTATATCGTTTCGCATTCCACGCTTCTTGTACCTTGCTTGCAACATAATGTTCAAACGAAAAACCTTTTAGATATTCATCAAACTTTTCTTTAACTACTTCCTTAAAAATAGATGTAATGTAATCTTTATCAATATGAAGATCATTAAACATTACGTTTCTTACTGCTTTGTGAATTTCTTTTCTTGAACTTTCTTCTTTGTTCATAATTAACTTTACCGTTGCTGTAATAACCTTACCATCAAAATATGTTCTAATTCTCTACCAAATTCTTCTTGCTGGGTCACAAATAGTTTATTGTTATATCTATCAGTTTTTGTATCGTATTCAGTTAACTCAATAACTATACCACCAGAAGCAATATACACATCAAATGTGAATCCATCTGATCGAATCATTTCTCGTGATTTATTTGGATTCGAATTTGAATCTATATAACAATCGTCGCCATCAGATAATACCCATCTACAAAATCTATGTAATAATTTTTTTATAATAATGAACTAGCTATACTAAAAATATCATATCAAAAACAATTAGCAACCCGCAATAAACAATTAGCAACAAATTCAGTGATATTATTCTAGTGTGACAATAAGAACAACTAAACACCATTTACATATCACCTAGTTTTTCTGTCTAATGACAGAGCCATGAGTATTGGATGATAATCAATCTTTAGTATAGTCTAGTTTTGTGACAAACTACATCACAAAATCGTTAAACGATTCCTTCTCCTTCTAGAGTTTCCCAATCTGTACTTAAAATATCAATCTCTAAATTTGTATTCAAAAACAATAATGCATCAGACAGCTTATTGATACTTCGCTTTAGTGAAATAACACTTTGTTTTAGTATTACCTTAAATGTTGGAGTCATTAAGGATAATGTTAAATTTTCTGTACCATAATCTACATACGTAGCAGATTTTCTCTTATCTACATTTGCAAGATATATACTTGACCATTCTAAATCTTCTGGTGTAGTATTTTCAGATGCTAATAGCTTGGTAAAAATTAATAATTGTGCTTTAGCAGCATTGATGTCTGACAATACTTGATTTATAGAACAAGTATTTGAATTCATCTTAACTGAATTGGCCATTCCAATATCTTGCCTGATGCTATGTAAGATTCTAGTAAGACTAATTATTCGCTCTACACTTGCTTCAAATTTGCCAATTTCTGTGTTCTTAATAGCAACTGGATCCGCAACCTGGTTTGACACAATACGCTTTTCTGAATCAATATTGATTCTTGAAATTTCAGTTTGAATATCGCCTGCAATTTTTGCAGCACGACGTAAATTAATCTTCATATTTTTATCCTCTTATCTTTTAGCAGCAAATGACAACGTAGAAATAAATAGCAAACAAAACGCAAATCCCGAAAAAAATGTTAACATTAAATTTCCCCTAGTCCTGGACAGTCAATCATTACATCACTTAACAGTTGTGGTGTATAATTCATTACTTCAACTGAGCAATTTCTATACCACTTATTATCTTTACCAATCCAACCTTGTTCTCTATCATGAACATGTCCATATAAGCACATATCATATTTAACATTTGGCGCACCACATGAATATGCACTTCGATAAATTGGATTGTGAATCAATAAAATATTCAAATGCTCAATTTGCAAAACCAAATATTTTTGAACACTTGCAAAATTAAATGTTCTACTAGTTACTGGCTTGTCATGATTTCCTTTAATTAAATGAATAATCCCATTCAACCTTCCATTTATGTTTGACACATCACCAAATCCAAAATCACCAATTACATAAACAGTATCATCATTTGATACAACAGAATTCCAATTTGCAATCAATATTTCCTTCATATGATCTGCATCAACGAAAGGTCGATTGCAATACTTAATTATATTGCTATGATTAAAATGTAGATCAGAAATAACAAAAATCATACAGCAATCCAAGAAGTAGCAATACAATTAAATAAAACAACCCGTTTAAATTTAAAACCCATTGGCCTCCGAATCAACGTTTTACTAGTTATAGCCCACTTTGGTAAAATTTTACATTCATTTGAAAAATAATAATCAATAGATTTTTCAAGATACTCGTTTGCAGTTTCATTAGAGTCAGTAATCTTTTCTAATGTTTTAAAATTATATCCTGGAAGAACAGTCAATATCGAAGTTAATCCATCTAGTGTTTCGAAATGAATATCAGTAACCCAATCGTCAACTTCAATGTATTCTAATCGTATAATATAATTCATCATAATTTAAAATCTTAGTCCCAGCTTCTGGACTCGAACCAGCTTCAAGGCAATAATCTGTTGCGACCGGGAAATACTACTTTTCACCAATATATCTTAACGTAAATGCATGTCCATCTTTAACAATTTTCCATTTACCAGTTATTTCGCCTTTGTTAATAACAACCAAATTAGACATATTAAAAAATTCTCTGTATAACATAAAATATGCCGATCCAGTTTCTTTATTTTTTAGAATAAACCCTTCGATGCCATAACTATAATTAATGCGATTTGAAATAATCAGTGTAGCAGTAATTTCATAAGTTTTATGGAAGTCATAAAATTCTGGATAGTCTTTAGAACTTCCAAGAGATTTACTTGCTGGAACTGACCCGCCACTTCTAAAGAGTTTATTGACGTAATAATTTAATTTACTCTTTGGGTCCATTAAATCAAACAAGAAATCATTTTTAAGTACAGGTATTAAATCTTTTGCCATAATTACTATTTAAGTATAACAGGTTTCCTATCTAGTTGTCAAATACTGTTGGGAGCATAATTGGGTTCGAACCAATGACCTTCGGTTTCACAGGCCGACGTTCTTCCAACTGAACTATATGCTCCGTAATAAAATTTCTTCATTCAAAATATTGTGAGAATGAAGATTAAAAGCAGCATCACTAGCATCTTCTCCACTTTCGAAATATTTTTCAATATCAGAATTATATCTAGTCATCAACTCATTTCGAAGTTGTGGAGGAAGTTTCCAATAATCTTCAAGCAAATTATCAATTTCTTCCCAATATCGAACTCTATTAGCAATACTCATTTAATATATAGTAGGCCTAAATGGATTTGAACCATTGATCCCTGCCTTATCAAGACAGTGCTTTAACCAACTAAGCTATAGACCTAAAATTTTTTGCCTTCGGGGATGGATTCGAACCACCGACGCCAGCTGTTTCAAAGCTGCGCTCTACCAAACTGAGCTACCTCGAAGAAAACTTATAGTCCTGGGAGATTGATTTGAACAATCGACTTCTATCTTATGAGGATAGCACTCTACCAAGCTGAGCTATCCCAGGAAAAATTGTGGTGATAGGTTAGAGATTCGAACTCTAAAGGGCCCTAAGGACCGCTAGTTTTACAGACTAGTGCGACCAACCGTATTCGCGTACCTATCAAAACTGGAGCCGGAGAAAGGACTTGAACCTTCAATATCCGCATTACAGGTGCGGCGCTTCGCCAATTAAGCTACCCCGGCAAAAACTTTATATTAATCTTTTAACATATAATTATATTTCAACTACATACAATATAAAAATTATACGAATTTCTCATAAAGAATATCTTTCAAAAGAAAAATTACCGATTATAATATCTAATCTGGAGCGGCATACGTGAATTGAACACGTTTTTAATCTTTTCAGAAGCTGGGGTGGAAACCCAGTGATCACCCAATGACCCAATGCCGCTCAAATTTTGGCGGGACCGGAGAGAATCAAACTCTCGACTTATGGGAGACAACCAAATGGTTTATCACTAACCTACGGTCCCAAACTTATTACTTATTTATTAAATCCGTTTAACTGCTTATACTTTTCTAACAATATCAATACATCTTCTTTAGTTTGATTAGCACATGCTAAATCAACTAAATGTTGAATAATTTTTACAGCACCTATATGACTTAAATCATATTCTTGAACTGCATCAACATATTCCCAATCTGAAGAACCTGCAGCATCTAGCTGGCTATGTTTAACTCTAACTTTAGCTGAAACTGTCATAACTTCTAAGTCAGAATTTCCCATTACATCACATACTCTTTTAATAATCTGCATATACTTTGGCACCCCCTGTCAGATTCGAACTGACTTGATTTTTACATCACTGGGTTTGGAGTCCAGCGCGGCACACCATCTCCGCCGAAAGGGCGATAATAAACTTTAGCTCTCGGAGCAGGACTCGAACCTGAAACATCCTGGTTAACAGCCAGGCGCTCTACCAATTGAGCTATCCGAGAATAGCAAACTTTAATGTTGTCCCAGCAAGTCGATATATTTCTATACCACAACAACCCGGCCTTCGCGAAGTTGACGGCTTTTCAGCATCTGATCTCAAAGCCGAAGCTCTGACGTTTTTCCAGGTTCTTCACTCTGGTCCACGCGGATCAACAAAATTTTTAGTCGGAGAAGCAGGATTCGGACCTGCGATATTCTGTTCCCAAAACAGACGGATTACCAGACTTTCCCATTCTCCGATAACATTATTATTTATCTTTTCTATTTCTCTTTAATTATAGCAGTTTTTTCATTTCCTGTCAAATATTTCTTCCTCAATTAAAATCATTTCATATTTTCTCTTTATCACAGTTAGTGGAGGACGTTCAATCAATGTCAGACCGTCGCAATTACATTCAAATGAACACAGGCCTGATTCACCAATAACAGAATTACATTTTATACAATAATAATTAGTTACGAACAAATTTTTGTACTCCTAAAGTTCTCAAAACCTTCTGTACTGCAATTAATTGCCTAAAACAGTCGTCCATTGCATCATGCGTTACTTTTGGCTGCTTTACTGATACCAAATCGATAATAGTTCGCGAATCTCTAACCTGCCAATATGGCCAAGGTCGAGGCATATTATATTGTGCATAAGCATGTTCGAGCATTGAGATATCAAAAGTTGTTCCTTGTGCCCAAATTCGATCAGCTTTATTCCAAATAAATTTATGCAGTTGACTCAACGCTTCTTGCAACGAAACACGTACCAAACCTTCACCAAAAATACTATCTTGGACTGCTTGATCTTGTTGGCTCCACCATTTAATAGTATCTGGATTAATAGTCCTTGTTGGTTGAGATTCAATATCAATTAATAGATGTAGTTGGGTAAGATCATATAGCTTTACACTCGAATTTTCATAATCCTGAAATGGATCAAAACATACCGCTGCCATTGATACGATAGTTGCATTAACACTCGTATCTAATGTTTCTAAATCTATCATTATTGAATTGCTCATGTATTAAGTATAGCAGTTCATTATAGAATTGTCAAACTTAAATTGATAAATACTTGTACTATGGCAGCCAACGGAATTTCAACATTATCAACGAAAGAACTTAAACAGATTGCGAAACTGAATCTAGCACAAACCAAACGACAAGCTGGTGGTAATACTTCTCAACCATTTTATCGACCACTTAATACGTACGATATTAATTTATTACCTACGCACTATATTGGAGATACAGTTGTAAATAATGTCCACGCAGGTGATCCAACTCCAGGGAGGCCCTGGACTAATAATTTATCACTACAGAATATGATAAATTAAATAATGTTTATCAAAAGGAAAAAAGGAAAATATGAAACTAATTTTATTTCTAGCGCTGGCAGGCCTGGCTCACGGACAGACGCTCAACAGTGGATCATCGGTTCTGAATGATGCTGTGAACTCGAAAGCGCCGATTGCGAACCCGACGTTTACGGGCAACGTAACGATTGGGGCTACAGTACCCAGTAACGCACCTCCGGCAAGCCTCTCTGTAAGCGGGAACGTGTATGCCGGGACACTCCCAGTCGCAACCTTCCGCAGCGGCTGGGGCGCGCCAACGGGCAACACCGACGCGCAACTCTACCTGGATCAAGCCAGCGGAACGATTTATTTCCAGTCCAGCGGGTTGTGGGCTCCGATGTCTACTGCGACACCCGTTTACGGCTGGTATGTGGACCCTCACTGGCGCACCCGCCTGGGCTGCTAACAGACTTTACAAGGGTTCAATCTCCCGCGCTTCCGCTGGCATTTGGGACTGCTGGTACACGGGATCGACGCCAGCAATAACTACCGGATTGGCTATACGACGATCACTGGGCTATAGGTAACGTAAATACGCGAAAGCGTTACGAGGAATTATGAAACTTCTAATCTTCTTCTTGATCGCATCGACGGCATGGGCGCAGACCATTGCCTCAACGTCAATCGGAACCTCATGCACGTTGGCGCAGGAGGCCACAGCAAATCCGACGCAGCAGACCGTCCAGTGGACCATCCCGGCGACGTAGACGGCATTGCCGTCTACGATCTCCATAAATCCAAGAGTATCCGCGATCTCCTCCACACGCACTTAAATATTTTCCGATGTTCTTCTGTCATTATCTGTCCTTGTCGGTTATGGCGTAATACAAACCAAGCGTGGAGATAAATAAACTAGAAACCATAGTGAATAGCGGAGCGTAAGACACGCTCCTCCATATCGGATCTGCCCACAAGTCGGAATGTAAAACATCAATAATCATCGCAGAGTCCAACAAGATAATCACGGACCAGAAAACTACCAAAATTTTACCCTTTGTCATGCTCCACCTTCACATTCATTCATAAAGGTTGGCAACGCCTTAACTAATTTTGATCTGTGTTCTACATTTTCCATTTAGATTCCCCACCCTCTTTTATTGATTGATCCTTCACCAGATGATGTTCGTTCACCTTCGCGAACACGTCTTAGTGTTTCAATTAATAGATGTATTGTGCATTCTTGGCATAAATCAGCGTTGTCAATTTCATAATTATTATGGTGTTCTATTTTGATTTTTAATCTATCCCAATATGTACCAAATGACTCTTGTTCAAATGTTATTGCTAACGAACGACAATTCGTTAGCAATATTTTACCACAATAATCACAATTTATTTCTGTGTTTGTGTGCCTAGACATGTATACTTCCTAATTGACAGAGAAATTAAACCAACACCAATTAAAAATAATGTGTTTGGTTCAGGAATAGCTGTACTATAAGACAATTTTCCAAACTCAGCAGCAGGAGAAGTACTTGCAACTACTAATTGATTTACTGAACCTTTGGTAATATTAAATCTTACATATGATACCACACTTTGATCTCCTGTACCTGGTGGGACTAATTGAGCTCCAGTGTATTGAGCAACCAATGCAGCACCATCCCAAAGTTGAAATACATTATATGCATCGGGCGATCCTAGTAAAAATTCAATATATGTTGCTGGTGTTGTGAAAGTAATTGAAATTAAATCTGGAACTCCACATCCTCCAACCCCAATATATGTATGTGCGTAACCAGCTAATGCAGCATTACAGTTCACTTGACTTCCAGAAAAGAATGGGGCATTACCAGCAGACCAATTTCCAATTACCACATTATTAATTGTATAGGGAGATGGAGTATTATGATCTAATCCATCGAATGAAATAGTAGTTGCTCCTGGTTGACTAGTAGAATTGTTGGTAAAAGAAACTGTGGTTGCGCTAGCCAAAACTAGCGAAAATAAACTAAGCAAAAGTATTTTCATTATTATCTCCAAATATTACATCGATATTTATCAAACCCAGACAAGTTTAAATGGTGTTGATTTCGAACTCTTTACGAATAGTATCAATAAGATTATCAATAGCCATTCGTCCACGATGATCTCCTACTTCATCACAAGCATCCCACGAGATTTCAGCTAAATTCAAAACTCGTTCTATTGATGTTAATTCAACTTGTTGTAGTAGATCAAGTACATTAGATGCTTTTATGCCATCTGGTTTCAATCCAATAATAATATCAACCACATCGGGCATATACTTATTTCTATCCATAATTTTATGCAAGTTTGAGTGGTTCAATCCAAGCTGCTAGATCGCCTTCTAGAGTTGCTGGCCATTCTTCTTCTTTAATTAGACAATAAATATTATCTGGAAGAATAATTCCAACAGCAGTCAATGCACCATTTAGTGACATTTCGTCTTCTCTAAATGCAGCCCAACAATAATTATTATTAACATCTGTTTTGCAGAATGTTTCAAACTGAGCTAGTTGAGCACTATTCCCTCCATTCAAGATGATAATAGTTTTGTCATCAGTTGCCCATTGCTTGAAATGCTTATGTTTCTTCATCGCCATCTCAGAAATAACATGAGCAGACTGAAGACCACATTGAAGTTGAGACAAATAATAATTTGTCAAAATGTAAGCTCTGTAATTTTTATTCATATAAATTTAGTACCCAAAATAGGACTTGAACCTACAACATCTTGCTTGTAAAGCAAGCGCTCTAACCAATTGAGCTATTCGGGTAATTTAGTAGCCCCGGGAGAAGTTGAATCTCATACCGTCCGCCCAACTTTAAGGATCAGTTTAGAAGACTGATGTCGGGTTCGGGGCCATAATTTCTAAAACGATTTAACTGTGATTCTTTGCCATTTCTTAAAACTATTCCTAAAGAATGTAATATTTTTGCAAAATTAACAGGACTTGGATGATTATATTTTTTTGCTAATTCACTAAGTGAAAACCCATCATTATCACCTTGTTTTTAAATTTAGTTGGCCCAGACGGAATTGAACCGTCAACATCTTCATTAAAAGTGAAGCACTCTGCCAATTGAGTTATGGGCCAATATACTAATGGTAGGGAGTATTGGATTCGAACCAATAATGTCGGAGCCAAAGTCCAAAGGTTTGCCAATTAGCCTAACTCCCTATTTATTATTCTATACTATTTAAGTATAGCAGTATTTATCTAATAAGTCAATCTTAAAATTTCTTTATCTTTCTTTTCTGCATACCGTATTGTTGCCCACGTTCCACTTCTAATTTCTTCTATGTTTGTTCTTGGTGCAGCAATTAATACATCAGTGCAATCAACAATGACATGATTTCGCTTTATATAATCAAGTGGTTTTAAAATTTTATCATTTTGGTCAAAATATCCACGCTTTGACATTATAATTGGTGGATGACAAACTACATAATACCCAAGTTCTTTTGCAATTAATGCTGCTTGGATATCTGAACCAATACAATCACCATGATGAAATTCACCATCTTTGAAAAAAGTCAAAATATTAAATATCTCTTCAATTTGAAGATCTGACATTCCTTTTTGTGTTCCAGTGAACCCAATTTTCATTAATTTATGACCACTTTGCTACTTGAATTGTGTTTAACGTGATTAGATCTTTGAAATCTTTGAATGCTTTTGTAATTCGCTTATCATAAAAATATAAAGTGTCTCCATTTTCAAAGAAAAATTGAGCATCTTTTTTACCAACGCGCTCAATTTTGAACAACTTAATATTCAACTTTTTATATTCTTTAGCAGTCATTTAAAAAATCAACCACCCACTGATTCTAAAATTATTTGATCTGTAATGATACTTTGACAAAGATCATTTATGGTATCAAAATCTGGATATTCTGGTAGCATCTTGAGATTAGCTGCTTTTTGAGCATTATCTAATTCATTATCTACTAATAATATCCAATCACTTAGAGAAAGTCCGCCATTTCGAATATAAAGCAATTCATCAGCATCATTTCTAAAAATATTCATCTTTCCACTTAGGAAGAATTCAGTTGCCATCCTTAAAATTCGAATAGTATGCATGGCATATTTCACATCATACCCATATTTTTCAACTAATAGCTTTCGTTTTGTACCTAGTTTTCCAGTAATGCAATTAACAACAGCATTTCTTTGACTTTGTGAATATCCAATAAGTGTGTTGTATGCTTGTTGACTTTCAAATGCTTGTCGATTTTTGATTAAACTTTTTCCTTCGGGAGTAATAATAGTATATTCATGATCTCTCAAATATAGCAAAGGAATAACATTTGGATTAAACTTAATACACAATTTCAAAAATTTTCGTAGTTCAAAAATAGTTGATTCTGCATTGATAGTTTCCTTTTTGTCTAGGACAAAAGTATCTTCACCAGCAACAAGTCCAGTATAATACGAATTGGGTTTTAGAATAATACCCAAGAAGTCTACATCAGAATCTTCTGTGGCTGCTCCGTAAGATTGTGAACCAACTTGTCCAACAAGGATATACTTTCCCGACTCCTTAGGAAGGTTAAAATTTACATTATATTCTTCTGTGGTCATAATTTTTCTACTTTAACTACTATAGTTTCAGGCTGCCCACCACAGTATAGTTCAATTTTTATTTTGACCATCACATACTCCAATATGTTTCTGAGGACGGATCACAACATAGAGGTGTATTGCTTTTAATGGTTACATTTTTTCCAGACATCAAATTTTTTACAATCTTGTTTTTTACAATTTTTGAATCATAATATTCAGCTAAAGCCACAGCATACGGGGCAATTGCATATTCTGTTTCTCCATTGACAACGTGTTCGCAGTATTCACAATCAACAAAGCCATGTTGGACACGATGAATCCTTTCGTAACCAACTCTGCGATTAGCAACTCTCATTGACTTTCGAGCAGAACCTTGTGAATTATGTGTTGATACGTGCATAGTAGATTTTATGTGGTACACAACAAAAGACATATTATTTCCTCAATCCTTCAAGCATCGCAGTCAACGTTGCATGTTCTTCGTCACTCAACCATCTTGCGCTATAATCGTTCTGCTCAAGATATAGTGTAACGACCTTTGAAAAGTCGGACCATTTACTTCTTACTTCGTTCATTTCATTTCGTTCCTGGAGTCGCTCTCGTAATGTTTCGGGTTTATACAAGTATGTTGCACTGTATGGGGACTTTCGTTCGGTACCATGCTTATCGTATGAGGTTCCATTTTCTAACATAATATGCCCAAACTTGTTGATCTTAACAATGTTGCTAAAACCATAGTTCATGAGCGTACTGTTATAATACCTTGCAAACCCAACTTCATCTCCAACTTTGAGTGCTCCAATATCAAACATTCTTTTCTCCTACTCTTTAAGTATAGCAATTTAGGTAAATGATGTCAACCAAAATAAAACGTCGTTTAAGCAATTCTTAGGGCACACTTGGTACAATTACCCTAACTCTGGCTTTAAAATGCGTTATACGGCGTTTTGTGCCAATTTAGGTGTTGAAAACAAATGACTTAATTTCCATATCTAATACCTTTCATAATTAAATATGTTAGCTGTTCTGGATCTAAATTAGTAGTTGAATTAAATCTTGTATATCGATCTATTTTCACATTATCTAACTTTGCACCACGTAAATCTGCTCCACTTAAATCTGCACCACACAACTCAGCCATATTTAAATCTGCGCCACACAACTCAGCCATATTTAAATCTGCGCCACACAAATCAGCCATATTTAAATTTGCACCACTTAAATCTGCGCCACACAAATCAGCCATATTTAAATTTGCGCCACTTAAATCTGCGCCAATTAATATTGACCTAAATAAATTTGCTCCACTTAAATCAGAATCGTATAAATCTGCTCCACTTAAATCAGAATCACGAAGATCTGCGTGACGAAGGTCAGCTCCCCATAATTTTTCACCAACTCTAGTTTTAATTTCCATATTTAACCCCTTTGAGTATCAGGTAGGTAAGCTGTTCTGGATCTAAATTAGTAGTTGAATTAATTCTTGTATATCGATCTACTGTCACATTTTCTAAATTTGCTCCACTTAAATCAGAATCGTATAAATCTGCTCCACTTAAATCAGAATCACGCAAATCTGCTCCACTTAATATTGACCTAAATAAATTTACTCCACGTAAATTTACTCCACGTAGATCTGCATCTCTTAAATTAGCCCAAGATAAATCTGATCCATCTAATGTGAAACGTCCTGATGTTAATAATATTTTGCCTAATTTAGATTTAATTTGCATGAAGATAAATTACTTGATAACTTTAATTCTGGTAAGCTTGGTCACATTGTCATCACAATGTTGTTTGATTTGAGCAGACAAAAATTTCTTTGTGCCAGTTCCCAAATCCTCTTTAAAGAAGAAAAAGAAAATATCGTTGCCCATCTTAGCATTGATAATCCACGTCTGCCATTTCATGCTAAAAGTAGATTTCAAAATCTCAAACTCACCCATAATCTTTGAGCCAACAGTTCCAACATGAGCGCTGTTTTTTACAAGTTCGTCAATGTTTTCTTTATTAAGGTCGCGGGCGTAACAACTAGGCAGTGATGAAACTACCGCCAAATCATATGTGTCTACATCAGTAAACATTTCTTTAGATGCGACGCGCAACGTAGTGGACAAGAAATCATTTAACTGTCCGCCAACCAACTTAAACAACAGGCCCTGATAATGAGTGCGAATTGCTTTGCCTTGTTCGATATGCTCAGGAGTCATTGTCTTGTTCATAAGAATATTGCGCACTTCTTCTTTGTTTGGACGATTTACAATTTTGTAATTACCATCTATCGGGTGGCCATACGTTGGTTCCTTAATGTAACCCTTGTTTAGCTCTTGGGCAGCAACAGCCGCACCAAATACTTCATCGGGTGTAAATTCTTTTGATGGAGTTCGCTTGGGGTAAGATCCTTTTCCGTACGGTTTACGATATCTTGTGGAATTATAATACATAATGTCTCCTGTTTCTGCTACTCTTTAAGTATAGCAGTTTGATTAAAGAAATGTCAACCAAAATAAAACGTCGTTTAAGCAATTGTTAAGGGCTACTTGGGGCTAATGTACCAAATATGCTCTAAAAATTGCTTAAACGACGTTTTGGGAGGAAATGACTGTTGAAAATAAAGGACTTACTTTATTAATCTGGGTCGACCACGCGGTTTCTTGACTTCAACATTAACGCCAGCTTCTAGTTCTAGCCGTTTAGCTTCAGCAAGCAACACGTTTGCTTCGTTTTTCATCCTTGCGGCTTGTTCCAACAGGTTTTGAGAAATATTACTTTCAGTTAAAACTTCTGCCACTGTTTCAATTTGATGCTTTGGCTTTTTGGAATTTATTAAATTGGCTTGAACAGTTTGTTTGTCAATTTCCGACATACGTTTAACTGCACCTTCACCAGCTTCCATTTCTTTAAGAATTTTATTTAGCTCGTCTAACCTAACATTGTTTTTCATATCAGGTGTGACAATAATTTGACCAGTCTGAACTTTTTTGATCAAACCTTCTTTGTGGAGTGTTGTTAAAATATTTCGACCATCTGGTAACAAATTACGAAATAATGCTTCAGCAAATTCTTTTGCTTGTTGTCCAACATCTGATTCTAATACCTTCATAACAGCATCGTGGTATGTTCTTGGTAATAAATCACTATAACAGACCAGACACATATGCTCTTCATCTGGTACTGTTTTATACATAATAACTATTTTTTTATCGCCGTGTCGTCCGATATGTTTTGTCATATTATCCTTTTGGTTGTGGTTCAGTTTGAGGTGGCATTGAAGATGTAATGAAGCTAGATAATTTATCATACAATTTTCCAACTACGGTAAGTTCTTCAGCCCTAAATGCTCCACGTACTGAACAAGTAGATATAATCTCTTGAAGCATTTGTAGATCATTTAATGTGATAGGAGTTTCAATGTTTTCCATAATAATATTTATGGCGTATTAATTTCGCCTAAAATTTTCGAAAACACCAAAGACAAAAATGTTATGTCGCTATCCATTTCAAATCCCAAAAAAACTTTATCTTTTTTAAACTCATAAAAAAATCTACCACAGGTATTTGATAATATTTTATTAATCAATAACATTTCAAACGGAAAATTACCATCAAAGAAAATATCTGAATGCGAACTTATATTGAATTGTACAGTAGTAAAATGGTTTGGTAATCGATTTACAATTCGAGAATGTGTTATTTCTTCTTGGATTGCCATTTTTTCAAAATCAAATATGAAGCTCCACCACAATTGCAAACTTTCTCTGTTAGTTCAACATGAGTCTCTGCAATAAATTCAATCATATCGCTAACACAATCAGGATCACCATCTAAAAATGTCCAGATTTTATCTGCAACTGGATCGGGCAATGTCCTTAAAAATTCATATAGTTCAATTGGCATATTATTTATTTCCTGTATATCAGACCACTCTTCATATAATTCAGAGCCACGAGTCGGATTTGAACCGACGAATACGAGTTTTGCAGACTCGCGCCTTACCAGACTTGGCCATCGTGGCTTATTACTACTTTAACTTATTATCAATAATTATGTTATCAGCTATTTGTCGAACACTTTCATTATATCCATTTCCACCACAGTATTTTGCTAGAAAATCATATTCACCTGTGATGCCTGCCCACACTTCTGTGGTTTCAAGAGCATCCATTCTATCTTTATCTGTAAGTAGAAATGTATAAAACAATATCACGCAAATCTTCAACGGTTATTATATTTAATCCGATCGTACCAACCTACTATACAGTCTGGATTATTCCCTTTTGGTTTCTGATCTAAATATAATTTAAGTTTATCGGTTGCGTTCTGCCCTGACATAATTATATCGGGTATTAATGCCATAGTATTCACCCATTCAATTTGACAGCATCACTACCTGAAGAAAATAATCGACATCCCAAACAGTTAATCGCGTTTTGTCATAACATTTAGCATAGTGTATAGGAGCGACAATATCACATGCTTCATGAAATGTGGCGGCTTCAGCTGAACCTAAATATTCTGCTTGGGCACTACATCCGTTTGTAACGAATCCTTCCATCCAAACTTCCCATACTTTCATACTAGATTCCAATAAGCCAATTTTTAACAATATACCATGCTATTGCTAATCCAATAAAAACTCCAAGTAATATTAACAAAAACTTATCATATATTTCCTCTCAAATTAGTTGAGCACCCTAATTGAGTGCTCAACTAATTATTATTTATTTTGAATCGTACTCTACAGTAATTCCATGTGGAGCAACAAACCCAGGATTGCTATGGACAACGAAAACTGTTTCACAATATTCTTCTGGTCCAAAGCCATCAAAGGAATAACCATCTGTCATCATAATGAAACGCTTAGGCTCAACACCATTTGCAATCATCCAATCCCAATTGCATTGAAAACTAGTGCCGCCACCGCCTTGTGGTTGATAATCACCAATGTCATCTAAATTGTCACTAGTGAATACTTGTGGATTATAAACCTGGGTATCAAAGCACCAAATGTGGAGTTTATATGATGTGAACTGAGTCATAATGCCTTTGACTTCACCCAAAAAATCCCTAATCATTGATTCAGAAATTGATCCGCTTAAATCAAGCGCAACAGCCACATCAACTTCTTGTTCAACTGTCATACCAGGAAGAATAGCATCAACGTCCCAACCTTTTCTTGAAAGGACCATAAAGCTATAATCGCTCAATATTGTTGAATTCAAACTCTGTTGCAAAATTTCGCGCCAGTTCATTTTCGGTTCAGTGAGATCTTTAATCAAACGCTGAACACCAAGCGGAACATCACCTGCCTTGCATTGCTTGGCAGCATTCAACACTGCGTCGCGAATTTCATTTTTGATTTCTTTTAGTTCTTCTTTCGACAAGTAAGGCCGACCACTGCCGTCCTTTTTTCCATCACCTTTGTCATTGCCATCAGCATCGCTGTCGCCTGAACCTTCATCTTCGCCCTTCATGTGTTCGTCTAAAAGCTGTCCAAACAAATCTGAAATGTCAATCTTTTGTGCATTTTTATAAAGATCGTCGTACACTTCTTCTGCGCACATACCAACATACTTTTTGTCCAGCAAGCACGGAACCGAAGTGACCAACTCACCAATTTTGTTGTCAACCAAATCTTGATTCACAACATAATCAGCAGCCACGTTGAATAACCGATGGTCGCGAAAATCAACACGTCCCATATGATCGTAGATGCAATGTAGGATTTCATGACCAAAAAGGAATTCAACTTCAGCTTGCCGAAGCTTCATGATAAATTCGTGATTGTAATAAAAATTTCGCCCGTCCGTTGCTGCGGTACTGCACCACGCATCAGCGGGTACCATCTTCAACCTGCATACTACGTTTCCAAAAAATGGCTTGTTGAACAACAACGAAACCCTTGACGAAATAAGCCTGTCTTTAACTTGACTTGCAATGTTAGCTGGAATGGGCTTATCTGTAAGCTTTGCTTCTTGGTAAGCCTTGCCAGCTTTAGTTGTTTTTCCTACTGCGGTCGTTTTATTTGTTGTGCTCATTATGTTCCCTTACTTAACTAGTATAGCAAACCCACCCCACAAACGTCAACCTGTTCTAAACTCTTTGTTTTCAACAGCAAATTTGCTGTAAAACGCCGTATAATGCATTCTTTGCCCGTACCTGGGGCTAATGTACTACTTGGGCCCAAAGAATTGCTTAAACGACGTCTGTTGTGTCTAAAATCAAAAATGGACAGCTAAATTAATAGCTGTCCATTTTAGGTAGCAGGGCCCGCACAACCAGGCCCCACAGGAGACCTACTTATTGCTCACTGCCGCCAAAATATACTTGCCATACCGTGTATGGAACTCGGTGTACGACTTCATTTTCGAATACTTGAAAGGCAAGCTGTAATTCACAAGTGCCAACCGCGCACCCATAATCACCAACTCAGTATCAAAGTTATTCATCAGGAAGCTCAGGAAATTTTCGGACATTTCGTTGAACACCTTCTCAGCAACTTTATTTGTGACCGACGTCTTGAGTTCGTAGCAGAGCGAAATGATCAGCGAATACTTAGCTGAAATTTCTTTAGTTGCAAGCGTGGTCACCTTACCAGACAAAATATCTGTTGGGTTAGGAAGATCTTTTGCAAACTTGCGGTGCGCCATGAACTTTGACGAAATGCCTTCACCAACTGTACCAGTGACCAAATCGCGGAGCTCGTCATCCTGGATGTCGTTGTCGCCAATGAGCTCGCTAACGAAGCACCATGAGCGGGGGGTTGCAAATGCGTGACCTGAAGACTTAGGATCAAAATCAAACAAGTCATTCTTTGCGAATGTCAAGTATCCAATAACATCAGTGTTGATGTCGTTGTTTACAGCCCATGCAAACCACGCATCAAAATCATGCCGTACTTCCAAGTGTACAAACCTGTTTGCAAGCGGAGTGGGCATACGATAAGTAACACCACGGTCACTTTCACGATTGCCAGCCGCAACAATCAACACGTTGTCAGGCAAAATATACTTGTTGACGCGTCGGCTCAGAACCAGCTGATATGCTGCCGCTTGAACAGCTGGTGCAGCTGATGTCAGCTCATCTAAAAACAAAACAACATACTTGTATTGCGCCGCAAACTCTGCGGTAGGAAGATCTACTGGCGGAGCCCAATCCATTTGGCCGGTTTCCTTATTGTAAAACGGAATACCAATGATGTCTGTTGGTTGGCGCGTACCAAGCCGGAAGTCAAGCATAACGCTATCGCCCAATGCTTCAGTAATCTGTGCAATTGAATCAGACTTGCCAATTCCTGGTGCTCCCCAAAGGAAAATTGGTCGTTTCTTGCGCAGGCAGCGTAGAACTCGTGTCTTCGCTTCTGCAATCGTTACCGTCAAGTGCTCAGTCTGTTGTGTTGAATTTTTTACAGCCATTTGTGTTTTTAATCTCCTGTTTATTTTGCTACTCTTTAAGTATAGCAGTTAAGCGGTTAAGTGTCAACCAGTTCGTTTTTTCTTCTGTTGCGCTTTCTACTACTCTTTAAGTATAGCAGTTTGAGCAACAAAATGTCAACAAACTAGTAAAATAAAAATCTGTTTGTTTTCAACAACTTGCAAATTATCTAAAATTTTAAATAATTTTATCAAAAATGCTTGACATTTTAGATTTTCAACGATTCTGGAAAACGCATTTTCATTCCTTCTCCAGGAAGTGTACGACCATCATAATCCAAATCAATAACTATTGCCCCACACTTGGTGCACCATCGCGTAACATAATCTCCATTACGAGTGTGGTCAAAGCTGATTTCTTCTAAACATTCATCATCACAAAATTCAGTGTGGGTCATAATTATTTCACCCAAATCCAAGATGCTACATACCATAATAATATTAGAAAAAAATCCATCAATTCTGAGATCATGACATGATGAGAATTTAAAATATGAATAGTAGTAAAATACCCCATAAGCGAAAGTAATGTAACGCCAATACATCGTTTAAAACTAATCATCAATTAAATCCTCTCCTTTCAAATTATGTAGGAATATTTTCCTAGAGCATCTACCTGTTTCTCGGATTGATTTCCAATCTCTGTCGAAGAAATACAAATCCTTCATTTTCCTGTCTGCAATTTTATTTTTAACAAGAATAGTTAACGCAAGTTCTTCTTTTTTGGTTAACGGCTTGTGGTTAAACAATGCAAGAGAATAGTCAAATGATCTGATTTCATAATTTCTTGCTACGCCATTGTACTCAAACCAACATTGTTTGTTGAGTCGATAATAACCGTCTCGATTAAATATTGGTGTTCTAATCTCTGGAGCACATTCGTGTCCATCATACTTCATCCAATTTTCTAATGGCAATACTTTAATGTTCATAAAAATAAATAAGAACTAATAACCCAACTGCAACTATACTAATACCAATAATCAATTCAAAAAGATGTTTTTTATTGATATTAAAAAATGTTAGTATATTCTTCTTCAAAGTTTCACTATTCATGGTAATTTTATTGCGCCCAATGCAATATCAATACGAAACGAAGTAATATCTCCTTCATACTTTGGTAAAACTACTTCATCTTCGCGATATACTGTACAAAAAGATGAAGATACCTTGTCTGACGAACACAATCTGATAAACGCTCTAACCCGATATATTTTTTCATTTGTAAAAACAAGATACCCATTTTCTCCAGGATTAGTAGGAACAGATCTAAGGAGGGCTTCTTCTTCATCTTCTAACTTTATAATTTCATCAGTTAGATTACGCTGGAGTTCTACAATTTTATTCTTGCGTGATTTGTACTCGTCAAGTGTCATTTTATGCTAGAGTTACTTCCTCATTGAAATCGTCAACAATTCCATTGAACCACAGCCGATTATTTTCAAGCATGGATTCCGAAAAACGAGAATCGTCAGAATCAAGCTTATTAAGCAGGTTCAAATATTCGTCAGTATCAAATTCTTCAACTTTAAGTCGTTCAACAGTCATTGTATTATTCCTTATTTGCTACTCTTTAAGTATAGCAGTTTGGTTGGTAAGAAGTCAACCAATTGTTATTGGAACCAAACACTTATATGAGCCTTCTTCACCTACAGGCCGGCCGAGCGCAACATATGCCCAAGATGCTGCGAGTTGAGCGTGCATTGCAGCATATCTGCTCACGTCTTGCCAGGGGGTCTGTTTTTCCGAGCGTCTTCAATTCCATAATTGCAGTTTCGCCATATGCTTCTGCATATTTAGCAGCAAACGGAATATCTTTAATATTGCAAACTTTTTTTGGTTTCTTCACTCTTTAAGTATAGCAGTTTGATTGCTAGGTGTCAACCAACTATTTAATTTTGGATAATGTTCCCATAATGAACCAATTTCCTTGGGAGTTTAGACACACAATTTTCTGCTCATTTTCAATTTTGATAATCTTGCAAGAATCAACAATTGGTTGATTATCCACAATAATTACAGGTTGAGGTGATCTAACTATCTCAACACCATAATATGGCCAGTAATAAATGTTTACTCTGGGAGTGGGATAATATCTTGAATGCCAACCATTGTGCCTAGGACTAGCAAATGCAAATGTAGCACTAACTAATAGTAATAAAATTGCTTTTTTCATGTATATTCTCCTTGAAAATTATTTATCATCTTGAATATGTTTATGAGGTAATCGATATCCACTGCAATAGTTGCACCATGCAGCTCCAACAATTTGATATTTTGCAAACATCACAGTCGCTTGAGCATAATCCATCCAAGAAAGCATCCATAAAAAATCATTTTCAGTAATCGTAATCATGTTTAAGTATAGCAGATTGATTAAACGAATGTCAAATATAATTTACATATGTCCTAAGCCAGCGTTTTTATAGGCATTTAAGAAGATTTTTTTAGTATTATTGAATTCAATTGGTTTCAATTCTTTTGGAACAGTTTCCCCTGCAATTCTCCATGCATCGCGTTCAGTATGATTATGTAATCCTACTCTGTACGTTGCAATGTAATGACCAAACTCATGCAATAAAACAGATGCAACTTCACTTGCTTGAGAATCAGTATTGGTACAATAAATTACAATATTATTACCATCACACCAACCATTTGATAGTGGGTCTTTTCGATTTGGCTTCCTAATTATTTTAACTGAAATTTTCAAGCCACGAATAAATTTAATAATTTCTTGCAATTTTTGTTGTTCAGACATATACATATTTATCAACACCATCTCAATACAAACGCTAACTTATCTTGTTCATTTTCAAAAGTTAATTCAGCATGACCTAATGCATCCCATTTAAATTTAAAATCACACACTATACTATTCTCATTTAGCCACGCTTTAACTTCTTTGGTTAATACAGCTTTTAATATGAATTTACCAATATTAGGTTCGATGTCTATAATACCATCATAATATTCAATTTCTAAATTAGACATTACATCCATCTTAAAATAAACAATATTTTATCTTGTTCATTTTCAAAAGTTAATTCAGCGTTTCCAACGCTTGTCTCTTGATTAGCATGTGCCCAATTAAATTGAAAATGACATTTTATTTTATGTTGAGATAACCAATCTTTAACTTCTTTTGTTAAACCAGCTTCTAATATATCAGTATTGAAGTTAAGATTGATGGTTATAATATCTTCTGAATAGTCAATTTCTAAAACATTATCTAGCATTATATCCACCTCAACACAAATGTTGATATATCTTGTTCATTTTCAAACGTTAGTTCTGAATGAAAAGGACCAAATTCAAATTGATTGCTTTTTGGATGCCAGATGGTTATAAATTTGTAATTAATATTTTCATCAACTAGCCAATCCTTAACTGAAGAAGTTAAGGAAATATCTAACTTATCTCTATCACCAGCTGGAATACATAATGCTAATAAATCACTGCTATAGTTGAGTACTAATATATTCATTACATCCATCGCAATATAAACGCAGACATATCTTGATTATTTTCAAAAGTTAATTCAGCATGGCCAGGACCAGGACCAAGTCTGTATGGAAAATTTTCTCTGTGCCAAGTAAATTGATATTCATACATAATATTATTTTCAACTAACCATTCTTCGACTTCATCAGATAAAATAACATCTGTGTTTTCATTTACGAAATTGTAGGGAACAGCTATGAGATCTAACAAGTTACTATCATAATTAATTTCTAATGTGTTATTTTCCATTACATCCATCGCAATATAAACGCAGACATATCTTGGTTGTTTTCGAAAACCAACTCGCCGTGTCCTGGCCAAAGTTCGTATGGAGAACTATTTGGATTATATATCATTTTAAAATTACAGTCAGTTAACCAATTTCTTATAGCACAATTTAATTTGATTACATATGCATTTTCATTTTTTAAATCTATATGTATATCAAATAAATCAATATTAAAAAAAATTTCTAAAGTGTTATTATGTACCGTGCGGAGAACTTTCTTTAAAACCACTGTTTGATACCTGAACAAAATCTGCGTTTCGTCTGAGTTCACTTAAATTCTTAGCCCCACAATATGATAATCCCGATCTAACTCCTTCAACTAGTTGTCCAACAATTGTTTTAACATGTCCTTTATATGGAACTAGTGTTTCTTCACCTTCAACATATCTTGCTCTGCCAACTACTTCAAATTTTTGTCCGTATGATGCTGACCCACGATATACTTTGTATAAAGATCCTTTGTGCTTGATTACATTACCGGGGGCTTCTTTTGTTCCAGCTAACAAACTACCAAGCATAACAGCATCGGCGCCTGCTGCTAAAGCTTTAACAATGTCACCAGAATTTTTAATTCCACCATCAGCTATGATATTTATATCGTCACATCTACCTTTAATATCTACAATACTTTGGAAAGTCGGAAGACCACAACCAGTAACTACTCTTGTAGTACAAGCCGATCCGCCACCAATTCCGACTTTAAATGCTATATGAGAAGTATTACAATTTATCTTCTCATACAATCTCCATACTGCATCAGCAGTTGCATAATTTCCAATTATTAATGGAATATCTCCAAACTGATCTCTAATTTGTAATACAGCGTCAATAACTGTTGGTGAATCAGCATGAGCAACGTCAATACAAACTCCTGAAATATTGTTACCGACAACACTATTAAAAAGATATTTCAATCTTGTAATGCCAAGAGAAGATCCTTCTATTGAGATCCAAACATCATATAGGCTTTTATTTAGAATAGACTCTTGTTCTTCAGGATTCATCATACGATGTAATATTCCAAATCCTCCTAATTCATACATTGCATTTAACATATCAGATTCTGTTACTGCTGACATATTAGCAGAAATAATTGGAATCTTATATGTCAAGCCACAAATTTGTGTACTTAAATCTGCTTCGTCTCTACTTCCACCAAATGTTTGTTTTGGAGTAAGTAACACATCGTCAAAACACAATGCCTGCTTAATAATTTTCATACTTTTTCTATTATTATATCTCCTGTTGTAGTTTCAAGTAAAGCTACATGCTTCAGATTTGTATCGAGATTTAAATTCTTCCCATTATACATAGGCTCATCGATAATTGTGTGACCAACCACTTGATTAATTCCTTTTACATCTTTGAATTCTTCACGCCAATCTTGCCAAGTAATTCCACCATGCTTGTTAAATCCCCATCTTGCCTGGCCTGCCATTAACAATGGATCTTTTACGTTGTTTGTAAATTTGAATGAAATATCTCTATTCAACGTTTCAAAATATGTTGGACTTAATTTTGCATATGGCTGTATAAAAGATGGATGAATTCCAGCATGAGAAAATACTATTAACTTATCATCAAATTTTTCAGCATGAACAAATTTAAGATTTTCATCTAACCAAGTAGATCCAAGAATTTTTGTTACTATGTGATGTTTATTTCTATCATACCCACTGCAACCATATCTATTGAATAAATCAAAATATTGTACATCATGATTGCCAGTTAACATAATATTTTTAGGATCAGTTGCTAGTTCCTTTAGATAATAACAAAACTTTTCGTGATGTTCATACATTTGATTATATTCAAAACTATCAAGATAATCACCTAAAAAAATTCGCTTATCTACATGAGGATACTTATCAATAATATCTTGAACTTCATATAGTTTTTCGTGTATATCTGGTATAATTAAATATTCCATATTGATAACTCCCATGCATCTAAAAATTTATTTAGCTTCCCACCACACATTGCCATACAAACAGATTCTTCTTGACCTAATACCCAAAATTCATCAATGAAATCATATACAACATTACAATACCAAGGACTTTTTAATTTGTCTAAAGATAATATCACTCGGCCTGTATATAACGTGTTAACTTGAAATGGTTTCACCCTAAGTTCATCTGGGGTATTTTTAAAAAACTGTTCATACCCCAAACTAGTTAATCTAAACGATTTAGTTGATGAGTGCTTCCACCATAATTTATTAGCTTCTTTAAGTGTTTTTGGTGAATAAGCAACTACAACAGTTGTATTTTTTATATCAAAATACTGTTTAGTAATTTCATCGCGGTTCATATTTAGACACTTGTTCGATAGTTGGACAATTTTTCTTTTCCATATATGGACCAACATATCCATACTTATCTAGTGTTATCCGTTTTGGGCAGAACATATAAATCCAACCCTTCTTGCCATAATTTACAACATAGAATCCAGCTGCCCGCTTTGATTTAGAATTGGTTTCTGTTGTGTATAGTGGTAATCGCCTACAAACATCAAACTCTCTATTGTATGGAAAAGTTTTTGTTGGATAACCAAATACATCATTCTTATTATCAATATTAATTTTAAATCTCTGCCAGTCTATTTCGTATGTTTTTTCAACAGACGATAAATCCTTAAATTTTTCAAGTAATTTACCTCTGTTAAACTCAACTCCATGTTGCTTAACATTTATATTTCCAATCTTCTTTTCATTTTGTAAAATAATCCAAAAATCGTCTGAAATATTTTTAGCTGTTAATTTCATCTATAACCCTTTTATCATTAAAGACAACAACTTCTTCAATCTGTTCTAATATAGCTTTATCTACGATTCCAACTTTCACATTATTTAGCACAATAATAACTGCTAGATACTTAGCATACAACTCAAGATAATTATTGTATTCTATTTCATTCCTAATAGATTTTCCAGCAAAAAATGATAGCGTCATTAATATTATCAATGGGACCGCAATAACAAAATATGTATATGTCAAATAAATCTCCTTACTTGCATTGACCTGAAAGGATCCGACCAAATTCAGATGCCTGGTCACTTAACTTAACTAAATTGTGTTTGCCACAGAATTTTAAAAAATGTGTACCAATCATTGCACGATCCAGAACTGAAATTTTTTCAATCGTTTCGTTTATTAATTGTCTAATTTCGGGAGGTTGAGCAGTTAGATCAATTAATGTCTTATTACGATTATAATCATCTAAAACTTTGTGCTCAATATTATTGTGATCAACCCAACGTTGCATCATCAAATTAGTCCAAGCAAAACCTTGCTTGACATCATTAAATGCTTCCCGTAATCCAATTTTATTTTTAGAACTCTTTTCCCTTACTCCTGGATAAGCACTGAAAACGTGATCTGTTGAATCACCTCTAACAATTTTTTCAAACAATGCAAACTTTGGATCGGGAATTTCTTTTGGCTGTTTCGTTTTCTTATCTAAAATCCTATTACCACGATAATCAAAGATGCCATCAACTGTAATTAATTCGCCAGTAATACCATTATACTGTTTTACATTTGATGCTAATAACTGAATAAAATCAGTATCGCTACTAATGATTACGTGATCATCATCTGGGTGAGTTTGAACCCAGCCAGCAATTAAATCGTCTCCTTCCAATTGTTTATGCTGCAAAATAGTGCAGTTTGTTTTTTCATTCAAAAAATTTGTAAGTTGATCAAATCCTTCGAAAAATTGTTTAGATGTATCAACTTCTTCTTGCGTCTGAGCAGCCCTAGCTTCGATACGATGACGTTTATATGGAGGATAAAACTCTCTTCTCCAACTACGACCTTCAAGACAAAATACAACATGATCGGCATTCTGTTCCCGCCAACATTTTGCAATGCTCGCTAAACTTGTATGAATAGAAAGACCTACTTGTTCTTCAATCGAGCTATTTTTATTACTGGCATGCATCATTCTAAAATACAGATTTGCCAAGTCCATTACAAGGTATGTCTTCTTCATATATATAATAAGTATAACATCTATTCTACAGAAAACCTACCATCACCCAAATGTGTTTTGTTTCCAGGAAGTCTCAATCGTTTTTCTGGATCAGCAATATCTTGCTCATAATTTTCTGCAATAATATTACGACAAATATTTTGAAACCACTGATCCACAATTTTTTCTTCGGAATCACCTTTGTATCCAGCTGCTTTTAATTGTGCTAGAAAAATATCGTTCCAGTCTAGTTCAAATGATCCAATATCAGTATTATCTGTGTTTAGTGAAAAACCTAAAACATTGACCCAAGGCTTGCCTTCCTTAGTTGCTAGTTCTTTTTCTGATAATGGTACAATATAATTTACTACAATAAATTTTTCAATTTTGTTACTTTTTGAATCAATTGCTGAAAAAACAATGGTATTTGTACCTTCAACTAATGGAACTTCTATATTCCAACTAATCTTACTAATTTCTTCTAATTTATTAACTTGTACTAAACCACTGAATTTTTCAGTATTATAAGTCATTGCTACAATATCATACTTACTATTTATGACACCACTACAACGAACTGGTTGTTCTGATGTTTGCTGCAATACCGGACCATCAAATACTATTTCAGATGGAGTTGATGATAAACCTAATAGATTTCTAATAAAGCTCATTGTTTCTCCTTTGTAACTCGTCGACCTGTTTAGATAATTTTTCAATTTCTCTATTTTTTGTGTGAATAATATCTAACCTAGTCAATGCTGTATCACGCCACAATAAACCAACAGCTGAATGAGTTAATGTATTTAGATAATTATTGTTAGATTCTAATAGACTTACTGTGCGCTTTAATTCATATAATTCTTTATTGCTAGTCTGTATAGTTTCAAATAATTCTTCTATCTTATCTTGTAACAAAACTAATCTTTCAATGTTGTTCACTTTAGGTTCCCCACTTGTTTCCAAATAATGATAATTGTAGCCTTGGACTAAAATGATAGCCACGTTTCATAGCTTCTGTAGCTACATTGAATTCGTTACTTTCATAAACATTTGTTACGCCACCAACTGGCATTACATATACTGGTCCATTAAAGTCATGATGTCGATATTCTTTAACAGCTTCATCAACTTCATCAAAGTGAGCAGGACAATCAACTACAAACTTAAGATAAGTAAATCCATACTGTTCATAACTGCTAACAATACTTGGTTGGATCGCAGCTTCCTTTGTTTCGCCACTTGCACTTAACTTTGGACTTACTGAAAAGGTAAAATTAAGATGTCTGGTAAATATGAAACGCGACAAATCATTTGAGATCCATTTTGTTCCGTTCGTTTCAAACGTAACATTTCTAAGCCCTTTACTTTGCAAAATATCTAATAGCTCTGGATAAGCATCTTGCCACCCTAGTAATGGTTCTCCACCAGTAATTACTAGATGGATGTCATTTCCATTAGGTTGAATCCACTTTTTATTTGGACAAAGGTCAGTAAGTTGATCTGCTAATTTATCTACACTAATAGTTGGGCTCAAATGTTTAAACTCAGAATAGACTGCTGGGTACGAATCACATCCTGTTTTAACAAGTGGCAAATCTTCTAAAACTTTGAATTGATCAATATTCTTAATAACTTCAGCTACTTCAGCATTATATTTGCCAACTGTTGGTACTGTAAGTCCAAAATCTTTACATCTAAAATTACATCCAAATGTTCGAAGAAAAATTGATAAATAACCAACAAAACGTCCCTCTGATTGATAAGAGGTGAATGTCTCACTTACTTTAATTTTATGCATACTTATATTATATAATATTTTTTGATTTATATCAAGTGAATAATATCCCACAATCCAGTATCATGCTCAACCAAAACTGTACAACTTTCAACAAAGTCTCCACTATTTAAATAATCTATTCCATTAATAGATTTAATTTCTGGTGAGTGAACATGACCAACTATAATTCCTGCATATCCCTTACTTTTGCAATATTCTGATAAGCAACTTTCAAACTTAACCAAGTGATTAGCTGCCCGCTTAATATTTTTTTTGACAAACTTGCTAAAGCTCCAATGTTTAAGTCCAATTTTGTGACGTGCAATATTCAACGCACTATTACATTCGATTAAGACATCATATCCAATTGAACCAAATTTTGATAACCAAGGAGCCACTCTTGTTATTCCATCAAACAAATCACCGTGTGTTACAATATAACTGTGACCGTCAACGCAAATGTGTTCAACTTCATTACAAATTGTTATTCCACCAAAATTTACAGAATCTTTAATAATTGGTCTCAAAAATTCATCATGATTACCAGTTATATAAAAAACTTTTGTTCCTTGCTTACTTTTTTTAAGAATTTGTTTGATAACATCATTATATGATTCTTTCCAACGCCATTTACGTTTTAAAGCCCAACCATCTAATATATCACCATTAAGATAAAGAAACTCACACGTACTATGTTTCAAAAAATCAGCAGCTTCATTTGGATGACAATGTTTTGAGCCCAAATGTAAGTCACTCATAACTACAGTTTTATAATGTGTTTTTTCTTTGTGCATTATGTTATTTATCAGACTATTTTGAATAACAATCCAATTACGTAAATGACAACGAAAAAACTGTTCAATAAAACCAGGCTACTTTGTCTCCATCTATAGCCAATCCAAGCCCAGCCAATGGAACCAAACAAGCCAATTATAATGTTCGCTGGAAAAACATTAAATGCATTCAATACTACACTGACGGCAGTCATCAAACTTGCTGACCATTTAACAAAGTTTTCTAATTTATTCATTTATATAGTACCATAACATTAAGATACACAAAAATACTACTAACAATGGAATATCAACCAAACAACAAATTGCTATTGTTAGCAATATGCTTATCAATATTTTATTTCTTAATTGTTTCAAAATTTACTCTTCATCAGTCTGATCAACTACTTTGTATACAACCGAAAATAATAACAATATAGTCAATACTATAGCCAATATTCCAGCTGTCATGGTTTCAAAGAATGTTGTGGACAATATCATAAAGAATAAAATCCAAATTATCCAACTTCGATATTTTACTATAACATGTTCTAGCATGAAAATTCACTTCGACTCTTAGTTGATTCCCACCAAGTAATATTTGATACCTTTACATTGAGGTCTTTCATCTTTTCTTGAACAATATCAGCTAGCCACTTGCTCAAATTTTCACTCGTTGGAACAAAGTCTACAATAAAGAAACTATCAAGTAATTCCTTTTCTTCTGTAGTATTTACAGTAGCCATATCTAAATATAACGTATCTGGTACACGACCAGCAGTCATTAATCTACCTGGCACAATAACTGGCATAGTTGAAACTGATCCAACTAATCTATTATACAAAGGATCGTGACTATCGATAATAAACTTATGGTCAATATATGTGTTTAAGAATTCCTTTAACCAATTTAAATTATTAAAATCAACAACCATACCATTTGTTAAAGTATCTGATGTCATAGTGACTGTTACCTTAACTTCATGACCGTGAATATGTCTACATTTACATACTGTAGTCTTAGCATATTCGGAAGATAGTGATTGACTCCAGACTCTATGCCCCATACAAAAATCAAAATCTTTAGAAATTGTATATCCCATTATTTATCGAATCACCATAGCAAGTTTTGCTTCGCTTAATACCTTTTTTGGATTAACACCTAATACATATTTTATGCTAAATCCTGCACCACCAATATAGCTTGCTTTAATATCAGATACTTCGTTCCCTTCAGAATCTACATCAGCTATAGAAGCAAAAGGCAATAATGCTTGCTCCAATTCTTGAATTCGCTTTCTTAAAGTAAATACTTCGTTAGTCATAATTAATTATAGCACGTCCTACTAAAAAACTCAAACTTGATTCAAATGTCATCTAACATTTTCTCTATATAACTACTTTTTTGCCCAACCTATACCTTTTCCACTTGCAGCAGCACGTCTTAAAATTGAAGTTGGATAACATTGATAGTAGTTCGAAATCACATCAGCCATCCGTTTTGCACCTACTGGATTGTGGCTATGAACAATTGGAACTTCTTCGGGCCAAATATCATTTTCTTCCATCCATAAAACTATGTCGTAGCCTGTTTTTTCAGTAAATGGATCATACATATTTCTATATTGTAAAAATGATAAATCATGATCAATAGAACATTGTCTAACTTTATTAGTCTTTAAAATTTCTATTGCTTCATCATAATTCTTTGCCCATACCCAACCAATGTATGGGCACTCTCTTACATCATCAATCCACAAGTCAACATAATTTTTTTCGTTATCCATTTTGCTCGTATAGTTCAACATTGTTAATACCCGTAATTATTTCAGGTTCAACAGGTTGATCACTTAACAATCTATCTGCATGAGTTTTTAATACTTTAGATAATCTGATAGTTTCTTTTGGAGACAATAAAATTTCATCAAACGCACCATAACGACATTGATGTCCAAAAATATATTTGAGTGAAATCCAAAGTCTCTCATATATCGTTCGACTTTTTGTCAGATGAATACTTAAATAAACATATCTATCATCAACCAAATCTTCGTTATCATCAAAACTTTGAATAATAAATTGATGTTCAGTACAGCTACAATCACAAACAAATAAATCTCTACTCATTTTCGTCAGTATCCTTTACTTCTTGCCATCCTAAATTTTTGAGATCTTCTCTGATCTCATCTGTAACTGTTCCTTCGCCAACATATTCTGATACATGTGAGGAATTAATATGATCATAAGATGTTTTGAACATATCTGCACAATCATCTAGCATATCTGCATCTACTGCCATTCCACTACAATACCAATCAATATATGTTTCATCTGCTGCACCAGGAGTTACTCCATTTCTAATTTGTGCAACTATTGATCCAGAATGTCTCCAAGAACATCCCCAGGTTTCACTTTTTAAGATGGATATAACTTCTATTGCTTGCCAAGTTGTATTGCACAATGCAGCATATAAATTCTGAGCATAAGAATCAGAAACACATTTACCACATATTACCAAACTCGTTAGTAAATCTTTTTCTAAATCCTTGATTTGATCTACGTCCATAGTTCACTCCGATGATCTATTACTTCTTTAAGCCACTTAGTATCTTCATCAAAATATTGCTTTTCAATCTCGTTGACAAGTTCGTATAAAGCATGTTGCTCTTCTTTTTCTTCTTGGGTAATCTTACTATTGAATTGCCACATACCATCGCCATATTTTTCTGTCAATCTTTTCGAAAAAGCAGTAATTCCAGATTTATCATAAGGATCAACACGAGATGGGCGTTCGATAGTCCACCACTTATATGCTGACAATAACCAAATAGCTGATTCAGCTTGTGGAGTTAGTTTTCCTAACAATGGATCGCTTTCTTCTATTCCACAATCAGTATTATATACTAATCCTATTTCCAAATTTAAGTGATCAATGCCAGCTTCTGCACAACGCCATTCGCTCCACCGCAATGGCCAAAACTTATGCCAAAATGGATTAGAGTACTTTTTATTATCTTTACCACCACACCATACTTGCATATGAGCCTTTTCAATCTCAATAAAATCAACTAGCTCATTAAATACACCATGAAGTAACTTAGTATCATATTCATGAAATTTACCTTTAGGTAAACCTGTTTTAAGCATATGCGAAGAAATAAACCTATTTCTTAAATAGTACTTAACTTCATATAATGGATCAATCAAAAGTTCAGCTGGCTTTTCTAAAAGATCAGGCAATGTTTCTGTTACCCAATATGCAAATGGTTTATTAACTTTGGCTGCGGCATGATAAGTTTCCCATTCATCCCACGGTAATGCTTCAGGCTTATCAACACAAAGCTTTTTACGTAACCAAAGAAAAAACTTACTCTCAGAATAATATCTATTCACTTGATTTCTCCCACGGAAAATGCGTATTTATTTTATTACAGTCTTTATTAATATAGTGAGCACAGAAGTCAATTTCTTTCCATTCACTTCGTTCATTGTTGACAAGAACTGCAAACTTCACATTGTTATGCCAAACATTTTCCCATTCTTTACTATTTGGAGAACAAGATGATTTCCAATCTGAAACAATCCAATTGAAAAAGTCACCTCTATTATTTAAATCCAGCATAACTAAAATGTTTGTTCGCTTTTCATATGCATCTTCTGCAAGCCAACAAACCGAAGCGTCCATTTTAATAACTTCAAGCTCGACATCTAATAGCTCACTCAACATTGTAGCTGGAATAACTCCTGTTGGAGACAATCCAACAATGTATTCTGGCATCCACCCACTCAGCGCAATATTAAGCGCCAATCCATGTACATCTTTCTCAACATCTGACCATGTATATTTCATTTACGGCATCCTACTTATAATTGACATAAATTCTTGTTTCAAAGAATTATCTTCGCGTTTAAATACGCCTCTCATAACACTTGTTGTCATGGCTGAATCATGTTCCTTGACCCCCCGAGCTGTCATACAACCATGTTCAGCTTGAATTAATATTGCAACGCCTTCTGCTTTTGTTTCTGTTTCAATTGCATCAGCAATTTGAATAGTCATCTCTTCTTGAATCTGCGGCCTGCTTGCAACCCAATTTACAATTCGATTAAACTTACTTAGCCCAATAACAGTTTTACCAGGAAAAATGCCAATATAGGCCTTACCAGTAATATTTTGCATATGATGAGCGCAAGTTGATCTAATAGATACAGGCCCTGCAACCATAATTCCTTCATATGAATTTATATTAGGAAAAGATGTTACTGCTGGCATTGGTTGATATCTACCAGAAAAGATTTCATTAACCATCATCTTTGCAACACGTCTAGCAGTATCTTGGGTATTATGATCCTTTTCGGTATCAATAACTAAACTCTTCAATACTTCTTCATACTTCTGAGTAACTTCACTAATTAGTAATTCTATTTCATCTTGATTAACATATTTACTAATGTTATGATTTGCAAGGTAAGAATCACCGCTTTCAATAATTCTTCGTCTAATTACGTCGCTTATATTATCCATCATATTATTGTAACATACTCCTTACCTTAAGTCAAATGAGACTTTCCAGATATTACATCATTAGTGCATGAAACTTGCAATGCTAATACAATTGGAATCATCCAACCACCCATGCACACAAAATATATCAACATGGCTATCCAATAGCAATTACTAAACCACACATACGGAATCTGTTGAATAGATGAACATGCTGTGCCAAATGATACTATACAAATAGGAATATTACATAGCCAAATAAATAAATTTCCGCACCACATAAGTGCAAATGGCATGAAAGCCGCTAATGCTAATACAACTACTGTTAACCCGCAGTTAACGCTAAACAATATTCTGTTTGCTGTATTCAAAAATTCTTTCATTTTAGATTCTCCAATAATTTAAATGCGTGGAAAAACTTTTTATATGACGAATTCATATAACTACTAACATATGGTAAAAATGTGTCATAATATACAATACGTTCACGTATCATGCATTTGATAATTTCTCTGTTTTCCATATAAGATTCCCAGTTTGTTGTCCAATTTGATGGATACAAAAATTTAGGATGATTCTTAAAAATTTCTGTATAGCTCAATCTATTTGGAGCAAAAGGAATTGCTTTAACAATTGGTCCTTCAGCACAAGTTGTGATACCTAGTGTTTCTTGCAGATTGGCACTAAACAATACTTTCGATTCTCCAAGAATTTTATGATATTCTTTCTTAGACAATTGCTTATCTTGACAAATAACAAATTCATATTCTGGTAATTCTTTCGCTAGATCCCTAAAAATTTCTGGCTGTTTTTCTACTGAGACACGATGTGGAAATACAACTAAATTTCGTTTTGTAACTCCTTCAATATCATTCGAAATATCACGTTTCAAATTTTCAAAAGGCCAACCAGTCTGGATAATCTTTTTAGTTTTTAGTACATGCTGTAATGTTGCTCCAGATCCGTACAATAGATTATCCCAAAACATATTAATATGAAATTCTGTTGCAAAATAATTATGATCAATTGCATTATATAAACTTATTTCGAAGTTTGTTAACCAATCTTGTTTACCTAATCTACCCAACCCATCATTTTTATCGTAATTTCCGGCATGCCAAAGTCCATGGATCTTAACTGGGGTGTTTAAAAGGGAACTCATATACTTTAAACTAATGATTGTTGGATTCCAAGCATCAGTAAATAAGAATTGGTCGCCTTCTTTAATAATTTTATCAGAAAATAATTTTGCTATTTTTTTACATTGTTCGGCTTTAAAAGTGTTTGTTCCAGCAAAATCTAAGAACATTCCTGGTGTAGGAATAGTTCCAGTTAACAATTCTCCTTTGATTATCATATTCTCAATACCATTTTCTTTTAAAAGTTTAGGAATATGTGTTGCCCACTGACAAGTATAACGTGTTGGTATATTTTCAAGTTCTACAATATAAAGCATAATTAATTATAACAAACTCTTATATTAAAGTCAAATTTAGATAAATAAAAATGCGTGATAAGACAGACCATTAATCTGTCTTATCACTAAACAGTTCAATCTACAAAGGAGATCGACATGTCTACTCGTATTTATTATACAGTATATAAAACTACAAATTTATTAAATGGAAAATATTATATTGGAAAACACAAAACAACCACCCCTAATGATTATTATTTAGGATCCGGTCTTGCATTAAAGAATGCAGTTAAAAAATATGGAAAGGATCAATTTGTTAAAAAAGTTATATGTATTTGTGAAACAGACGAATATGCTTATCTAATTGAAAGCAAATTAGTTACTAAATTAATAATAAAAGATGAAAATTGTTATAATATAGTATGTGGCGGGGGAGGGTTATATAATTCAGAAAAAGCGCACCAAACTAGAATAGAAAAATATAACGGTAAATATTTTTCTGAAGACGGAACAAAATCAATGAAAAGCTTTACAAGTGCATATACTAAAGCTAATAACCCAATGCATAAATTAATAGTACAGAAAAAATATTACGATTCAATAGCACAAAAGATTGGATATTCTGATCATCAAGAATATGTTATGGCAGTGAAACAAGCATTTGAACAATGCAAAACTATAAAAACAACATCTGACTTTACTGGGCACCCACAACAAACCATTTTACATTTATTATTAAAACATTTTGGAAAAGACTATATTGATGATATCAGAAAAGAAGGATTTAAAGAAGCTAGGCAAAGACAAACAAACAATTTTATATTGTCACAATTTTGTAGATCTAAAAAAGATGGAAAACTTAATCATAATGCGTATATTTGGTTAGGAAAATCTCCCGAAAATAATATTTTTATTATATTTGGAAAACGTATTCAATTCTGCAGAGATAACAAAGTTAACACTTCGCTGGACCCAACTAAAGACCATTTAAGAAAAGGATGGACTTTTCAAAAAATATGCAAAGTGAAAGATTATTCACAACAACTTATCAGTAAATACGAGAATATAACAATTTATGATTAATACCATTTGTAAATAACCTCACACCCATTTTCATCATCCTCACTTACGTTAATGTGAACTTCTCGCTGTGGGTATCTTCCAGCTATATTTAAGTATAGCATATCAGCAATCATTTCACAACTACTGTTATTTAGATTTAATATTCCTGTGGTATATAATTTTTCACACCACCGTTTAAATTGGATAAATTCGATATCTCTATTGTCATGAAATACTTCAATCTTTACTTTAAAATGAAAAATATGTCTGTGCGGATGTTGTAAAAAACTTACGTCATCAAGATTTGGATCAAAACCAGCAGCTGGATAACAATGGATTCCTTCTTTTTGAAAAGTAATCCAAATGAATTTCTTAGAATTACAAATATTACTTTCTACTTTGATACGTTCATCCATTGTCATTAAATTTTAGAGTCTCCCTTGTACATTTCCCAATGGGTGAAATTTGAGTATGATTTAAGATCACTTAATTGATGTACCCAAACTCCAGCGTTCGTTGCTCCCCAAGAGGTATCATCTAATTTAATTGTTGTATTATAATTGAAATTTTTAATATTTGGCAACTTAACACTTAACATAAGTACAAACTTATCATGTCCAATTATTCCTTGATAAGCAGTGGAAAGTTCAGTTGCATATTTAACATCTGAGTCTAGTGTTACCCAAAAATTATTATCAAGAAGTACTTTGATAGTATCAAGCCAGTCTAAAAATGAATTATTTACAGCCATGAAACTTTGATTTGCTCCAAGATAAATATGCTTGCACTTGTGCTTTTTTGCAGCATCAATCATCTCTACGCTATCAATTAATCCAGTTACAAATAATGTCTTTTTTCCTAAACAAATTGTCCGCTCAACTTCTTCACCAATAAAAAATTTTGAAACTTGCCGTTGATCTTTGTCCATAACTAATTATAACAAATATAGTTATTAAAGTCAAATCACTCTGACCAAGTAATATATCCCCTATTGTAATTTGGTTGGCGATTCTTTCCGTCTTCAAATGCTAATTCCCATTCTGTATTACGATCATAACTTCTTGTCCAAAAAGCATTAACATTCAATCTACCTGATTCAATATATTTTACTGCTTTGAGCATACAAGAATGAAATTTGCTAGATCTTGGACTTGGAAAAACAATTGTAGCTGCTTTCCATAATAAATTGCTAAAGTCAGTAGTTACTTGCTTTTGAGATCCCATTACAACTAATGCATTGTCATTAAGAATATCTTTAGAAAATACATCGTCTCTTCCACTCAAATCAATAACAATATCGTACTTTCCTCTAGGATCTGACAATAATTTATTTCCCCAAAGTTGTTTATTTGACGTTCCAACTACATCAATCAATCCTCTAATATTGTCAAGAATAGTAGCATGAGCAACCCGTGCTAAAAATCCACTTCCAAGAATTAAAATTCTAGTTGTTAATTTATCACGTTTAATAAATTCATGATGGGATTGTAAAATTAAATTTATTCCACATGCAACTGGTTCAATAATATATTTTGGTTCAGCAGCAGGAACTTTAACAAAATTATCAACATTAACATTATAAAAATCTGCATATGCTGGCTCGCCTCTTGTAGCAACATAATCGCCAATTTTATACATGGATGGAATATTTACGCCAACTTCTATAATTTGTCCTAGACCTTCATGTCCTTGCATTGTTAATGGAAGTGTTTTGAATTTTCCAGTCATCATGTCGATATCACTTCTACAGACACCAGTCATGATGGACTTTACTTTTATCTCATCATATTTAATTTCTGGACAACTCCAATCGGTTTTCTCAAAAAACTTGCCTGATCCATCAGTGTGCAATAATCTCATTAGTTATCCCCTAACTGTATTTGGTCATGAATCCAAAGATCTTCAATCAGATTATAATTCCAATATCTTTCTATATCTTTCAAACAATAGGTATGATTCACCATAGTTAAGTAGGCAGATTCTGGACACAAGCCAAACTCATACTTTATGACTTCGCCATTATCAAAAGTGAATACAATATTTAATTCAGATGGCTTTAATGTTCTCCAATTTGCAGTAAGTTTTATACTTTTATTAGCCCATGTATAATGTAATACAGCTTCATCATCTACATCATACACTCCATCCTTTTTAACTGTACCATAATTTGTATTTGTAACATCAGATAATTGCCAATTTTGTTTAGTTCGTTTATATGATAAATCAGCATTACCAAAATGTGTCTTAGTTAAATTAGTAAACCAACTCAGTAAGTGAGGCATTAAATCTCTACTAACTCCACCCCACGCCAACGAATTAGTTGTAAACCAAGATCCTGGGTTTGGAACTCTATCTGTATTACACCAATTAAATTCTACCCTGATTGCATTTGTAAATAAATGTTTGAGTAAATTTTTATCATTAATTACAATGTCTCGAAATTGATTATTCTTTACCATTGACCATCTAGTATTTGGAAAGTTAGTCACTAGTGAAGACCATTCTGTAGATGTTTTGAGACCAGGTTTTTCAATAAAAACAACATCAGGTTCATATTTTGCTACAGTTTTAGCAATATCACCATGAGTGTAATTTGGTGTACAAATGTTTACAGTATCAAAATGATTAGATTCTAAAGCTTTTTCTAGATCATCAAAATCAGCTTTAACACATGGATCCACAGTTACAACAGTGTGTCCATATTCTGATAATACTTTTTTGTATAATTGACCAAATCCCATTCCAATAACTAAACAATTTAACATAGCGGTTGTTCCTTATCCATATTTAATTATAACACATTATTTGAAAAATTTGTTGAATTGTGTAGTCGCGTTAAATGTTTTTTTTCCTATGTGACCAGACGGACCCATAATCTGTAAATAAAATTTGTCGTACTTATCGATTATTGCTAACGCTGAAGTAAGCGATTTTGCTTCAAATGCTTTATTTACAATATCTCTCCATTTAATAATTTGATGTGATTCTTCCACTAACATCTTTGGAATAAACCCTTGATCATACATTTCGTTGGCTCGTTGCACTGCCGAAATATGAAGATAAACATTATGAGACATTAACAATGTGTATGCAAATGAATCCCAACTTGTTTTACCTTCCTTACCATTCTTATTTAGGTCGCCTTTTGCATAGTAACAAATATCACTTATTTTTAATTTTGAACTAATGGGTGTTTCTTCAAAATGCTTATAGATTTTATCTTGTAATACAGCATCTCTAAAACTTCTATTGTCAGTTGAATATTTTTTGTCGTCTGCGCTTGGTCCCATTTTATACGACCACTTGCCTCTATCTTTGAGACTAATTTCATAATATACTTGTCCATTAGCAGTAGCAAGAAATGGACTTGCACAATCATAACTTATAGTCAAATTTGGATTATGATTTCTTCTAATTGCCCGTTGTAAGTCTGTAAACATTACAGAAAATTCAAGTTTAGAAGTACCAAGGAAATGAATCCAATCATGTATTCCTGGTTCAAGCAATCCTTCCCATTTTAAATACATTAGTCTACGCAAAATTAGATGTGGATCAGCTCTATTCTGACCACCAAATGCATACCCATTAAAATGACCTGGATACTTAGATGGATTACAATAATCTTTTACTTCATCATACCAACTATCTGCTTCTGTATGATTTTCACCTTGTAAAACATTTAAAAATTTACAGTTACCATTTCTATTATTTATGAAATAGTCGTTGTTAATTTTAGTTGCCGCTAATGCTCCAGCATAAGAAGTGATGCCGGTATTTTTCTTTCCTTCTTCGTTACGACATACCCACGCTGGAATATCTAACGTAATAGAGTAATCAGCATTAGTATCCATCCAAGACAATACTTGGCTACGTTTCTTTTGCGCGATAGGACAATTAGGATTTGACCAATCTGCTGGCCACTTACCACCTGCAATTTGGAATCCGCCTGAATCTGTTAAAATAAATGAATTCTGCCTGTCGCGGCGAGTAATCATTCTTTCTTTTGGATCATTTGCTGTAATATCGATATTAGCATGACCCGCTGAATATAATGACCACTTATATTGAAAATATCCTAATGCTGCATTTAGATAGTTCATACCTTCTACACCATTAAAAAATCCATTAGGAATTCTCGACTTTTCCACATACTCTTCAACTTGTTGTTTGCCAACGTAAGTTGAAAAGAATGTGGAAAGAGCTGGTGTAAAGATAGCAAAATCTTTTTGACTAGCTGTTAAGTTTGTGTTCATTATTTGCTCAATGCCGGAATACGATAAATGTATGCTGCTTGGCCGCTATCAACTTCAATTTCCATCATACCATCATTACTTAGACGTACAGTCTTGTCACCACTCAATGATAAAATAGATGAAATACGTTGAACTGGATAAGACCAAGCCGTGCGAAGTTTATCACTAGCAGGTTCATGAAAAATATATCGTCCAGTATGTGAACTTGGATCGCCAAATGTAACAACTAACTTACCCTTTTCAGTAACAAACTGACAATTGTCAACGTCACTATTGGCACTGCTTTGGTACTTAAATCTCGTTGTAGAACTAGCTGAAGGTTCGAATTCTACTTCAAACTTTGCTCCAACAAATTCAAGATCTGGAATTAATTGATTAGCAGTATCAGGCGACATCAAGCGATATGAATTATTATAATCACCAGATTCATTATTGAAAGAAATACTTTCAGCTTGATTCTTGCTGTTGTTAACTACTTTAATATTTGCATTTTCTTGATACTCAGGGCAGTTTAAAATTGTATTTAAACTATCAAGATTTGGAAATCCAATAGTTCCAGGAAGATCTGTAAGTTCAGTATGATACGTTCCTGATAAAACTACAGTCTTGTCATCTGAAATACCACTTACCTTGGTAACTCCATCTGTTGTTGAAATCTTGGTTCTCTTCATAAAACCAGATGTAAATTGAATAATCTCTTTTAGAGTGTTTTTCATTGTTGCTCCTATTTAAAAAATTTTGAAAAATTACTTTTTGTCTGTCTACTTGTTTCTATATTTAGATTTAAAATACCAACTAAATTTTCAATCTTGTTATCAATTGCAGATGAAGACATTGCATCATCATCAAATGGCAATTCCTTAAACCATTGTGGAAGTCTGTGTTCGTCTATTGGATATGCAACACTTGTATAACCCATTGGATTATTTCTAAGTTTACATACAATAACTTTCATACCATCAAATATTTCTAATGCCATATTATCGTGATTGAGTTGCCGTAATACATTCCAATTCAATGAAGCCCTAACATGACCAGGTAAATTAGATTTCTTCTTTGCCTCAAGCTCTCTAAACTTTGTTAAATTATTAACACGTTTTGGCATACCTTTTTCCCAAGCTGGCAAATTTTGAAATACTTCTTTGAAGTTTAAAATCTTTTCTCGAACTAATGAAAAATCTACTTCAGTTAAGATATCCATTAAAATATCACGTAAGAAGTCTTGAACAATCTTTGGTGTATCTGCTCGCTTGAGATCTAATCCCATAGCTTTCATTTTACCAGGCGACCCATCTATATCAAGACGTTTGCCATCTTTATAATACATCAAAATAGCATAACGTTTCTTAGTGATAAATAATCCAGTTTTGCCAACTAACTCAAGCCCACATCGAATTATTTTACCATTTTGTTCTGGAGAATGAAATGCATCAAAGCAAGCTTCTGGAAAAGTTTCATTAACCTGATTAGCTAATTCTTCGTATAACTTAATACAAGTCTCTTTATCCCATTCCATTTTATCATTTTCAACATCATCTTTTATTAATGGCCAAATTGAAAAAATATCTGAATCTGTATCTCCGTATATTACACCATCTCCAACATAGTCAAACTTTCCCGTCAAACAATTATTAATATAAGAAGCCATATGTCTAACAATAACACGTCCAGACAATGTCGTACTTTGTCCAACACGCTTATCATAAAATCGACAGCCAGGATTTAAAAAAGAACCATAAGCTGAATTTAAACTATTCTTAGATACTAATTGTTTCTGATCATAACTAAAAATAGTTTGTTTAACTTCGTCTAGATTCTTATGAAAAATTTTGCCATCACGAATTTCAAGATCATTTTCTAAAATAAACAACTTTAACTCTTCAACATTACCAGAGTCTATCAAATTTTGTAATTTCTGAAAGTCAATATTAATCATTAAGTCTTATTACTATTATAGCAGGTCATACTAATTTATTCAACAGTTCCTTAGGAATTTTAATTCCATATTGTAAGTCGGAATATTGTCCCTTATATTTTTGATGTTCTTTTCTACTTGTATACCATTTTCTAAATAACCCAGGAATAATTCCTTCTGCTGCTGTTGAAAAAATTGTTCCATTAGCACTTAACGTCCATGGTTTATTATTTGTCCATATTAAGTTATACAGTTGGGCAGGTGACATTTCATCACTTTTACCAGTTTCCCAATCTACAATAATAACAGAACCAATATCTTGCTTCATCACTAATTGATATTCTAGTGATCCAAACTGACCTTCCCAAGCATTGGCAAAAGTTAAACCTTCCTTCATTTTTTGTTTTATAAATGCATCTGTCATAACTGGTCTAATCTGTCCAATAATAGTTTCAGGACTCATATTTAACATTCTAAATGAGCTAGGATACAGACTATTAATATCAGTTACTCCTACATATTTATGAAACCCTTTCTTTGGATATGCAACATATGCACCTGCAACGCCATCGTGTTTTTCTACGCCATCTTCGTCTTCATCTTCAAGATCTTTGGGTTCATGTTTTCTGTTTGGAACAACTAATTGTTTATCGTGACATTCATTAATTGCAGCTTGTTCTGTTTGTAAAACTGTTCCTTTAACTGTAGGAAGTAATACTGTATTAGTATGAGCAAGATTGTTTGCTAATCCAATATAATGTAATTTTCTATCTAATAGGTCAAGAAGATTAACATCTTGTCTGTTATATTCAATAAACTTTTTGAAATCATTATTATATAACTGAGCCAATGTTCCATCATATTCAGTCTTAGATCCTAATTTTTCAAACTCTGCAATCGCATTTAAACTATAACTATGATGTTCACCAGGAGTAAACTTTTTGTACAGTGCCATATAATCTAAATGAATTCGTCCTATTAGATCATATGATTCTTTTTCAACACCATATCTAGTATAAGAAAACTTCTTTGGATACTGATTCCATAAACACAATCTACTTGTATCATTTTTTGATAATATCTTGCATATCCTATTCACTATATAGGGAATATCGTATCCCTCGCTGTTCCACCCGCTTAGAATATCACAATCATCTATCAAAGTTAAAAAAGTATTTAACAGATCAACTTCAGTCTCAAAAACAAAAGTATTACTAAACTGATTAGCGATTTCTTGACCTTGCTCAAATGTTAAAGTTTTTGGAGGTAAAGCTAGAGTAACAAGTTCATCTAACCAATTCAAATAAACTGTAACCGCAGTTATTGGCATAAAAGCATCTTCAGGACTGCTAAATCCACCTTTTGGGTCTGAGTCGACTTCTATATCAAAAAATCCAATATTCAACTTAGGAGAAGGTAAGTGCCTATAATTCTCGTATAGGCACTGGAATGTCCAATTTAGATCACTTTCCCAAATAACTTTATTGCTGTGGATCCTAAGTTCTTTTTGAAACTCTTTAAAATTGTTGGTTTTAAATTTACTTACAGAAGTATTATATATTGTTCTATACTTACCTTTATTATCAGTAAAATAAAATTCGTAATTAGCCAAATAATCTTTATAGATCCGCTGGCCATTTACCCTCTCAACAACATATACTTTATTATCCTGCTTTGAAAATAATGCGTCCACATACATAGTTAATTTTACATCTCCTTTAGATGTGGGAATTACTTCATTTTTACTGTGTCAAGAATGTTTGAAATTTGAGTATTATCCATTTCATTAACATCCCATGAATTCTTATATGCCATTTTTAATGCACGTTTCAAAACTGAAGGCTTAATTTCCCATTCTTTAGCTAGGTTATTAAGTGTATCTGCTAAACCCTCATTAAGTGTTTCAACTTCGTGCATCACACTTAATCCTTCCTTAAAAACTTGTTCTAATTTTACTTTTTCTTCACCATTAAAAATCTTTAACGTCTGAGTACTTGTATTTTCCATATTTACATTGTCCTTAGTATTAAGTTTAACATAACGTTCGGTACATGTCAACTGTCGTATTTAGTGGTGTTAAATTTGTACAAAATTTCTGTCACTAATATTTGTAGATGATAAATATTTGTGAAGTAGAAAATACTTCAATCAAACTAGTTTATGGAGAAGTAAAATATGAATATGGCACAATTTAGCACAGAAGAACAAGCTAAGGCAATGTTAGCTCTAATCGGTCCTATGGGCGGTGGTGGATCTTACTATGTACCTGAGTATGCTGGTCCGTTCAGTGTTGACTTAGGTCCGGATAGTGCAGTAAAGTTTTGGCATCTACGCCTTTTCAATGGCTTTGAATGCAACGTAGGCTTAAATCAAGCTAACGTAGACAAGTACGGCGTAGAACAAGCCAAGGCTCAGTCAAAGGCTGAAATGCAGGCTGCTGGACGTTGGACAATTAACGCTTAACTAAAAGGGTAGGTGATCTTTAATTCTTGGAAATTGGAGCGTATAAATTACGCTCCATTTTCATGAGTGAGGAAATATTTAAATATTTCTTGTTGATCTTTTCTTATTTTCAATAAATCGTCTGGTAAAGTAAACCACTTAGTATTACCAGTTTCAAAGTCTGTATTAGAAAAGTTATTAGGATCAAATATTTCACAAGCAAATACATGCAAATCGTATTGTTTATACTTAAAAATATTTATTGGCTCAACTTGTTTGACATTTGAAAGAACTAATCCAACTTCTTCTTGTGCTTCTTTCAATGCATTATTTATTGGGCTGTAACTTGGTTCAATTCCACCTTTTGCTAATTGAAATTTTGTTCCACCAAATGAAGGATCAGACGGTTTCATTAGTAATACTTTTAATTTACCATTATCATAGTAATATGGAATCATCCCCGACTTATCTCTTTGTTTAGTTGAAATATCATGTAAAAACTTTATAGCTTGTAGCTTATTAGGAAATTCATGAAATAAATTAGTCTTTTCGTCTGTCAGATTGAAAGCATACCCACCACTAAGTGGATGCGAAGCAATATGTTTAATAATATTAAGAATATTTTTAGTAGTAGATTTAAATTCGTATTCAATTCTGGTTCCTGGAGTAAAGTTAACTCCACCCAAATAAGTAGCAAATCGTACCGCACCATTGTTCATTTCTAGATCAATATCTGGAACTAGATCTCTGTGTGCTGCTGGATAGTATCCTGAAAATCTTTCAATTAGTTTGCCGCTGGCTGTTATTAATCCAAAATATGTTTGATGTTCAACTTCATTTAATCTCATTGTTTTAGGTTCCTAATCATATTTTTAGCCAATACTTCTGCATCATGTCTTGTAAAATTTGGATTCTTAAGAGTAGCATCAAGTATTTTATTTTTGATATCGCCAACTAGTCTACCTTTTGCACCCAACGCCATAATTTCATTACCATCCAATATACTCTTAGTATTAAGGATTTGATTGATATCCATTTGTTGGATACGCTTTCTGATCATATTGATTTGTTCTGGCAATCCGTGACCTACAGCATGAGAATTATTGTCTGCATTGATTACGTCCAACACATCCTCAAGATTGTGACTAACTCTGTAGATAAACTTTCTAAGAGTTGAATCCTTCATAAGTGTTCCATCTGGACCAGCGCTCTTCAATCCCATATGATTACTGATAATAATACAAACTTTATCAATAACTTCAGTTGGGTATTTTAGTCTACGCAAAGCAACTTTTGCAATGTCTGCTCCAATACTTTCGTGACCAATAAATTGCACTTTTCCATCTTTTTCTGTTCTCGTTGAAGATTTTCCACAATCGTGAAATAGTGCCGCTAGTCTCTTAATAAGGTCTGGTGAACTATTGTCTAGAACTGTTAGAGTGTGTCCAAGTGCATCTTGGTTATGAAACTTGTTTTGCTTTAGCTTATCTAGTGCTTTAAGCTCAGGCAAAATTACGTCCATAATGCCAGTAATTCTAAATAGTTCAAATGCTTTACCAGGCTTATTAAGAACAAGAATTTTACTGATCTCATCATTGATTCGTTCTGCACTGATACTCTTAAGAGAGGGAGCAGCTTTTTTAATTGATTTAATGACATTAAGTGGAAGAGTAAATCCATACTTAATTGCAAATCGAACAGCACGAAGAATACGAAGAGGATCTTCTGAAAATATTAGTTCTGGCTTTCCGGTTGTATTGAGTACTCCATTTTTAAGATCTTTCAAACCACGTCCACTCAAATCAAGTATCTCACCAGTTTGTAGATTTTGAATTAGAGAATTTATTGTGAAATCTCTGCGTAGTACATCATCCTTCAACGTTCCAGCCACTACAGCTGGCTTACGACTTCCTGGAGTATATTTTTCTGTCCTGGGTGCTACAAACTCGACATCCATTGGTCCCGAATTTGTTTTGATTGCAAGTTTTGCAGTAAAATATGTTGGGAACAATACAGGATTGCTATCTTGCTTAAAAATACCAAGCTTTTTAGCAATAAATGTGGCTGCATCAAGCCCAGCAGTAGGTCCACCATCAACAACAATATCGATATCTTTTGAATTTTTACCCAAAAGTGTATCACGCACAAATCCTCCAGCAATAAATAGCCTTCCGTCGAATTCAGATCCTTCGATTGCATTTTTCAGAAGTTCAATTGTTTCGTCGGTTTGTGATGATTCCATTATCATACTACTATTATACACTCTTTGGTTGATAATTTCAAATATTTTCATTACTTTCCTTTATCCAATATACTTTTCTAATTTATTGCCGTCTGCTTGTTTTTTATATCCTAATCGTTCATAAAATGATTTGGCTGTTGAAGTTAACACTATTTTCTTAACTCCTTTTATTTTAGCTTCTTTTTCTAACGCATTTATAACTTGTGATCCAGCGCCCCTTTCAATGGATCCAACATTCATAATTTCCGCTTCAGTTGATTTTCGTGGGATCCACATTGATCCAGCTGCTACAATCTTATTATTTAAAATAACAAATGCTGTCCTAATGTTAGCTCGCTGTGATAAAGGTGCATTGATTTGTATTTCTAATACTGTACTAATATGACATAATGCAGCATATTCATGATTTTCTTCGCCGTTTTCTTCCAATTCAGCTATTCGTTCATCAACTTGTTTAATTGATTGACGTGCAATATTATCAGACAGATTAATGCCAGTTTGTACATTTTCTTTTAATATCATTTCTGTTATTTTCATTGCTTTTCTTTTTTCACAAACGAATTTACAGGACTTCGTTTGTTTACTGTTGTCGATTCTTCACTTTTGGTTGTACTAATTTGCTTAATTGCACTTTTACCTGGCATCATTTTCAAAGCTAGTTTAATTGTTTCTTCATCTTCTGGACATTGTGTTGAGATAAACATATTCTCACCAAATATTGAGTCTTCTACATTAGTTTTTGGTAAAACTCCTGCTTGCAGAGCCCTTGCACGAGCAATAGCCATTCCCATCCTATATTGAAAATATGGGTCTTGATTGGTTAACTCAGGCAGAATAAATGCAGCAGGCAAAGCTCTTGCTACATCAATTTGAATACTACCTTCTCCACTTTCGTTTAATATTTCCTTAATAGTCATTTAAAGTTTCCTGGATTCTTAGATTTATTGAAAAAGTCAGCAGTAACTTTATCACTTACATTAACTGGCTTATTCTCTTTTTTGTGAACTACATATGTTGGGTGTGGCAAATTTAATTGATGTGCTAATATTTTACTTGGATTACCATAATATGATTGTTGTCCAATTCTAACGCTTATATCATTTATCCTTTGTATTGGAATATAAACTGATAGATTTCCTTTTGTATAAACATGCTCGTTATTTTGAACTCCATCATACATATATCCGTTGTCAACAAGCATATTATTCGAAATGACCTGATTGGCTGTCATCTTTCCAATTTTTTTGACACTAACTTCACAAATTTGCATATACTATATTTATCTTATTTCTCGTTTTGCTTTTCGGGTTTCAGTTCGTTTTCTTATAGATTCGGCAGATTTTGGTTTGCCTTTAGATGCTTTTGATAAATTAGCTTTATGCTCATCAGATTTTGGTTTTGACATATTGGCTCTTGTTTCAGCAGATCGATTACTTTGCGCTTTTGACATATTGGCTCTTGTTTCAGCAGATCGATTACTTTGCGCTTTTGACATATTGGCTTTTGCTTCAGCAGATCTTGGTTTTGACATATTGGTTTTGACTTCATCTGTATATTTTCTGCCTTTTTGTGCTTTTGACATAGCAACCGAATGTAAAATTCTAGCAGATTCATATTCTTCTGGAGTTGGAATATATCGACCCGTTTGATTTGGTCTTATAAAGCACATATTAAAAAATGCATGTGACATTTTATAATAATCAGGACCAATATATAACATCTGAGTTAATAACTGATGACATATAAAATGTTCTCGTCCAGTTAATACAACTAGATTATCGGGGTCATTTGGGTTGCCAGGTACCCATCCTGCTTTATAAAAACACCTTGGTATTATATGGTGCTTTTCGGTATAAGTATCTGATGGAAGTGGAAACACTCTCGCCATCTCAATTATTTCATAATATCTTTTTGTTTGCGTGTTATTGATAAATATCATTGCTGTTACTCCTTTTCAGTAATAGAGTAGTTGGGTGATTTCAACACCGCGAACTACATTATTATTTAGCAAAAATTTGACTTTAATACTGTAATTTGTTATAATAAATATATGAACGTCATCAACATTTCAGTTTTACTTCCAACCCGCGGGCGCAAAGAACCGTTGTTAAAATGTTTAGATAGCTTACTTGAAAATGCTAAAGATAATACCAATATTGAGGTATTATTAGGCGTAGACACTGATGATACTGAAGTAATAGAATACGTTGAAACTGTGATAATACCAAAATATTATCAAGTAACAATGTATTTGTTCAAGCAACTAGGCTATGAAAAATTAAATATGTATTATAATACTCTAGCTAATTTAGCTTACGGTAAGTGGCTATTTGTATTCAATGACGATGTTATATTAGAAACACAAGACTGGGACAATGTTATTTACAAGTATGAATCTCATCCAATGCCACTGCTTCGTGTCAACGTTAGAAATATGGACCATCCATTTGCACTATTTCCAATTATTAAAAAAGAAATGATTGAAGTTATGGGACAACTTAGCCCATATAGCCACATTGATCGATTTTTATATAACTGTGCAACAAATATTTGTAATGGAATTGTAATCGATATCCCTGTAGATGTAATCCACGATAGATTTGATATAACTGGTGCAAATAACGACGAAACATTTAAAAATAGTATTTCAACATATGCTAAGACTGAAGGTAATCCGCTTGATCCAGCAAATGATGACTATCCAACTCAACACCAATATATGCTAATGTTAGTCAATCGTCTACGCCAGCATATAAACAACAAATATAACTATGCTATCCCGCTTATTGATTTGAGTAAGCCAGTACAAGTGATTAAAAAAACTACTGCAAGTCACGGTTGTGCAAAATAATTGTGCTATAATAGTAGTATAAGGAAGTAATAAATGAATATAGGCATTATAGGTAAGGGCGTTGTTGGGCAAGCTGTTTATACAGGCTTAGAGATGTTAGGGCACACGATGTCATATTATGATATCAAAGAAAAGAATACTTCGTTACTTGATGTAATAAATACCGATATTGTGTTTATATGTGTTCCCACATTGAATACGATATTCAATGAATGTAACATAAGTATAGTTGATAAATGTTGTTACGATTTAGCAGTAAAAAATTATCGTGGGATCGTCGCAATTAAGAGTACTGTTATTCCAGGCACAACTGAAGCATTAGGCAAAAAGTATTCTAATTTACATATTTGCTTTGTTCCAGAATTTCTTCATGCAGCAAACGCATTAGGTGATTTCTGTAACATGGATGTATTAGTAATTGGATCAAATGATTTAACACATTTTACAACTATAAGTCAGTTACATGGACAATATCCTCAGTTAGTTAGATTTGTAAATCCAACTGAAGCTGAATTAATAAAGTATTTTAACAATGTTCACAATGCAATGAATTGTACATTTGCTAATATTTTTCATGAAGTATGCAAAAAATTTGGTGTTAACTATGATAATATATTACATGCAATTGCTGAACGTCCGAATATTAGTCCATTGTATCTAAAATCAGATTCTGAATATGGAGCATTTGGTGGTGAATGTTTACCAAAAGATACTATTGCTTTTAACACTCTACTAAGTAAGTTGAAACTAAATTACAGTTTAATTGATTCAATCTTAATGGATAACGAGAAATTTAAATGAGACAAAAGTTAATTAATACACTAAAACTATTAGAAAAGAAGGTTCCTCCTCCTAGAAAATGTCATCATTCATTGACGTATAATACATATGGTCCTGACAGAGATGAACTAGGATTACATGTTAATATAGATGGGTGTTTTGTTACATTATTTTTGCAAGATGATGATTTTGATAAAACTCCTGAAACGTTAGTAGATGATATCATATTAGAGTTAGACAAATATTTTAAGAGATTATCAGAATGAGACAGAAAATATTAGTAACTGGTGCTAGTGGATTGCTTGGAACAGAATTATGTCTCCAGTTATCCACTCTAGGCGTTGAAGTTTGGGCGGTTGATAACCACAGTAGAAGTTCTAGTATTCCAGTATGCGATAAATTTATCAAATGTGATGTAAGTGATCCAAATCAATACTATCATTTTGATTTTGATTTCGACTATATTTTTCATTATGCTGCTGTTAATGGAACTACTAACTTCTATTCAAATCCAAACAAAGTATTATATAATAATACAATGGGCGATCTACTAATGTTTGAGTTTGCCAAGAAATGCAAAAATCTTAAAAAACTTATTTATGCTAGTAGTAGTGAAATAGTATCTGATGATATAACTCCAACTGCTGAAGTATCAAATTCATCTATAGATGATATTCATAACCCACGTTGGTCTTATAGATTGTCTAAGATGAGTGCAGAAAATTATCTAAGTAATAGTGATCTTCCATATTTAATTATTAGATATTTTAATGTATATGGTAACGAAACTTTCCCGGGACACTTTGTATTTGATCAAATTACTAAAATTAAAAAAGGTATTTTTGAATTAATTGGTGCTTATGAAACACGTTCTTTTTGTCATGTTAGTGATGCCATAAAAGTTACAATTTGTGCAATACCTAGTTTTCCAACTAATGAAATTGTTAATATTGGTTCTGATGAAGAGATACTAATTATTGATGCAGCAAATGCATTGGCTAGTATGTTAGGCCACAACTGTCCAAATTGGAGACTATTAGATGGTATGGAAGGCAGTACTAAAACACGTAGGCCTGATTTATATAAACTATTAAGAGCTGTCCCAAGTTATAAGCCAATGAAGTTCATTGATGGAATAAAGCTTTTATCTTGTTGACTGCCAACTCGGCTTAAATTCTTTTACTGAATCAGGTTCAACATCATTATAATGTGTTGTATTAAAAACTGTATCTGCTCTAGGACTTGTCATTGCGTCAGCTGAGGGTCTAGTAAGTCTACCTTTTTCAGGTTTCTTTTTAAACATGTCTAACAAGCTTTCATTGATATCATATTGCTGGTAAAGATTTTCTAACTCTTTAGCATATAGTCTGTCAGAACTAAATTTCTTCATCTTTTCTGGAATCTTCTTAAATAATTTAACCCACATATCAACAAATTTTACTGGAAGAGTTCGTTCACTCCAGTTAATTCCAATACCATCTGAATCAATACCGGGTCCATAAATTCTAAACCAAAATGTTTTATTGTCAGGTTCAGACTCTGTCCATGCCTTAACTGTATATTGTCCATCTGAAGATTTAATGTCTGGTAAGTCTGATACTCCACCACCCATTGGCTTACTTCCTTGTGCTGTTGGTTCTGGCGCGTCAAAACTATCTTCTTGAACAGTTGTTTCGCTTACTTTATTATAGTCAGTTACTTCTAACCAACCATCATAATGTAATGCTGCTCTAAGCTTATCTTCAAATGCTCTTATTGGTAACTTTTTTGTATTAGATGCAGCAATATTCCACATTGTGGATCCATCGCTATAACCACTATCAAAAATTGAAGATTTTCCTAATAACTGTCTAACTGCCTTAGTTATTGAGTCACGACCACCTTGAGGAATTTTAACTTTAAACGTTTCAGGAGCTTTAGTAACTCCAGCTTCTTGCATACGGGTCATTGTTTCTAACAGTGTTCGAATATTACTCATTTCTTTTTTCCTTTTGATTCCATACATCCACCACCAACTGCTTTTGATGTTTGTTTCTTTGGTTTTCCACCTAGTACTGGTGATTGATTAGGTATCTTTTCTTCTGCATCTAAATATTCTTTAAAAGAATAACTATCAATGGGTTTGTTTAATAATGCTTCTTCATCTGTTTGCTTTTTCTTATTTTTTGTCATAGCAAAGAAGCTCTTAGTACTTGACCCTGACTTTTTAATATCGCCTTTAGTGTATGTCCAACCATAATCATTAAGTGTCACTTTAGAATTCCCATAAGTATATATAGATTCGTCTTCTATACGGCCAGCATAGTGCCAATTTAAATTTTCAAGATATGATCCAATGGTGTCTGGACTCATTCCATATTCGTCATCGCCAGACCATTCTTTAATCATTTTGTCCATTGATTCTAATATTTTTTTAATGTTAGCCATATTATTTTCCTGTAATCTGCTTCACTAAATTTGAAAACATACTTCCAATGGCAGAAAATATCTGTTTAAAATTTGCTTTGTTGCTTTGAAAGAAAATAACAATTTGCTTTGATACAGCCACAATTGCATTTTTAATACCTACTAAAATCTTTTTAACTATTGTCATTGTATATTCCTTGCAAAATCAGCAAATTGTTTTGTGATTTTCGCTACTTCATCTTCTTTGGGTGCTTCTTTAACTACTTTCTTTCGAGTAAGTTGTCTAGTAACTGTGCCTGGTCCGCCGTTTAAAAATCCATTGCCTCCACCCATACTGCCAGCAATTCCACCGCTTGATGTTCCACCACTCCCTGCGTCTTCACTTAAAAATTTAGCATCTAAGAGTGATAATAAACCACTTATAGTATTAGATACTACAGTCTTAGATAACATTCTAACTGGATCAACAACATCCATATAATACTTATTAATAATAATTTGCTCTTGCTCTGCTCCGTTTGCACCAGCTTTAGGTGAATAAAAGTGTCTAAAATTCTTACTATTAGTACATAACTTTTCGATTTGCTTTACACCTTTATAGATATATTTACGTGAATCCGTTGTATACATACCTTCTAACCAAAGTTCGCTTTTAGCAATGTAAAATCTAATATCACCATGTTCTATACTAATTCCAAATTTTTGACTTATATCTTCATGAAATATTACATCGTTTGATCTAGAATCACTTAGTGAAGGAAGTTTAACTGCGCCAGATTTGGTAATCCAACCAAACATTGTATAGTTTAAATTTCTAGAAAATACTTCTTTAATTAGCATAATATTATTTATCCAATTCTCCATATCCTTGTGCTTGCCCTTCATCACTGGTTGTAAAAATACTATTACTTCTTCTAGCTTCAATTCCAAGTAGTTTCAAATTCTTATCATAAGCAATTGTATTATCAATATCACTATCGACGGTCCGTCTTTTTTCAATACTAGCTGATTCAAAAATTACTCCAGATGGTCTTGTGCCACGAAATAATACTTTTTTTATTGTATCAAAAATATTAAGATAGTTACTAGCTTCTTTTTGTATTTTCTTTATTACATCTACTTCTTTCTTTATAACTTGTTTAACCTGAGATAATTCTTTCAAATAATGTCCTTTTGCAGTCTGATGAATGTTTTTAACGGCATCGTTTGTTGTTTGTTTAATGTTATAATCAGAATCTTTAATCCAATAATTCAGTTTTTCCAGATGTGATTCGTCTTCCCACTTGTTTATTAAAACAGTACGATGGCTCTTTGCTTCCATTAAGTCAATTATTTTCATTTAGTGTATCCTAATTTTCTTCTAATTGTTTGAAATTCAAAAAAGTACTTTTCTAATATAGCAAAATATGCTCCATGTATTAGTACTTCATTTTCTGATTTTAAGGCGGCTGGAAAATTCTTATTAGTAACTCTAAATTTTTTCTGAAAGCTATCTAAATCTGGTTCTCTATTTAATAATTCTCTAGTATATTTAAGTACTGGAGATTCGGGGAATTTCAATGATATCCATTTTAAATTATCTACTATAGTACTTTTTTCTGTAAAACCTAATATTTCATATAGTTTAAATTTATAGTCAATCAAAGTAGATTTTAATTTCCAAACAAGATTATTATATTCTTTATCAGCCCTTTCAATCTCGCTGTCAATTACATTTGTTATTTCTTTTGGATAATCTTTTACATAACTACCCATATGATCTAAAATCAAATCATTGTGTATTCTGCTCCAACTAAATACTGCTGTATTTTTTGGAATGATGACATATGATATTTGTCCGTAGTCTGAAGAAGAATCCAAACTAGATGTGGTAAAAATACTATTACTTCTAAGAGCTTTAATACCAAGTAACGTCATCAAATTATCATATCTTAGAGTATCCGATTTGCTACTATCCATTGGACGTCTATTTTCAATACTTTCACCTTCAAAAATTACTCCAGTTTTTTTAGTTCCTCTATATAATACTCTATGTGTTGCATCAAATACTTTAAGATATTTACTGCATTCTTTCTGTATTTTAATAGTAATGTCAGTATTTATTTGTGCGCCGTCTTCCCACTTGTTTATTAAAATTACACGGGTTGAATGTTTCTTTGCTTCCATTAAGTCAGTTATTTTCATTTAAGTAATCCTAACTTAGTTCTGAGTGGTTGAAGGTGTACGAAGAAGTCCTCTTCAGCTACAGCAAAATATTCTCCGTGTATTAATACTTCATGCTTGGATCTGATTGCTGCTGAAAAATAAGAATCATAAACTCCATACTTTTTTTGAAATTCTTTAAGATTATATGTTGGATTTATTAGTTCTTCTGAATATTTAAGTATTGGAGATTTTGGTTTATTTTTAGAGATCCAACTAACTAACCCTTTGGCATCTTCGATAGTTTCTTGATACAACAAATCTCTCAATGAATTATTATATTCTGTCATTTCTTCAATTTTATTTTCGTCTTTTAGTTTCGATATAATAGCGTCACTTTTATCAAGCTCTTTTTTAATCACATCTTTTAATTTACTAGAATACCTAGGGCCTAATAATGCTCTTCTATGTGTAGAATCTAACACCAAATCAGAATATATAAAGCTCCAACTAAACACTGCTGTATTCTTAGGTATAATTACATATACTTTGCTTCCATAATCACTTGCCTGATTTGAACTTCCTGTTGTAAATGTACTATTACAACGTAAGGCTTCAATACCAAGTAACTTCAATTTTTCATCATATTCTTTTGACAAAAGATTACTACTGTCCTTAGGATGACGATTTATTGGACTCGTTGCTTCAAATATAGATCCTCCGTTAGTAGTACCTCTGAATAAAAAATTGTTGATTTGATCATATACTTTAATGTAATTACTACATTCTTTTTGTATTCTCTTAGCAATAGCAGTCTCTGAATTAATAATTGGTTTTATTTTGGATAACTCTTTCTCACAATCTTTTAGTAGTTTTTTAAACTTTGTCTTTTCTTTTGGATCTTTTTCTTGTTTAATAAGAGATGTGATATCGACGATATCTTTATTTACATCTAATCCATCTACCCATTTAGTCAGTAAAGTTTTTCGTTTACTAACAGATTCTAATAGTAAGTCATTTATTTTCATAATAATTTTTTAACCATTGGCCAAAATAGATGATTAATGGCAATATATTTTCCGTGTATTAATACTTCGTTACGAGACTGTAATGCCGCTGGCATATCACTATTAGTGATCTGATATTTCTTTTGAAATTTATCTAAATTAATTGTAATTGTATATTCAATGAGATCATGAAGTATTGTCGAGTTTGGAAAGTTTTTCTCTATAAAATCTAAAGTGTAAAATCGTGTATCAACTTGTTTAAACTTAATAATATCTTTTAAAATTAGAATATATCTATACATGACTCTGTGTTTGTCGGGGAGATAGTAATCATCGTCATTTATCAGGTGTTGATATTTTGATAATTCTAGTCTAGATTTGTTAATTAACTCAATTGGTAAATCATACAAATCATCAAACGAATTACTTGTTAGTACTATATCGTCGGACGTCAATGAGCATGAAAAGTCTGCTGAATCTTCAGGAATAATTATATATGTATTCCCATATATTTGTACAGCCTGTTTCGAACTACTAGTAAAAATACTATTCAATCGAAGCGCTTTAATACCTAATTGTGTTGCACATCCATCAAACAACTTACTCATTATAGCACTACTATCAAGTGGTCTTCTTTCTGACAGAGATTCTGATTCAAATGCAGTTAAGTTTCCATTGATGCCACGATATAACCATCTTTGTTCTTGTTTAAAAATATTTACATACTTATTGCAACTAGATTTAACTATCTGTTGAACATTATTTATAACATCCCTATAGTTAGTCATGTCATTAATTATTTTTTCTTCCTCATCAATGACATTCTCATAATATCCAATACTCTCTGTATCAATGGGTTCACTAGACTTAATTAAATCTATTTTATTTCTGAGGCGGTCAATACGCTCTATACAAGATGTATAAACAATAATATCAAAATTACCAGTCAATGAGACTTTCTTAGGAGCTCCATCTTCATTGATAATCTCTGAGAAACGCATTAGTTAGGCCCTTGCTTTCTTAGTCATTGACCGCATTTTCCACGCCCATTTTTCGTGAGCAGCAATACGATCCTGTAAAAAGTTTTGTAGACCTAAATGATCACCAGCTTGAGCATAAGTTTCTTCTAATAGCTTAATCACAACATGATTGTTTTCTAATAGCTCTTCAATCATTAATTCAGCTCTAGGAACTAGTAATTGTTCACTAATTTCAGTTAGTTCAGCAAAACGTGCTAAACTTCCTGGAGCATATATGTCAAGTGCTCTGATATGTTCAGCAATATCATCACATGATTCAAACACATCCTGATATAATTCACCTAGGAATGCATGATAAGAATGAAAATGGGGACCTTCTAGGTTCCAATGGAAGTATTGAGCTTTTAGTTGGAATACATAAGATGTAGCTAATAAACGTTTGATCTTTTCTTCGAGATGTAGGATAGTCATATAACTATTTATCTACATGTTAAAATATCATTCACCAAATAATTTTATTTTAATATCTGGCCACACACTAATGTGAATACCATAATATTCGCCATGTATTAATATTTCATTGCCTGATTTTAATGCACTAACGAAGTTTGTTGAATCAATTTGATATTTTGCTTGAAACTTATTAATATTTGCTGGAACGTCTTTGGCATCATCTAATATAATATCATCGTGAGTTTTACTCCAACTAAAATCAGCGGAGTCTTTTGGTATAATTATATATCTTGTTCTAGTTGTATTCTGACCAAAATTTAAATAGGCAGAGATTTGGCTAGCATCTCCGCTAGTAAAAATACTATTTTTTCGTTGAGCTTTAACACCCAATTTATCTAACTGCCTGTCAAACAAAATAGACATATAATTATCACTATCAACAGGAATTCTGTCAATGAGACTCCTGTCTTGATATAATGCTCCACGATTTTTTCTGGCACTATATAAACATTCGTCGGTTTGTTTAAACACACTTAAATATTTTTTACACTCAGCGTTAATTTGCGGAATAAAATTGTCAAATTGTGCTAAGTAATCAGTAAATTGCTTCATCAACATTGTATATTTTACTGTTTCTTCATCAATATAATCCTGTGTTGATTTATATTCGGGGTTACTTTTATCAATCTTAATAAGATATATTTTTAATTCTTTTATATTGTGATCAATTTGAAGAATTTTTTTTATTTAAACTAGCTTGTATTTTGGGAACTAAAATTTGTTGATGTTTAGTTTCAGTTAAAAATTCATGTGATCTCATTTTAATAATTTACCTTTGAGTGCTTCCCAAACTGAACTATGCAAGCCATAAAACTCACCATGTATTAGTATTTCATTTCTGGTACTAAGTGCTTTATCAAAATTAGTTGTATCAATTTTAAATATGTCTATAAACTTCTTTATATCAACAGTTGGTTTATATTTAAGAAGTTTTTTGGATATTTTCAGTATTGGCGAATTAGGAAATATTTGTTTAATACGTCTTAAATTAAAATCCATGTTTGTATAATTTTGCTTGTCAAGATTATATAATATCTTGTGATATTCATTACTGGTCCAGTAATGATCATCATCGTCATTATTATCAATATCATCTGTTACTTTTCCCAACTCATCGCTTATTATTTTTTTAAATGGACTATCTACATAAGTTGGAATTATTGATGAGTTGCTTAGTATTAGATCGTCGTTGGATTCACTCCAGCTAAAATCAGCTGTACTTTTAGGTATAATAACATACTTTGTTTGGCCATAGCCACCAGCATGTGATGAGTCAGACGAAGTAAAAATACTATTTCCTCTGCGTGCTTTAACACCCATTTCTTGTAATATTTTGTCAAATGATATAGTAATTCCTTGGTCGCTGTCTCTTACTTGTCTATTTTCAACACTACGTCCAACATATAATCCACCATGCATTCTACGGCCACTAAACAAACACTTATCTGTACGTTTGTAAGCGTCTAGATAAGTTTTACAGTCGTTACGAATTTGAGGAATGAATGGTGTAAATAATTTTAAATAGTCTTGGCATCTCTTTTTAATTCTTGCATACTTAGCTTCTGCAGCATCTAATTCAATTTTAACTTGTTCAGCTGATGAAGCATTAAAATCTTTACTGGTGTTGTTTACAAGATTATTATATCTTTTCTTTAAGTAATAAACAGTATGTCGGTTTAATGTAACATTATTTATTAACTCAGTATTTATAGGTGTTACTAAAACTTCCATATCTATTACTTCATTGATTTTCATTGGAATAACTTCCCTTTAACTATGTCCCATATACTGTTATGTATCCCATAATATTTACCATTTATTAGTATTTCGTGATTTGTGTTTAGTACCGCTTCCATTGAGGTTGTATTAATCTTGAACTTTTCTTGAAACTTGTTGAGATCAATTTTTGGTTTATATTTAAGTAATTGATCTGCTATACTATTAACTGGAGAGTCAGGATATTTATTTTTGACATAAGCTAAATCAGTTTTAATGTTATAAAAATTTTGTCTATATAACCATTCTAAGATTTGTAAGTATTTGTAATGTTGTCCAATATCAGAATCACGTTCAATTCTTTCTTTTTCATCTTTAAGAATCTTTTCCATATTATCTGGCAATGGTCTGTAAGTTAATTTCAATGAATAACTACTTAGTACTAGATCATCTCTTGTTTCGCTCCAACTAAAGTTAATGTCATTGAATGGAATTATTATGTATCTATCAGCGCCATATTCTGCAGCATGACATTCACTTGACGTTGTAAAAATACTATTTCCTCTACGTGCTTTAACACCAAGTTTTTTTAATAAACTATCAAATTTGGTTGTAACAGAGGCCATACTGTCTTTTGGTCTTCGTTTTTCTAAGCTTTCATCCTGATACAATGCTCCATGAAATCTACGTCCACTGTATAATACTTGGCCTGTTCTGTTAAATAATTCTAGATAATGACTACAGTTATTTTGAATTATTGGTCCGAATTTTGAAAATTCTTTCATTGAATCAGCAAATCTTTTTTGAGTTTTTATAACATTATCTTTAGCTTTTTGCAACTCTTTTTTAAATTTAGCAGCTTGTTCTGGAGTTGTACTTTCCAACTTGTTATGTTCAATACTTTTTACTTTGTTAATGCCTACTTGCAATGTAGCTTGTAACTCAAGCTGAACACTATGTATTAAAACTTTTTCATTTGCGCTTTCAACAATAAATTCGTGTGACCGCATTACATATCTCCTTTAAACAAATCAAATAAATCAATTTGAACCGCAATGTATTTTCCATGTATTAGTACTTCGTGCTTTTTAATTATAGCAGTTTGTAAGTTGGTGTCCATTGGTTTATATTTTTTCTTAAATTTATTCAAATTGACTCGGCTATATTCAATACTGTTTAATGTAAGTAGTAATGATTCAGGAAAATAATAATTTAGAAATTTTCGACCAGTGAAAGAAATAATTCTGTTTCCAGTAGTTCGAACATCTAGTAGATATTTATAATAACATTGTAGAATTGATAATTTTTCATTATATTCATTATCGTTTGATTTTGATATTAACTCTTTCTCTTCTTCAATTTTAGTCTGTATTTCATCTAATTCATTGTCTAAGGCGGCAATCACTTCGGGTGAAAAAGACATTAGTCCATTAAATGAATCACTATGTAATATTAGATCCTTTCCAGCCTCTGACCAGGAATAATCAGCTGTATCTTCAGGAAAAATAACATAAATGTTATTACCATATGATTTAGCTTGGCTTATACTACTTGATGTAAAAATACTGTTAGAACGCAGAGCTTTAATACCTAATTCTTGTAAACAACTATCATATAATATAGTAGAATCTATATTGCTATCTTTTGGAGGTCGATTATTAGGACTGTCGGATTCAAATGCAGGAAATGAATTTGACTGACCACGATATAACATTCCACTATGCTTGAAGATTCCAATATATTCACTACATCTTTTTTTAATTATTGATATCAATAATTTTATGTTTTCTTTTAAATTTTCTTCTTTGTATTGATTTTTTTGAAGTTCAGCAATTCTATCAGTTAATACTTTATATTCTTTTTTAATTTTAAAAGATTCGTCAGATGTAATTTCTGGATTAAACCATATTTTTTCATGACATTCTGCTTGTTTCTTTTTTAAATCAATAATTACATAAGTAACCAATGGATCAACAGAAATGTCTACCAATGGATCAACAGAAATGTCTACCAATGGAGTTTTAACTGGTTTTATGTTCTCTACTTCAAATAGTCTCATATTAGTTTTTCTTTTCTGATATAGTAAGTAACGGTTCAAAATTTGAATTAGGTACAAATTCGTGTTTACGTATAACTGTCTTAGCTAAAAGCTCAAGTTCATCTTTAAATTTGTTCCATACTAGCACGAATGGAGCATTAACATCAGTTTTTAAATCTTTTAATACTGCTTGAAAGCCTGGATCTTTCTTTTTCAATTTTGGTGCATATTTTCGATAAGTTTCAATGAATAATCTGGCAAGTTCATTGATTGTTATTGGTTTCTTATTACGTAAATCATTTACTCTATCTAAGAAGTGTGTTGAAAAATGAACATCCATTCCAGCTAGCTCCCAAAATTGATTTAAATACTTCTCCAGAGAATGCAATTCATCATTAGTAATTTCTTCCGTTATTTTCTTTTTGGTACCTGACGGGGCAACTGCCATAGCGTCCTTTAAGGTTTTGAAATAACTCATCCCATTAACTTTTAACTTTGATATTTGAACAGCTCTTTTTGGATCACCAGCTGCTGCTGAAATATAAAATGCTTTTTTATCATCTTCTGCTGCTGCTTTTCTCAATGCTGAAGCACTTCCAAGTCTGGGACTTTGTACGTGAGTAATTGATTTAAATGTATACTTACGTCCTAACTTGTCTGGAACTCCATTATAATCTTTAAGAAGTTTACCACTCCACCCATTCCAATCTTCAATATCAGTTACATATATTAAATCAGTTACTTCAGGATGATGTTGATTAATATAAAAAGCTAATGTAATAACTAATACTTCAGGAATGATGTGTCCTTTAAGGGTTGGATCAAATGCTTCCATCCAAGCTTTTTTAACTTCGTAAGTAAGTGGATTATCTTTATTATGAGTAGTAGGACTAGTACCAACAAACCATAAATTATTGTCAGCTGAATGTTTAACAACTTCAAATAATTTAACATGTCCCATATGTACTCCGTTAAATCGACCAAAGCACATAGCGGCTGTTGTATTACTTGCTTCAAATAATTGTTTGAGGTTCATTTAATGTTTTCCTAAGTTTGCTGCTGAGAATTTAAATCTATCAACTAACTTTACTGGGCCTGTATTGGTATGTACAATGAATCCTTCTTGACCAGTTTCATCACCTATTCCAGCATGTAAATCAGTAGTTGATTTATCAAGTTCATTTATTATCTTAAATTTTGCAACTGTAAGTAAACTAAACACAGTCATTACAGCACTAAATGCACTTTGATTTTTTTTAATATGTTCTAATATTCTAGGAGTTGCTGGTCCAGATTGAGTTTCTAACCATTTAATAAACTGTTGATCTAAATTAATTAATGATTTACTATATATAACATGTTGATTAACGAATGTTTTCAATAATGTCAAAAATGATTTAATCTTTGCTTCAGCTAAATCAGACTGATTAAATAATTGATCAATTGATGGACCAAACTTAGCAACTAATTGTGTAGCTTTTTTAAGTTCATCAGGCTCAGTAATAGTTACATTAGGAGCTAATTGGTCTGACATTATTAATAAGCCATTTACTTGATTTCTTACAACACTTTGTAAATCAGTATCAGTAACGTGATGTCCTGAAGTTGCTCCAGCATCTAACTTACTATGCACTATAATTCCAACTTTGCTACGTCCTATTAACTTACCGAGTTCAGTATCAACGTTAACTGAATAAGTAACTGTATTTGGAGTGAAGACAAACTTATCGCCTTGTTTTGGAGGTTGAGCTGTATACATTAAGTCTCCAAAAAGATATCCCGAAAAGCTTGTCGGAATACTCTTTTCAAAAATTGGCCACAGTGAAGAATATAAAGCAAGTAAATGTTGATTGGTGCCACCTTTTCTAGCTGATAATATTTGTTCAAGTTCTTGTATACTATGTGGAGGAGTACTGATCATATACTTATCACCCATAGCAAAACCAACTTTATCTCGTCCCCAGAATATAGCAGGCTTTCCGTCTGGCTTTAAACTTACTGTTTGTGGTTGTTTAATAGCTTGTCGTAATGCATTGATAGAGTCTGTTATCGCTGCTGATCCAATGAATGCAGCGTCTTCAACATGTTCAATTCGAGCTTTTTTAAGATTATATGTCTCTTCTTCTGTAATAAATTCTGATGATCGCATATCAGTATTTATCTGAATTAATAATATTATATTAATCGTTCAGCAAGCATATCTTCGTATATTTCTTTTCTAATAGCAATATATGTTCCGTGTACTAGTATTTCATGGCCAGATTTTAATGCAGCATCCAGATCAGTCTGGTCAAGTTTAAATACTTGTTGAAATGCTTTCAGATCCAAAATATTTAAATTTGAACTAGGTTGTAATACTATATCCCGATGTGTTTGAGACCAACTAAAATCATCAGAATTAAACGGAAAGATAACATATACTCTACCATATGAGATAGCTTGGCTTACACTAGTTGTAGTAAAAATACTATTTGATCTCAACGCTTTAATGCCTAGTTTGGTTGCAAATTCATCATATTCTTCTTGAATTACCATGTAACTGTCTTTTGGTTCTCTATCAAAAGGTGAATAAGCTTCGAATGCTGCTGGCTTCTTACTTCTAATTCCACGATATAATACTCTATCATTCTTTTTAAATGCATCATAAAATTTACTACATTCTGATTTAATTCTATTAGATATTTGTTCGTAAGTTTTTATTATGTCAGTATTTGAATTAATCTTTTCTAATTCATCATTGGCGCGTGCAAGCTTCTCTTGAAATAATTTTTTTCGTGATTCACTAGTAGTCTGATTTATAATTCTAACAAAAAATTGTATGTTAAGTTCGATATTTTCTTTAGCAATTGGATCGTAATCTGCTAGTAAAGTAACTACATTTGATTTTGATATTTCGTTTAGTCTCATAATAGTTTCTCAATGATCATATCTTCATATAAATCATGCCTAACTGCAATATACTTACCATGTATTAGTACTTCATGTTCAGAAAATAATGCCTCAGGTAAATTAGTCTGATCAAGTTTATATGTCTGTTGAAACTCTTGTACGTCTTTAAAATGTAATGGCTTCTCAGCGAATAATACAAGATCCTTTTTTGCATGAGACCAGCTAAAATCAGCTGAACTCTTAGGAAATACGACGTATAGATCGCCATAAATTCTAGCTTGATCTTCGTCTGACGATGTGAAAATACTATTTGATCTTTGTGCTATAATACCAAGTTGCTCAGCAAATCTATCAAATTTTAATGTATTAACTAATCCGCTGTCCTTAGGTCGTCTGTCAGTTGGACTATTCGATTCGAATGCTGCTGGTTTGTTATGTCTGATGCCTCTATATAATACAGCATTACTTCGTTTGAATATACTATAAAATTTACTACATTCATTTTTAATCTTATCAGCTAATTCTTTTAATATATCATTTGACTTATTATATTCTTCAATCTTTCTTAATTGTTCTTTGGCGTGGTCTAACTCAACCTGAAATATTGCTTTACGTTCAGGAGTAACATAATCTCTATTTAATTGATCAGTATAATACTGAATGTCTAAATTTATGCTGTTAAGTTTAGTAGCGTTATACTTATCAATTAATGTCGTTATGTTAGTAGATATTTCATTCAATCTCATAATAGTTTCTCTTTTATCATATCTTCATATACTTGATATTTAATAGCAATATATCGTCCATGTATTAATACTTCATGTTCTGATTTTAATGCAGCATCCAGATCTGTTTTCTTTAATTTGTATATCTCTTGGAATGATTTTAAGTCCTTAAATCCAGCTTTATGTTCAAGATATAATATAATTTCTCGTCGAGATTCTGACCAGCTAAAATCAGCTGTATCTTTTGGGTATATGACAAATAGAATGCCATAATATCTAGCGTGACATTCACTCGAAATAGTGAAAATACTATTTGATCTAAGTGCTTCAATTCCGAGTTCTTGAGCAAACTTATCAAATAATATTGTATTATTAACATCACTGTCCTTAGGTTCTCTATTTACTGGGCTCATTGATTCAAATGCTGGCGGATGTTTATATTTGTATCCTCTAAACAATACTTTATCACATTTCTTAAAGGCATTATAAAAGTCTCTACATTCAACTTTAATTTTAGTAGCTAATTTTTCCAATGAACCTTCCGGAAGTGATTCCAGATATGTTAATTCTTCTAGTGCATCTTCTAAATATTGTTGAGTTATTTTTTTATGCTCTTCTGTTTGTGGCTGCCGCATAAGTTTTTTATAATATGATATTTGCGAATTAATTGAATTTCTCCTAATAGGATCAAAATTCGCCGGTAGTAACAGTATTTTGTTTGAATCAATCATTTCATATAGACGCATAGTAATATTTATCTAAGTTTATAGTAATTTTTTACTTACCATTTCGTTGTATATGTCGTCTATAATAGCAATATATCTACCATGAATTAATATTTCGTGACCTGATAATAAAGCTTTATCTAAACTAAGTTGATCAAGCATAAATTTTTGTTGAAATAATTGGATTGATGTGCAACTATCTAACATGTAAGGAACTAATACTATATCAGAATATTTCATTGACCACGAAAAATCAGCTGTATCTTTTGGAAAGATATTATATAAATAATATCCATACTCTTTAGCTTGAGATTTTTGAGTAGTAGCGAAGATACTGTTTGACCTGAGTGCTCTAATTCCAAGCTGTTCAGCAAATGTATCAAATTTTATTGTGGCTATTTCATTACTATCCTTTGGCCGACGGCCTTCTATACTAGTTGATACAAATACTGGTGGTCTCTCATTTCTAATTCCTCTAAATAATACCTTGTTTACTTTCTTACAAGCATTATAAAATTTACCACATTCATTTTTAACTTTATCGGCTATTTTTTTAATCTTTTCATCTATTTCTTTGGCATCAATATCATTTAGAATATCTAGATTGTAGTCTATAGATTGTTGTAATGACTTTCTATCTTCTGGATCAGTTGAATCATTTTGTAATTTAATCAGATTAGCAATATTCTTCTCAGCACTCTCTTTTTCATCTAATCCTATTTCAGATAGTAACGAAATTATATTTTCATCAGACATTTCATATAGACGCATAGTAATATTTATATAAGCCTATTATAATACCTGATCTAACAGCAATATATGTGCCTTTAATCCAAATTTCGTGTCCAGATAATAATGCTTCTTTTAAATTAGTATCTGAATGTAATCCTAAAACCTTAACCATATTATTAATATTAAAATTAGTACGTAGTTTAAACTCTCCAAATTGCTTTTTAATTGGATGATTCAGGTAATCGACTCATGTATATTTCTAGAAGATTACGTTGTTCAAGCACATTATTAATAATAGACAAATACATTCTATTAATAGTTCCATGGTAATTATCTTCAACTATTGAAGGATTACTTGTTGGATACTTATCTATATAATCTTTTAAAGCTTTAGTGAATTGACTAGTATAAGAGTATGCTCCATATTTAATTACTGAATCAAAATCAAAAACTAAGTCATCATCATTTTCACACCAAGTATAATGAAAACCATTTTTTGGATATATTTGAAATACTTCACCAAAATACTTTGCTAATTTATGTGAAGTAGTTGCATATATAGAATTTAGACGCCTAGCTTCAACACCAATACTATCAAGACCCCAATCTATTACTCTATATATTTCTGCATTAGATGTCTTTGGAATACGATCAGTACTACTACTATCTATATAATAGTTATTCTCATCTCTGGAATGACCACGTGTTCCATGTAGTAATGGATGTTCAGGAACTTCTTTCAATACCTTAAGATAATCAGAACACTCAGTAGCTATTTTTTCTTCTAATGTGATATTTCAAATAAGCGCATAGCAGTATTTATCACATCTTAAATGACTATAGGTGGTAGAGTTTAATTCTACCACCTATATCAAAATACTACTTCTTAAATGTTGATAAATCTGTATTTATTACATCAGCAATTGGAGGAGGAACCAACTTTTTCTGTTCAATCCCACCATTAGCTTGAGCAATCGATGCTGTTTGCGGAGTTCCTAAAATAGCAGATAACCGTTCAGGATCTCCTGGGAATCTAAATCTACCAATATGATCTAGCTTAATAGAAATATCACCCCATACATCAATACCAATGCGCCTTGCTTGATCACAGAAGAACCAATCTTCGCTAAGTAATTCTTCATTAACAACTGGACAAGCAAATAAAGCATACATAGCTTTGTCATACTTACTATCCATACCAATGTTGCCTGAATACTTTGTCTCTGGATAAGCTTCAAACATCTTCGTAAATACATTACGCTTGATTAGCATAAATCCAGTACCTAAACGTGTTAACGGGATTAGGTTATTTACTGTAGTAATTTCACCCTTTTCATTAACATTCTTACCATCAATGTTTACAACATAATCGATTGGTAAGCTCTTCTTAGGATAGCATCCACCAACAATGTCTTTATCATGTAATAGCAATTGAAAGATATTCTCTGGTTGGAATCCAATATCTGCATCAATGAATAACAGATGTGTTGCATCTGCATTATCCATCATCTTAGCAACTAATGTATTCCTTCCTCGAGGAATTAGTGACTCATTTGTAAGTGTATCAATTGAAAAGTTTGAACCTAACTTATTACAGAAAATAACAAACTTTAAGCATGATACGAATACTGCCTCTGACAACATGCCATCATAGCATGGAATTGCTATGTGGACATGTTGTTTTCTTAGGAACTCAACTTCATCTGGAGTTAATTGCATCTTAATCCTTTTCAGTAATAACCTCTACCAATACGCCTTCTGGTGCAACTTTTGCTAATGCTCCCTCAATTTCTGCAATCAAGTTATTGTCGACTACTGATTCAACTTCAGAATCTCTGATTAATCTGCTGAAACGCACTACTACCATTTCTTCTACAACTTTAGCCATTATTTATAATCCTCTATAATATATATCTATTTTAATATTCAGTAACAAGTTCTTCAACTTGAATTTTACTGATATTGGATTGGACAGTGATCTTTAACTCTCCGTCCCAATCCAATAGTAACTTTGACTCATCAGCGACATTATCAAATAAGATCTTCTTGCTCAATGGAAGTTTGATTAACTTACTAACTTTGCGTGCTAATGGTCTCGCACCCATTTTATCATCAACACCAGTTTCAATAATGTAATCAATTAACTTTTCACTAGCAACAACCTGGAACTTCTTTGCTGATAGTAAATTATTGATATCGTTGATCAAGCTAACAACAATCTTACGATAACTCAAATTATCAAGCTTATTGAATGTGCAAATTGCACTTAGTCTATTTCTAAACTCTGGCTTGAAAAAGTCTTTAATTGCACTCTTATTGTTTTTCTTAGAACTTTGATCAAACCCAATTAAATTTTGTTCCATCTCTACAGATCCAAGATTGCTTGTTAAAACAATAATACTTTCTCTGCAATTTGCTTGCTTACCAACTCCATTGATATAACCTTCATCCATCATTTGTAGTAGGATTAATGTAACATCAGGATGAGCCTTTTCAATCTCATCAAATAAAATAATGCTATTTGGATGAATTTCAATTTCATTAACAAGCTGGCCGCCACCCATTGTGCTATCATCAAAACCTACATACCCAGGAGGTGCTCCAATTAGTTTTGATACTGAATGCTTTTCTTGATATTCACTACAATCAACTCTGATCAAGTGCATATTCAATTGTTTGCTCAACTCTTTACAAATCAATGTCTTGCCAACACCAGTTGGTCCAAGTAGCAAGAAGCTGCCAATTGGCTTATTAGGATCTTTCAACCCAGCCTTGCTGATAAGTAATTCATCAGTGATGATATCAACTGCTTCATCTTGACCATATACTACTTTCTTTACTTCAAAGCTTAGATCTTTGATTTTTTCAGTTTGAACTTCATCTAGCTGTTCAAGAGGAATCTTAGTTGCTTTACTAATTTCTAGCTGGATATCAGACTTATTAACTATCCAATCTGTTGCATCTAAAATTTTAAATTTTGCACAAGCACTATCAATTAGATCAATTGCCTTATCAGGTAACTTTAACTCTTTCTGATAGCGAATACTCAAATCAACTGCTTCATCAATGGCTTCGTCTGTAATAAATCCACCATGAAATGTTTCAAAGTAACTCTTAATTCCACGTAAGATTTGTTTTGCTTTGTTTGGAGTTGGCTCAGTTAACATTAACTTACGGAACCTTCGCATCAAAGCTTTATCTTTTTCAAATGACTTTTTGTACTCTTCCCAAGTTGTACTTGCAATAACTTTAATTCTGCCCTTTGAGATAGCAGGTTTGAGCATATTTGCTAAATCTGGACCACCAGAAGATCCTGATCCTGCACCAGACATTTGATGGGCTTCATCAATGAATAAAATGCATTTTCCGGTTACCGAAAGAGCATCAATGATCTCTACAATCTTTTCTTCAAATTCGCCTCTGTACTTGGTACCAGCTAACAAGGTACCAATATCAAGATTCCAAACTGTCCAATCTTTTAAGTAATTTGGTACAAATCCTTTAGCAATATTTAATGCAAGACCTTCAATCAGACATGTTTTACCAATACCACTATCACCAATCAATAGTACATTGGACTTATTTTTCTTTGCTAAAATTTGAGTGATATCAGTGAGCTCTTCTTCGCGACCAATAACAGGATCAATTTTACCATCGTTTGCAAGTGCGTTCAAATTGATACAATGCTTTTCTAGAAGTTCAAGAGCTTGATTGGTGTCCATCTTTCCTTTTTCAGCAGTTACTTTGTGTTCTTGATAATTATCTTCGTAAAATTTGATAAATTTTTCAGAATCTTCATTGGTAGAACCTAAATGCTTCTTCAGTATATATGCTGCATAGCTGGTTGTTTCTTGCGTAATGCTAACATAGATATCAATCAATCTAATATGATCACGACCTTGAAATACAACCAAATTAGCAGAACGTTCAATCACTCTTGATAACGTTGCTGTTTTAACTGGATTTGTTTGAGTCTGAGTATTCTGAGTAATAAGTTTTTGATCAGATACATACTTGTTGATTTCTGAATGCATCTGATTAGTATCAACACCATACTTAGATAATATATCTTTGAAATTCTTGTAGCATGTCAATGAATACAATAAATGTTCTAATGTCAAATATTGGTGATTCAAAGACTTGGCATATTCAACAGTCTTCTGAAGTACTAAACTAAGTTCTGGATTTTCTCTTAACAAATTATTTTCTCCTACAATATAAGTATAGCAGGTATATCTTACTTAATCAAATTAATGATTTTAAATTTTTGATCTTGAGTTAATTTTGGAATACTCACAGTGATATTTATTAACAAGTCTGAGCGAGACTTATTTGCCCTACTATATCCTCCACATTGTGGAATACGTAAAATAGTATTTGGTTGAGTGCTTTCAGGAACTGTAACATTAACATTTATCCCCAATGGATCTTTTATAGTCAATACAGTACCGAGCATTGCATCCCAAATCGAAATTGTTCTTTCACATAACAAATCTACACCTTTCCAAACGAAATCAGTTGGAGGCTGGATTATAATATGAACAAACAAATTTCCAGGTGACATATCTTTACCAGAATTTATTATGTTTGCATACTTTATAACGTCTCCATTTTGACACCCAGGAGGAATAGTTAAATCGATTGTCTTATCAAAAGTTTGTGCAGAACGAGAACAACCATTTATACTTTCTGCAATAGAAATATTGATTTGCACTTCATGATTGATATTTCTAAACTGCTGATGAAAGCCTCCGCCCATATTTTTGAAAAACTGTTCAAAAGGATTGAATTGGCTATTATGATTATTTGATTGTTGTGGTGCAGTCAACGTTTCGTATGCTTGTTTTATTTCTAAAAATTTATCGTGATCTCCACCAACATCTGGATGATTGTCTTTTGCCAACTTTCTGTAAGCGGCTTTTATTTCTTCAGGAGTAGCCGATTGAGGAATTTCTAATATTTCCCAGGGAGTCTTCATATTAAATATTTATCGGGTATTATACAGCTTAGAACTTTTTAGCTTTTGGCATTACTTCAGTGTCAACATGCGGGACTGCAATTTCTGCTGGCGGTTCATTAAACGGTCCCTGTTGGTTAATATCATTTGGATGTTCAAATCTATTATTATATACTCCACCTAATTTTTCTTGACTCTTCCCCCAAGATGTAACTCCTAATACAGCGCCCATTGCCAAATGAAATATTCCACCACCTTGAACTGTTAATGGTTGCCAAGGAATATATGATTGTTTGGTGTGAAAAGTATATATGGATAATAATATAGGAGCAGCTAAAAAATCAAACAGATTAATAAAAACATAGATCCAAGCTAATGCTGGACGCCATGCATCATGAAAATGCATTTCAAATAAATGATTATGTTGTTTGTTTTTCTTCATTTTAGTCCTCCGGAAGTATAATATTATATTTATATCTTTCTAATGCTGATAAAAATCGAGATAATCCATGAGACTCAGTGAATTTACGAGGAGACATAAAATATGTTTTTAGTCTATCTAAATTAATTTCAAATTGATTATATTGTACTACATTGCCAAATCTATTAATATAATATGGTTCAGAATGATGAGCATACCCAAATATCAAACTTGGAGAAGAAGATACAATATCAATATTATTGACCCATCTTGTCAATGAAATGTCTTCAAAATTTAGATTATTTAAAATGAAAATAATACGTGGAGATCCATAAGTAAATACATTAGGTTTTTTTTGTATAGATAATTCTGAAACTGCTTTAAATGCTAACAGTTTAGAAATAGAACCTCCCATGCTATGTCCAGTAAACCATATTTTTTTGTTGCCATGTAATAATAAAATAACTTTAATTATAGGCCAAATAATGTCTGTATACTTACCAAAGCCCGAATGAACTAATGCTTTGTTTAATTCACTGTGATACCAAATTTTTAAGCATGAAATACTTGGTATAGAATTGTTGTCAGAAACACCTCTAATAGAAACTATGATGTCATCTTCTAATTCAATAACAAATCCTACAGTATTTTTTTCTATTGGAAGTATAGGAGTAATAGAAACAAAATTATACTCATGTAAATTATTCTGGATGTGATCTATCTCGTTGTAACAGATTTTATTGATGTGAGCAAAAAACCATGAATTATACGCAAATGAGTTATTAGATAAATTTTTCATAAAACATACCACGATATGTATTAGTATTTATCTTAGAAAAATTAAAATATTGGTAGTACTACCATTACTTTAGAAAGGGAATAAGAGTTCTTGCCAGCCCTTTCTTAGGAACTTCGGGTTGTTTTGTTGGTACAGGTACTTCTTTCTTATCAGTTACAACTTTAACTGGAGGCACAGGTTTAAGCACACTAGGTACAATTAATTGTGGATCATCTGAAATATTATAATATGATTTCAATGCAGCAATTACAGCTTTTTGTTGAGCCATATGACCTCTGATCTTAGTCATATTAATACTTAACTTTTCATACCCTGCTTCATTTAATGAAAATAAAATTGGTTGATATCCTTGATCTTTTAACTTTGCAAATATTTCTTTGTAGTTATTTTCAGTTATAATAGACCATTGAACTCCATCTAATTGTAATGGTGTAAGTAATGGTAAATCTAATGTCGGCCTTGGTGCCTGAACTACTTTGATTTCAGTAGGGCGTTTAGCGCAACTACTTAGTAATGCTGTACTTAAAAAAAGTATCTGGGCAAATTGTATTAGTTTGCTGTCCATTTTGTTCCTCTGGAGTTAATTCACTACCTGATAATATTTCAAAACATCTAAATTGATCTTTTGTACCAACATTTATTGCATGTTCAATGACTGTTGGTTGAGCCAACGCAGCTTTACTTAATGTGGTTACTTCTCCAGTTACTTCATCTGTATGTGAGGAAAACTGTCTACGAACTGCATCAATATTAAGTTGTGTTTGAGAAATTGTCTTGTTGACTTGCTGACGTAAGATATTTTGTTTACTTATGTCATTATTTATTTGATCTGTGATTGCTTGCTGTTGCTTAATTATTATTTCTTGTTTGGCAAGTCTATCAGCATTTTCAACTAACTTCTTTTGTGTATCTTTATAATAAAAATATCCGCCAAAAACTATAGTAGAAATGATAATACTAACAATGCCGATGAGTATCCATTTAGGTGTGAGTAACATAACAGTATTATTTATACTAATCCAGCAAGCTTCTGTAAATCTTTACTACCTTGATCTTCAACTTTTGGAGTAGTAATATTTAATCCAGCTGCTGTTTTTAGATCCTTTATTGGCTTTTCATATAGTCTACGATATTTTAGAGGACTAAGTGGTACTAACTTATTAAAATTTTCTTGAGTAAAAGGAACATAATTCTTTTCTTTCATAAACTTAAAAGTCCATTTAGAAAAATTAATACCTGTTGCTCCTTTAAGATCTTTTAGTATATGTGATATTTGATCAAATAATGTTGTTCGTCTTTGAAATTCTATAAAAACTAAAAAATTATCAATTCCTGAATCATCTTGTATAAAGTCTGTGTCATTGACATAGCTATAACCACTCTTAACAAATTCTACTAAATCTTTAGATGCTTGTTTATCACGCACTCCAATACTTACAACACAGTTCTTATCATCTCGACCTGCACTACTTCGATACATATCTACTTCAAATTTTGGCTTGATAATATCGACTAAATCGTCTAATTCAAATCCTTCAAATAAGTTGTTTGCCATTAAAAATTATCCATTTCTTCTGATTCGTTTGATTCTTCTTCTGTATCAACTATACCTTGTTTATCGAGCCCTTGCTCATACGCTTTGTCGATATCAGATAAATCTATAGTACTATTTAATATATCTTGTGTACCAGTTTGAATATCCTTGATTAATGATTTTGGTAAATTAATAGTTACTAACCAAACTTGCTTTTGTGCTAATTTAGGCTTTTTATTGTTTGGTCTAAAATCGCTTTGATCTTTAATTTTAACTGGATAAATTAACCAATCCTTTTTAAATGAAATCTTTGCGTTATAGTTTAATAGACGTTCAGCTGCTGCTGGATCAGGCATCATTGAAACCGGCCACATAAAAGTACATATTACTCTATATTTCTTAACTATTGGCCCTTCAACTAGCTCTCCTAACTTCCAGTTTTGAAAAGCATAAGTTCCCATTTCATCAATAACTCTTTCAAAATCAAGTAATATGTCCATAGAACTTTTTGACATTGAAACTTGTTTAATGTTGGTTATAATATCTTTAAGCTGTTGACCCATAGTGTTTGTTCTCTTCTATAGTATTTATCTAATCACTCGTACAAAATATTTATGCATTTTTTCTTAAAATTTAAAGTAAGAATACACGAAAACAAAAACAAATAAATACTAGTGACACAAGGAGTCTAAAAACTACATGTCCAAGAAGCAACAACAACAACAAAAACAATCAAAACCAGTAACTGATAATACAATACAATTTGAACGTATCCAAAAACGTACTAGCATTGTACCCAGAAATTTAGTACAAGAAGAGTACTTAGATATGTTAATGGATACTCAAAAAGTAATTGTATTTGCAGTTGGCCCAGCTGGAACTGGTAAAACACTTTTATCCATGATGGCTGGTGTAAGAGCACTTAAAGAAGGCATTGTTAAAAAATTAATTTTAACTAGGCCAGCTATTGGAGTTGATGGAGAAGAGCACGGATTTTTGCCTGGCGATATAAATGCTAAAATGGCACCGTGGACTTTACCACTTATGGATATTATAAACGAATGTTATGATCATACTCAAGTTGAAAAAATGTTACTTGAGCAAACAATCGAACTAGCTCCACTTTCTTTTATGAGAGGAAGAAATTTTGCTAATGCTTGGATTGTGTTTGATGAAGCACAAAATTCTACAGTTAATCAAATGAAGATGGTATTAACACGTATTAGTACAAATAGCAAAGCTATTATAACTGGTGATCTTGAACAAGTTGATAGACAGTTTGCTAAAATTAATGGGTTAAAAGATATTTTAACTAGACTTCCTGACGATGATAAAATGATTGGAAAAGTTACATTTGGGCGTGAACATATTGAACGTCATCCGATTGTGTCGAAAGTGCTCAGTCTATACGGAGAATAATCACAAGTGTAGGGCTGAGTTTTAATTCAGCCCTACACAAAAGTTACTAATTATTTTCTTTACAACTGATTACTATTGCTAGTGTTGTTATCCTTTGCTCTATTGTAGCATGTAAGAATACCCAGGCATCTTCGTAAAATTTGCCTTTGAGACCATTTATACTTGCTACATGGCTTATATAATGTTCTCGTTGATTGTCAGTAAGACGATTTTCTACTTCGTGAATACAATCTAATGTTAACTCTCTCGGAATCCACTTCATCCCGCCGCCATAAATAGCTATTAATATCCACCAACCGTCCTTAGAATTCTCTTTTCCATACCAGCACAACGGAAGTTCGGGTTTTTCTTCCATTAGATTACAGATTATTTTTTTGTTATTTAAAACTTCTCTGTAATCTACATAATCTAATTTGTCATTCATATTTTATATTAAGCTACAATTTCATCGGCTGTAATATTAATTACATTAGGTACAACTACATCACCCTTTGCATCTTCGGTGTTTACACCCATTGCTTTGAAAAGTCTATCAAAATATCCAGTATAATTCTTATAAAAATAAGAAAAAATCTGTTCGTAGTTTTGTCCTTTGAGTTCACCTAAGCTGCATTTAATAACTTCTTGGTTGATGACATCAATAATGACATTACAATTTCTCATATCCTTCTTAGAAACTGTTCGTACGAAGTTAACAGTTTCTTCTAGTTGATAGTTCCCTTCTGTTTTCATATAACCAACTTCAGATGTTTTCTTAGCATCTAGCGGTGTACGAAAGTATGTTGCTGTGAGATATATATTCATTTTATCCTTTTTTCTAATTCTGTAATTCGTTCACGTAATACCTGGTTAACATCATCTGCATCAACTTTATAATCCAATAGATAAACGATATGATTTACGCCATAAGTTTTATGATGTTCTAAAATTTTATCTCGTATTTCAATGGGTAATGGTCCAATATTTTTCATATTATTTCTCAAGAGCTGATAATTCTACAAATAATGCGGCAACATTTATTTCTGGATCACAAACCAAACTTGCATTTACAGCCGCTTTTCTGATAATCAAGATTGCTTCATCTTTACCTTCTTCTGTATTAGCAAATAAATCCAAATTTTGATAAGTCCATGTAATTAACGAATCGATTTCATCTGGTCTAATTTGTGAGCAAATTAAAGTCCTTGCTTCTCTAAATTTTCCTTGCTTAAATAAATTTACTGCTTCAACTTTGTAATCATTGGCATCTACTTCTTCAGATTCGCTAATAGTTAATTTCTTATCAATAGAATTCAATTGGCAAATATTAATGCATTTTCGTAAATCTGGATATGTAGCTTTTACATAAGTATCAATTGTATCAAGATCAAAATCAATATTTTCAGCAATTAATATTTCAGCTATTCTTGTTGTAAACGAAGTTAGATCTAACTTATCAATATGTAGGCATTGGCATCTACCTTTAACAGCTGGAATGATCTTATGAGCATAGTTGCATGTTAGAATAAATCTAGACGTCAAAGCATATTCTTCCATAAGCCCACGTAAGATACCTTGAGCACCTGGGGAGAGAAAATCACAATTATGAGTTAAAAAATTCCCGTTGTTGATAAAGAAGTTATGGGTTCCTGGTACCGATATATCAAAAACTTTAGCTTTTTTTTCAATTACCTTAATTGATTTTATTTTTAATTCGACCATTTTCAATACCTTTTAACATTTTATCTAACTGTTTCTTATTATTTTCGTTAGCAGAAAACTGTTCTTTGTTAATATAAGTCAATATGTTATTTTCATTTACCCAAATAAACTTAATATCATTTGATATACAATATTCTATCACTTTACTTATTTTGTAATTACATTCTTTCATTGTGTTTGTTGGTTTAATTTCATATAAAATCTTATTATATGGATCATAAAAATCTGCTATATATGTTCTGCCATTATTACTTTCATCAATATATGGTATCCTAAATTTTTCATATAATAGATCTGAATTACAAATAGCAAAACATGCTTCCCAGCTACTTCTATACTTTCTTTCTTCATTATTAATTATAGCAAAAGCTGACCAATGAGTCCACGAATTTGTAATACACGGAACAAATAAACCATTTGCAATTTTTCTTTTCATTATAACTGAATTTTTTTCAGCTGTAGATTTTAAATTACTTTTACCTTTTTCAGTCAGATTAAACGCTTTCATTTTTTCGGAATTTATATTACCAACTTTTTTGGCACATATCTTTCCTTCTTCGGTTTGAAACCATATTTTTTTAGAATTAGAAATTTTAAGTCCAGCATTTGGATGTTTTTTTTGTTTCCATCTTTTTAATTTAGTACATGATCGGCATCGCTTCAATTGGTTAATTTGATATTGTTCTATACTATGTTCGATACTGCATTCTATACATTTTTTCAAAGTCTTTGAAAAAAAATCGATATAATAATATAATTTATATCTACAATCTTTAATTACTTTAGCACCCACTTCTTGTTTCCATGCATTTTCGGTTTTATGTATTTTGGCTGGAAATAACACAGATGTTAATTTATTTTGTGTTTTTGAATAATTAATGGCTAATTCTTGTAATTGCTGATCAGTATAATATTCAGCAATTCTGTTTTTTCCTCCTAAACCATTTTTAATTGCTAATTCTCTAAATTTTTGTTTTTGCTCTTCTGAAAACATATGCTTGCGAGTTCCTTCACAAGTATTTAGCTTATGTTGTTAAAATATGATTATATTTATATAAGTCTTTAGCTTTAACAACAATGGTATTTCCGTTTTCATCTTTTACATACCATTTATGAGTTGGGGTACATAAAACTTTCTCATTATTTTCAAATTCAATTTCTAATAAATCTTGAATACCTTTATAGAATAAAGAAAATGGTTTCCATAATATTGTATTTGTTTTAATGCAAAAAGTTTTTACTAAATCTGTATCATCTTTCAAATCCTTTATTGGAATATGCTGAACTGTTCCATCTCTAAGAATAGTTACTGTGGTATTTTCTTCTAAACACTCATCAAGTAATACAATTTTCATATCACCAAATGGCATAGTGCTGATAAAATTTGTAATCTTATTACGCATATCATCAACACTATTCTCACGGCTTGCATTAATCTCGAGTAGATCATACTTATGAATATTCAGTGCTTTAATAAGAATCTTAGCTAGAGTTGTTTTTCCAGTTCCAGTTGGACCTTCTAATAGAATATGATTAATTTGTTTTTCATTAATCCATTTTTCAATTTGAGATTGTTGCTGTAGACTTGAAAATACATAGCCTGACAGAGTGTCAGGCCTGTATAATTCTGTCCAAATTGTTTGAACCGTTGCCATATGTTAATTATATTTCCTTAGTAATTAAGTATAACATAGTTACAAATATTATGCAACTCCTACAGCATCATCTTCGTTAGGAAATACATCAGATACAGCAAGAATTGCTTTTGTGTCTACTAATCGAATAACATCATCACTAATTTTAACACCACGAGACCATCGTCCGTGTTCAATTAATAAGTATTGACCTACGCTAATATCTTCTTGCTTTGGTCCAATTGCATAAACCCTTCCCCATCGTGGTCTAATGCCGGTAGATTTTGCATCATCAGACAGCAAAATGATACCCGCTTTAGTTTTTCGTTCGCTAAAGTTCATCTCTTTAACTAAGACATTATCTCGTAATGGTACTACTGTTCCATCATACTGTTGCATTGTTATTTCATCTATCCTTTTATTTTCTAACTATTGTATTACGACTATTTTGAGTATAATCAAAAGAGCCCAAATTGCTTTAAATGATATATGTATGTACTGATCTTCATTTAATGAAATTTTACCTTCAGATTTTGTATAATCAGTTATTGCATGAGCTATTGTTTCAAGTACACCTAATAATACAGATCCAGTAATTAAAGCTACCATTCCACCTTGTATTAGTGAATGCCAAAATAAGCATTGATACCAAGGAATCCCAGGAATTGGAGACTTGTGATTCTTCCCACGTGCTAAAAAATCTCCTTGTAATGGATAATCAGCAAGACCATGTCCAACAAGTAACCAGAAGAAGAGTTCCATTATTCACTTTCTGTTGGTGGTACTTCCACTAACGCATTTTGTTTCTTAACACGTGGTTTCTTTGTTGGAATTACAGAATGTAACTTGTAATATTCTGTCATCTGTTCTTTTCTTGTTCTTGGTACTTCTACCATTGGAGCAATTTCGTCTCCCCGAGCATTCACATTCATATTACCTAATGCGACAACTGTTTCATTTTTAAATCTAATCGCATCCATATCTATAATCTGACCGTTCGCTGTTTTTGTAATATTTGGCATATCTTCTCCTATTTCAAAAAATCTTTGTAATTTAATTCCCACTTAATGGAATTAATTTTGTGTACTCCTAATTTATAAAGTACAAAACTCGAAACGCTACTCCCTCTTCCAATACCAAGTACAATATTATTTTCTTTAAGTGTTGTAACCATATAATGTAAGTACCTAAGTAAATCTATTAAATTAAATTCTTCATATAGTATTAGCTCTTGTGCAATTCGTGTAAGTTCTACGTCATCTTTGCACGAATCTACTAAAATTTTAATTATGTCTATTTGTTTATACTTATCTGGCATCAGCCAAATTGATTGTAATTGTGTATGAAAATCTTCAGCAACTTCACATTGTGACCATTGCGGTAATAGTGCAAAATCGCTATACAATTCTCTGATGGCATCATTATATTTTGATAATCCAACAATGCTAGTAATAGATATGTTTGCATCAGGATTAGTTTTAATAATATCTATTAACTCTTCTTCTGTGCGACCTACTAAACCACAATCACTAATTTTCATTCGTACTTTTGCCACCATCAACAACTTCTACTTTAAATTTATTACTCTTTGGCTTTCTCTTATTCTTAGGTTTCGGAACTTTCATCTCAATAATGTCAGCTAATTTTTCAGGAATAAATTCTATATCTAATTCTTCATCAGTATCTTCAACAAAATTTAAACCTAAATCATCCCATGTTAGAAATTCATCTTCTGAATCATTAACATCAATATCAACTAACAAAGCATCGTTTTTATGCCACCACGGCCAAAATTGTTTCTTTTTTCCTGTTGGCTTTTCTAAAGCAAATGGTCCTAGTGCATCACCAGCAGTGTAATCATACCATACATTGTCACCAAATGTACTACTAATTCGAACGCGATTACAAATTAGAGTGTCCTCCATAACAGCATTTATTTTGCAGAATATAGCCAAGCCAATAATCTGATCAAATGCTTCATCAGGAAATAGTACCATCTTTCCTGGATATAAATTAGCCAATGATTCAAAATTTGTGTTATTAGCAGATATAAAAATACTGTTGTTAAACAGTGTTGTAATAACAAACTTCATACGTTCAAAAGCTATATTTTGAAACTTGGAACTTTCTGTATTTGTCACCATTTGCAATTCGACAAAGAAATGATTAGGAAAAATCTTATCATCAAAAACGCAAATACCTAAAAAATTACAATTCCAATCCAGTTTAACGTTCATTTATATATCCTCAACTGATATCTATAATATCAGACAGCTTTCCATTTTTATTAGATTTTTCCAAAAATTCCATATTACGACGGGTTTGTTCTTCCATCAATGAATTAAAAATCATTGATACTTGATTGTATAAGTCTGGATCGGACGCAAATCGAAATATACCACTTATTTTAGTAATTTTTTCAGACAATTCGTTTTCTGTTAGTTTTGTATAATCTTCTATTAATGGATGCATCATCACCTCCTTGCTATTTAATTATAGCATAGGAATAACTTAAAATTCAAATTAAATTAAAGGAGTTGCTGTAACACAAGCTCCAGCTATAACTGTTAAATTTCCACCATTGGTTGATCCAGTTATAGTAACAATATCATTATAAGTATTAAAATATGTTCCATTAATTTTTGCCATCCGTAATGTTGAACTAGCTGTAATTACATTGCTGTAAATATTGCTTGCATTACTAGTTAATACAGTGAAGTCGCTTCCTGGAGCATTTTGTTGCTCAACCGAGTAAACACTAACCGCAGAAGCATTACCAAACTGAACACTAAAACTGTGAACATTTGTTGCAGATAAGCTATGAGTGAATGGTATTGTTGCTGTAAATTGATATGGTGTTCCTGCATTTGTATAAAATGATAGTCCAGTTGTTGTTAATGCTCTACTAGTTGTAGTTGCATTAATAACAACATTTGAAGTTGCAACACTCATTAATGCTCTAGAACTTTTTTCAACTACTGAAATTGTTAAACCAGCATCAACCGATCCAAATATAAATTCATATATTCCAGTATGTGAAAATGTTATAACATTAGTTGTTTGATTGTACCCAGCAATATTTTCTGTATAAAGTAAATTTGGATTACCTGCATTAGAATATATAGCTAAGGTATGTGTAATATTAGCAACTGTTACAAGTACGGTAGCTTCTGCAAATTGCCCAGCAAGTGGCCAGTTTGCAAATACAAGCTGTGAGGAAACTCTAGTTCCACTTAAAGCAATTGTTTTATAATTACCGTTGTTGAAATCAATAGTTACATTACCACTAGTTACCTGATTGCCAAGATCTTCACTAGTCAAACTTACATCTTTAAGTACCGCAGAAATAATCTGATTATTATTAAAATTATTACTCGTAATTGTAGGAGTTGAACCATAAGTCAATGGCGCCTTGACAACTACTTTATCCTGGAGATCTTCTATTTCACGTTTTAAAATAGTAAGATTATTTTTTACTCCAGTAAAATTGTCACGGAAGCCCTGACTGTTATTGTCTACACCAGCTACGGGAAAATTTTGATTTATACTATTTGGGGTTACCTGACTGGGCATCGATAATCTCCTCCATATATATATTTAGCAAATTTATATCTTTTACTCAACATTATCAGACAATTTTCTACCTTTATGTGCTTTTGACATATTAGCTCTGTGTTCATCAGATTTTGGTTTACCTTTAGATGCTTTTGACATTTTAGCTCTTGTTTCAGCAGATTTTGGTTTAGACATTTTGAGTTTGGTTTCATCAGACAATTTTCTACCTTTATGTGCTTTTGACATATTAGCTCTGTGTTCATCAGATTTTGGTTTACCTTTAGATGCTTTTGACATTTTAGCTCTTGTTTCAGCAGATTTTGGTTTTGACATATTGGCTTTTGCTTCAGCAGAAAATAGTTTCCGTTTTTTGCATGTAAACGATTTTGACACATTAGATATAACTTTAGGTGATGGAGTTTTACCTAACATTGCTTTTGATATTTTATTTTTTGTTTCTTGAGTAGGAGGTTTTCTTTCTAATGCCGCTTTTGACATATTGGCCCTTGCTTCATCTGAATGTTTACGACCTAATAGTAATTTTGATGTAGCATTAGAATTTAAAATTTTAGCTTCTTCATATTCTTCTGGAGTTGGAATATATAGACTATTATTTGACTTACTTTTTCGAAACATATTAAAAAATGCATGTGACATTTTATAATAACTAGTACCAACGGGCAACATATGAGTTAATAATTGATGACATATAAAATGTTCTTTACCAGTTAAAATAACTAAATTGGTTGGATCATTTGGATTACCATCTAGCCAACCAGTTTTACTTCTTTTATTATTTTTATAAAATGATGCAGGAATTATATGATGTTTCTCGGTATATCCATAAGGTGGAAACAATATGGCCATTTCAATTATTTCATAATATCTTTTTGTTGATTGGTTATCTAGAAATTCACTAAATGTCATTGAGCTGTTACTCCTTATTAGTAATAGAGTAGTTGGATATTCAAGTACCGCTAACTACAATTATATTTACTAAACTGATACAATTCCTGATTCAATAAAATATTTACGTTTAAATACTGTATATTTTGATCCAACATCTTTTTTGAGATATTCATCGGTACTATTCGAAAAGAATTTAGTAGTATTATCATCAAATGTTGTTTTGAGTTCTGCTGATACTATTTCTTTATCAATAAATCCTGGAACTGTATAAGCTGATCCTAGTGTTTCCGGAGCTACCAAACTTACTACAGTGCCGCCGTGTTTCACACCACTCGTAACTCCAACGCTAGTATATGGTGAACTATTTATATACTGTAATGGACTTACAAAGTCTAACGTAACTATTCCATTGGATCCAATTAAAATTCTCCAAATTCCAGCTCGTTGATAATCAATTGTTGGATTAATAAAATGTTCCTGAAATCCTGGAATAACTGTAAATGGTTCGTAATTTTCTCCATATATTTGTTCTTCATATGGAGTTACTCTTACCCAACCATCATACAATTCATCAGACATATTAAAATCTATAGGTGATCCATCTGGATTTGTATATAATTCTTGCTTGAAAAACACTAATAATTTATTATTTAAATCACCTCTATATCCGTCTATCAAGCCAAGCGCACCTAAATCATATGCATTGGCATTGTTAATTTGATAGAATGGAGTTTCAACTGCAAAATCAACAATTGAAACAATATTTTCAACACTTATTATTTGATCAAATGTTGTTAACTTATTCAAATAATATTGATTCAATGATTTATCAAAGTTTAAAGCCAATCCATCATCCCAGAGGTATCTATCTGTAATAGCATTTATATTTGTTAACTGTAATGATAATTGTAATTTGTATAATATTTTCTTACCAAATCCTGGCTTCACATATAATAATGGAACTGCATCTATACATTTTCCGTCTTGATCAATTAACCAATTTGCTAGTAATCTCTTTGTATTTCGGCTTAACTTATTTTTAATTTGCTCACGCATGTTTGGCAAACTAGCTGGATACAATTCCATAATCTTACTATCACTAACATATGTTAGATCATCATCTGCTGTTATATAAGAGTTATCAGCTGTTATTGGAATATTAATTTGACTAGTAGATATACTTCCCGATAATTGAGTTCCGTTTTCTGTAGTAAATCTATCTACTGGATTAATATATATTACTTCATATTCAACTTCTCCAGTTGAAGTTAAGCTTTGTGCCCATCTTAAATCAGTAAATAGATATTGTTTGGTGTGATGATATGCTGCTATAGCACCTATTAAGTCGCTATCAGTTGCTGTATTAATTCCATATGCAACTAACATTCGATAAGTATTCTGTCTGCCAAACCAATGATCACTAAGTCTGTAAATGTGTTCATCTGGTACTATTTTATCATTGAAAATTGCTGTTCTAATTTTGTCTCTATCTACACCATTAAGTAAGAATTCTAAGTATAAATTTGAACTTGGTTTGCGTTTGTAATCTGCTATATAGAATGTAAAGCTTCTGTCCTTATAAATTTCACGACGTATTGGATCGTTTAAATGTAAACTAGCTCTAACAGATACTACATATTTTCTATCAAATGTAGTTATATCTTTGTCAAATGTTGTTCCATCATTTAATAATAAATGTTGATGACTTGCTCTTCCTTCAAAATTTCCAAAATTAGTAAATTCTAATCCACGTGGTAAATCGTCTGAAGTAAATCGTAATACTGTATTATTTGGCAATGTTTGTAGACTGCTAAGTTTAATTATATTATTAACTTCATCCACTGAAACAACAACTGTAGATAGTGGAATATCAACCTGAGTTGATATCACTGGCATGCCAACTAAAATTCCATCAACGCTATCTAATTGTATAATATTTTGATTAATAGCAGAACTTAACATTGTGTGTTCTATATATGGTATAATAGAATAAGATATTTCAGTATCAGAAGAATTAGTCGCATGAACTGAAAGCGTGCTTGGTACTCCACTAGTTACAACTCCTAAGTCAGGTTGTGTAATCCAAGTTATTAAATAATTATTACTATTTGTTACTGTTAATATTCTCTTCCATAAACTACTAAAAGGATTGTCTACATTTCTAGTATAATGAGGAACTGTTTGAGGGCTTAAAAAAGTTAATATTTCTGTTGCAACCAATGATTGAACTGAACTCATTGTAATTTGTTTACTTGTTCTGTCAATTGCTAACACTGTTGGTGTTCCAACAATATCTACACCAACAATTGTATATCCTATATCTATACCTCTTGTACTTTCAACTATAACTGAATTTATTGCAGATGTAGATACCATTACTGGTGTTTCTGGACCAGTACTACCAAAACTTGTAAGACTCTCGTATAATAATTTAACTTTTCTTTCTTGATATTGAGAACTTCCGTATCCAGTAAATTTATCAACAAAAATAAGACAACCTTGAGGAATTGGTTGAACAAAATCTAAGTAATAATTAGTTCCGCCAAATGTTAAATCAGAACTTATTGGAATATTAGCAATAGTTGGTTTACTAATAAAAACAAATTTGTTTGGAATATCAACTGAAACTACAATAGTATCTGCATCTATTCCAACTCCACTAACAGGCATACCAACAGCAATAGTATCCATTGATTTCATTTCAATTACTGTACCATATGGTAAAGAAACTGCATTTTGTCTTACAACAGATTTAACAATTCTCCAAATACCTGCTCTATAATTAGGTATTACACTTGATAATGTCCATCCGTGAATAATATTTCCAGATGGATCATACCACCCATCTAAATTAATATTTAATGGATCAGTTTCATATCCATAATAAGTGGGATCAAAAAATTCTTGTTTAGTTAATACAATAGTTTTATTTGTAAAATCTGTTGCCCTTGCATCTAAAAATAATGAGTCTATTTTATTTTGACTACTGTCATTTACGATGGTGAAGGGTAATTCACATCCATAATCTACTTCAAAAACTATATTACTTGGTTCACTTGTCTTCTTGTAAACCCTAACATAGAAGATATATTTTTCTTCGCCTGTTGTAATAGGATCAATATATCCATATAACCAACCAGTGCTAGAATTCAATTTTAAGCTTGCTGGTAATAATTTATTTATGTTAGCTGTTACAAATCCATCAGGGTCAGAAGTATTTCTTTGATATGTTCCTGGTGTAATACCTAAATCAGTTAGTGGAAAGTTAACTTCGTTTTCTATAACTATACTGCTATCGCCTATATATATTAACAACTTCCCAGAACTTGCTTCAGCACTCACATTAGCTAATGTTTCGTTATATGCTGCTGCTGTTGTGATATCAGTTGCGACTGTATAAACTGTTGGAAAATCGCTAAGTGGTATTACAATATTATTAATTCTAATAGATGAATTTAATGTAATAATTGGGTTAACAGTTGTTCCAATAATTGTTGGAAGTGGTAAAACTGGTAATATTTCATATCCTAGATTATTAGTAGTAGAATTAACATCATCAAAATCTTTTCCTAAAAATTGATAATAGAAAAAGTTTTCATCAGACACTGTAGCAATATCTGTATCTCTATTAAGCAAAACAGGAACATGTTGACCAACTATAACTGTTTGATTTGAATTATAATATGATGTGTCAACTAATGTAACCTCACCCTTATAAAATGTTACTTTATAATTTGTAATTACATCTATTTTTCCATCTGATACTCTTATAGCAAATGTATATATTATAACATTATCAGTCTGATTTTGATCAAATGTATTAGTGTCAAATAAATCTACGTCGAATCTTACAACACCAATTGCAAATACTGCTGGATCAACATATCCAACTATGTGTGCTATATTATTAATTGACAAGCCCGTAGGAAGTGTTCCACCAACTAAAGTATAAGTTAATGTATCTGTAATATCAGGATCGAATGCAGTTATATCAATATCAACCCAAGTTCCATCAAAATATTCACCTAAACTCTGGTTAGGTAATGATGGTACAAAGGGTCTCGGAGCATCTTCGCCAGTAACTGTTATGCTAAATGTTCTATCCGCAAGTTGACCGAGTTCATTTGAACATCTAATATTGAATATAAATATTGTTTCTTCGCTTACAGGTAACGGAGCTCCTACTATTCTGCAAATAGGATAACCTTTTGTATTGTCAGATTTTATTAATCGTAATCCAGGCGGCAACTTACCGCTTACAATAGAAAAGTTAGCTCTAAAGCTTCCAGAAATTATTCCTAAGTTATAATTAAATGGTTCTAACTCTTTTGTAATACCTAAACTGCCAGAATTTGTGATCCACTGTGGCGCTGACATTCATTAAACTCCTATCACTGTCCAATTTGAACCATTGTACCATACAAGAGCTTTTGCTGTTCCGCCGCCTGCAATCACATTTCCTATTGTTGGAGATGTTGCATTTGTTACCACTTGTATTGCTCCTAATACCGGTGTTCCTAAATTTCCTGTATCTGTTGATCCGCACAATAATTTACTGGCTTGTACTGATGAAACACAAACAATATTTCCAGTAACACTTAATATTCCGCCAACATTTGAATTTAATCCAACATTTGAATTACCTGTTACAGATAATCTTCCGCTAGTTGTTAAATTTCCAGCAGTAACGTTTGCAGATGTTGTTAATGAAGATGATGTAATTGAATTTGTTATAGTTGCATTTACACTTACGAATAAATTTGATGAAACATTAACATTACTTCCACTTATATTACCAGAAGTTGTTATTACTCCACTTGATCCAAGATTACCAACATTTGCATTTTTAGTTATTACAACATTTCCTGAAAAAGTTCCATCAGTTGTTAAGACATTCAATACATTAGCATTACCACTTGATATAATACTATTAGTAACTATTACATTATTTCCAGTTATGTTTCCAATAATAGAAGCGTCTTGAGCAATGCTTAAATTTCCATTGGTAGAACCTATATTCCCTGAAGCAACAATATTATTACCAGAAAATATATTGCCAACTACTCCAACACCGCCAGCAACTGTTAACGCACCTGTAGTAGAACTTGTTGAAGTTGCTACTGCTTGAATATTAGCTAGTGTAATAATTTGTACTGTGCCAATAGTTGCTGTTCCAGATGTTATTAAACTTACCCCTACTATGCTTCCAAGTAAACCATTAACGGCAGTAATATTATTAGTAGATGTAATATTACCAACAACTGATAAATTCTTATTGCTGACCCAAGAATCTAACGCATAATTATATAATAGATTAGCGTTTGATACCGCAACATTAACGCCAGCTCCATTTGTTGCTGCTGCATTTGCTGCTCCGCTAGCTAATGTTATTAATAAGTTTGCTGTTGTTAAATTAGTTACTGTTGTATTTGTATAATTCAAATTAATAACATTTACATTACTTGAAACATTTATATTCCCAGCTGATATATTTCCAAATGTTGCTGTTCCAGATACTAGTAAATTTGTTAAATTAGAATTATTACTAGAAGATAAATTTACAACCGATATATTTCCGCTTGATATGTTACCAGATGAAACAATGTCAATGATGGTAGCTGAATTTGATACTATACTGTTACCAATAATATTTCCAGTTGTTGATATATTATTTGCTGTAATATCACTTGAATCTAGATATAATTCAGTAAAATTGTCGTTTACATCCTGAAATGCATCACGTAGTGTGATTCCTGTACCGTCATTAGCGACTAATCCAATATTTATTAACTTTTGGCTCATTTGTGATCCACCTATACATGTATTTACCTCCGCTGGGAAGGATAATTTCAGTGAGGTTAATCACTAAGTGGAGCTACAATTATTTTATCAAAAATAATATCAAAATCAGGTATTATTTTTGGAATGTCTATGTGTTTTGTTGAATCTATTGATATATGTGGAGTAAATTTAGGATAATCATGAGATGCACCAAATTTTTTCAGTAAATTAAAAATTTGCTGTATCTTTTCTGATTTAATCAGCAATACGGTTGCTTTTTCTCCTAATTTTTCCCAACTAATAATTTTTGCTGTTACATTAACTGGCACGCAGTTTAGTACTTCTGCAGCAGGCAACGGAGAAGATGAATAACAAATAGTGCAATGAAGGTCTTTAGATTTATCATGCTCTATATTATTTTCATCACACCAATTAGCTAATTTTTCAGCGCACTCTTTGCTAAGTTTTAAAGATGCATATGTGCCATCTTTGTGTTTTGTATTTAAAATTTCATCGGCAGTCATTATGCTAATATTTATCTAATTAATACTTTTCAACTTCTAGAATTTCTGCTGATGTAGTTAAATATTCCCATACTTGCTCATTTACATGAGGAAGTCCTACCCAATAATTTTTAGCAGCATTTTCAACTTCAAATGAATCTTTTTCATATCCATCTGAAATCAAGCTTTCTATTTCAGATCCATAATTAATATCGTGACGTTGAATTGGTCCAAGTGGTTTTACTGTAAACATCCACTCAGTTCCTCCGCCAGCTAAATCAATATCATCAGGATCTGCTACCATAAACACAGAATCTTTATGAGATAATTTATCTGTTGGTCGATATTTTTCTAATATTTGATAAAAAGAAGTATCTCCCCAATCAGATTCATATTCTGAATGACGGGGAGATAAAATCGTTCCTACAGGTAATTTATTGTTACTTCCGTGATAATAAGTTGTTGATATTTCAAATGCTTTCATATCAATATTTAGTGTCGATAAGAAATTCTTCCTTTTGATAAATCATAAGGGGACATTTCAACTGAAACTGTATCACCTAAAATAACTTTAATTCTTGCTTTTCTCATCTTTCCACTTAAATGAGCGAGTACTGTATAATCGTCATTTACGCGGACACGAAATAAGGATGGTAATACTTCTACTACTTCTCCTGTCATTTTTACTGAATCATCTACTGGCATAATTAATAAATTGTTTCCATAACTGAATTGTATCTAAAACTTCTCCATTCTTTTTTTTCAAGATCCCAGACGGGAATTGAATTTTCACTTTTCTTTTTTGTGACTATCTTTGGTTCGAATGCTGGCATCAATTGTTCGCACAATGTTGCTCGCATATGTCTAACAGTTCCATCTGATTTCAAAAATGTTATATTCACTATTCCATTTTGTAATTGTGAAATTAACAAATTTTTATTTTCTTCTAAAGTGTAATCAATCTTTTTGTTCATAAGCTAATGCAAGCACCATTTTATATTTGTCCGATATATCTTGAACTGCTGGTAGTTCCGCTGTAGTTGATGCAAGCTTGGTAAGTTCTTCAACAACCTTTTCCGCAATTTCTTGATTTGACGGATAATAAATTCTGAAGATTCCAGCATCTTGCATTTTACTTGTTATTTCTCTAAGAACTTCTTTTTGTTTTTCTGTATAATTTAAAGCATTTGCGATATTACTTGACTTATTTGAAATAATTTGTGCAAGGCTATTTTCAATACTATGAGCAGCCGCACTTAATGCAATAAAATCTGGATTAACATTATATCGTCTAGATCTGGTATGTGATGTAATATGAACTAAATGATAACCTAATGGAAGAGAATCCAATAGATTATTATCTTCTATTCTTACTGCTTCGTACCTACCATTTGATAATTTTTTGTAAAAAGTTTCACTCATTTATTTTCGCATAATGCACGAATAGTTAATAGTTGTCTATGTTTTTGTTTTAAATTTTCTAACGCATTATACCAAGCACCAACTGCATCAGCAACTGTAACATTATTCATGTCTAGTCCTTCAGGTAATGTTGTTAATGGTAATAACTCTAATAACTTGGATAATTTTCGATTATCGATAATGATATCTTTACATTTTATCTTTTCACATTCTAAAGATTCGTATGGTTGTGCTGGAGGAATATACGGAATTTGCGGATAAGTAGGATAAGTAGGATATGTGATGGTACCATAAGTAACATTTCCACTTGCAATACCTCCTCCGCTTATTGTACCAGGTACAGTTAATGTATTAGGTAAGTTAGTATACGTACTATCTGTGGTTAAATTGACTGACATATAAACTATTTATAGTTCTTCAATAGGATCATTTCAGAAGTGATTCGACCATTCATTTTAGTCTCTACTGATTTGATTTCGTTGAACCACTTAATACTTGCTGGCTTTCCAAGCGATAGCAATTTTTCCAACTGTTCTTTTGGCTTGCGTAGAGTCTTGCATACGCTACTAATTTCGTTGTACCCTAAAATCTTGCTGCCCTTAACATAAAATGCAGATTGCGTACTATCAGTAACATACAAACCAAGCTTCCTACGCTTCACATTATAAACCCATACTTCAGAAGATTTAAGAATTTGAATGGGATCAAAACTTTCAATTCCGAATTCTTCATAAGTACGAATATACTTAATCTTGCCAACCATCTTTTGTGGGGAGGTATTCTTTTTAATGCTCGGCTTGCGATGAGCTGATTTCATAACACCATAGCTATAAATTTGCTCTTGTGCAGTGTTAAGCCATTCAACAATTTTATTGATCTGGCGTTTACCAAAATTACTATACGCTTCAGACAACTGCTCATCTGTTCCAGTTGTCGACAGCTTAAATTCAAGTGCCTGCTTTTCCAAACGTTCAGCGAGTTCCTTAACACGAATCTGTGGAATGTTGTACCTAACAAGCAATCCAACAACAGATGGTTCAGTCTCTAGTTTACTAGCAAGAAATTCATCAAACTGGAATGCAATTTCGCCTGCGCACTCACGCATCTTTTCGTTAATGCGGTCTTGAATGGTTGGTCCTTTTGGCTTCGGAACAATCAACTTCTTCTCAGCAGCACTTTTTGATGCCATTAAGACCATGTTGCCCAAAGCAATATGGATCAATCTCAACTCATGTAAGGTCAACTTTAAGCCCATCATATTAGCTCTACATAGCCAGCCAATAGTGGACGGAACGTTGTCGCTCTTACGGATAATGTGAGCCAAGTCCTTCCGCTTATCCAAGCGGTCCAGCCATTGTGCAACCCATTCAGACGCTGTTTTGTTTGACTGTGTGAATGTGTACCAATTAAAAGCATCACCAATCAACTTTGTTCTATAGTGTTTGGTCCAGCACTCTTGCTCTTTAACAGGAGACCACGTTGGTTCCTGCGCTCCAACCATTTTAGCATCTTCGCCTCTATAAATTAGCGGCTTGATAAACTTTGCTTTCATATAACAAGTATAGCAAACATAAGATATGGAGTCAACAACTATTTTAAGTCGTTTGTTTTCAATGCCCAATTCGGCGTAAACCGCCGTATAATGCATCGTTAGGGGAAAGTTGGGGTAATGTACCAGACTGGTCGTAAAATACGCTTAAACGACGTTTTATTTTGGTTGACATTTGCTTGCCCAAACTGCTATACTTAAAGAGTGAAGAAGACCATAAAAATTAACAGCAAGGCTGGTCACATATTATATTCAGCTGATGGCAATACTTTAGTTGGCGCAAATCTTCGCGATACCAATTTACATTATGCATATTTGCCTGGTGTGGATTTAAGTTATTCAGATTTGAGATTTTCAAATTTATATCTGGCAGATTTGAGTAATGCTAATTTACATGGTGCAAATTTAATCGAAGCAGATTTAACTAGAGCTGATTTACGTGGTGCAAATCTAGAAGATATAATAGTAAATGAATACACTGTTATAGATTTGAACACTAAATTAGATCCTGAACAACTTACATATTTGATACTTAAAGGAGTATATTATTTTGGAAATAAAGTCTAAGGACGGAAAAATATTGCGTACAACCCAAAAGAATACACTAGTTTTTGAAGATTTATCAAGAGAAAATTTAGGGTGGGTAGATTTTAGAGATCAGAATATGCTTGGTGTATCTTTAAATAATTCATATTTGCGCTGTGCAGATTTTCGTAGATCAAATTTGTGTCATGCAAACTTATGTGGTGCAAGTTTAGTTGAAGCAAATTTGCGTGGTGCAAATTTGTGTGATGCAGATTTTCGCAGGGCAAGTTTACGTGGAGCATATTTAGATAATGTTGAAATAGATGAGCTTACAAGAATTGATTCAACTACTAATATTAGTGAAAAAATCTCGCCTATCTGATTTTGCTAGGACTTAAATATGGAAATTAAAAATAAATCTGGAGTGATTTTATATGACACTTTTAACGACTCTTTAGCTGGTATAAATTTAAGTGGTGATAATTTATTTGAATTATGTTTAAGTAGATCTAATTTAGAAAGTGCAAACTTCGACTTTTCAAACATACGAGAATCAGATTTGAGTTTTTCAAATCTGAAGCACGCCCACATGCGTGATATATATGCAGAATATGTAGACTTTCATGGAGCAGATTTATATAATGCAGATTTATATAAAGCTAAGTTAAAAGGTTCAAATTTATCTGGAGCAAATCTAAAAAATTCAAATTTATATTGTTCAGATTTACGTGATGCAGATTTAAGTAATGCTGATTTGAGTGGAGTAAGTATGAGCAGAACTAATTTGTACGGCGCTAATTTAGAAAATGTAAAAATAAGTGATACAACTTTTATGAACATAACAACATTAATTTCACCAGAAAATCTCACCTATCTGATTTTGCTAGGACTTAAATATGGAAATTAAGGTTGCGCTTTGGATTAGGATCTGCTATACTTAATTATGGAACTAAATATTCAAAAACTGTTGCGAAATATACCTAATGCTTTAGATGAAATTAAAGCACTTGGTATTGATTATCGTGTTCACCCAAGATTTCCAAATTTGGTGCAGTTCACGTATGATCAAATTGAATCAGCTTCTAACAAATCACATCCTATTGTATGCGAATCACGCGGTTTGATTTTAGATTCTATGCAGAATTGGAACGTGGTTTCACACCCGCTTAATCGCTTTTTTAATTATGGCGAAGTAGGTAGCGCAGAAATTGACTGGAAGTCAGCTAAGATTTTTGAAAAAGTCGATGGCAGCATGTTGGTTGTTTATTGGTACGCTGGTTCGTGGCAAGTTTCAACCAAAGGAACTCCTGATGCAAACTGCAATGTAGGTGAATTTGATACCACGTTTGAAAAGTTGTTTTGGAAGTCGTTTTATAATACACACGATGCTGGTTTTTTAATTCCTGGGTGGACTTATGTTTTTGAATTAACTTCAAAATACAATCGAATTGTAACGTCTCAAATGGGCAACGAAGGGTTTGTTACGTTACTTGCAATTCGAGATCAAAAAGGTGACGAATTAAGTGTTGACGACTGGACGCACGAATTCAATGTTGTAAAACAATTTAACATTAATACTGTGGATGCTGTTATCGAAGCGGCTAAAAATCTAGATCCTATTTCTCAAGAAGGATTTGTTGTTGTTGACAAAAACTTCAACCGTGTTAAAATCAAGTCTCCTCGTTATGTGATGATTCACCACTTGAAGGATGCAATTAATCCACGTCGATTAGTTGATCTCATCAAGCTTGGTGAAAAAGATGAGTGCTTGGTTTATTTTCCAGATCTTGAACAACGATATAATGAACTGCAATCTGCAATGTATAACACTGGTATAAAAGCTGATTATTGGTTTCTTCAAGTGCGATCATTTAACAATACTCGAAAAGAGTTTGCACTTAAAGTTCAAGAAATTGTGCCTAAGCCATTATGGAGTGCAATGTTTATGATGCTCAGTGTTCAACAATCTGGGTTTGCTTGGTTATGTTCGCAAGCATCTATACGAGTTATTGAAATTTTGGAGAATTTAAATGATAAAAATTAATGATTTTATAGATAAATCTAGAGTTGTCCAATGGGCACAATACAAGAAAGCCAAGCGTGATGCTGGAGAGGAATGTTATAAGTGTAGTGGTTTTATTCCTTATCATTATACAGCTACGCCTGGACCAGCAATGTGTGGAAGTTGTAAAAATTTAGAGAATAATCCTGGACAGGTATTTAGTGAAAGGTTAGTTAGATGTCCTACTTGTTCTCACCAGCAAGAAATTGATACTTATGACGATTATTCAGTTTATGAAGAAGGCGAGCACGAAGTTATGTGTAATAATTGCGAAGAAGAGTATACAATTTCTACTTCAATAACATATACATTTAAAAGTCCAAGGTTAAATTAATGAAAAAAACAGTTTACATATGTGATCGTTGTGGTAAAGAATTCTCAGAAACTAGTGGAGGAACAAGTGTGGAATTCCAATTTGGTACTTACATGGATCCAGCTGAAGGTACTAAATCAGATTATAAATACATTGACTTATGCGAAGTATGTATCTATCATTTGCTTAAAGGATGTCTGAAGAAATTAACTGAACTAGACCGTGAATCTTCTTATAATATTTTTCGGATAAAAATAAAATGATATACGGAAAGCGTGAAATTAGTACTAGTTTTATTAATCGTGTGACCATTGATAATCTACATTTCGCAAAAGAAATTTCTGATAAATGTATAAAGTATGATGCAGACAGTGATTATCTAGTTCGAATGTCTGAAGCTGTGTGCAAGTATTGTTTTTATATTACTACTTCTAGAATAGGCGGATGCGCTATGACTAGTCAGCCCTGCGGAATTTGTGAAGAAGTTCAAATGTATGGTAGTACTGCAACAAATGTTCTTTGCCAGCCATGTGGAGTTAAACATAATTTGTGTGTTAGATGTGGCGCAGATCTTCTTGATCGCCCAAAAAGGAAATTCAAAAATGAAGAGTCCAACACTAAAAGAAAAAGTTGAGGTGTATGAAAATCTGCTGCATACTCTTAATACTTATTTTGCAATTACAATGAGTTCAGAAAAAGTTAAAGAAGTTCTTTGTGAGATTTCAAATTGGTCCTATGCTCACAGAGTAGGAAATGGAACTTTAACTGATCGAGAACAATCTAAATTAGTAAATAAACATTTTGATAACTTTAAAAAACTATGACACCAAATGAATTATCAGATTTAATAAAACGTCTTCGTAAGCGTCAAACGAAACTAGCTGTTACTATCGAAAAAACATTGGAACTATGTAAACACGAAAAAGTTGTCACATTGTGTTCGTATTATGGTGGAAGCTATTCTTATGATCGAGATGATTGGCATCCCGAAATGAGAAAATGTTTGATTTGTGGTCTAATAGAGTGTGGTCCATCTACAGATATTGATGAATTCAAACTATTAAAAAATCCAATTAAACGATTTGAATACAGTGTTCTTGATAGTAAAAATAAAGGGTGGAAAGATAGTCCATTAAATAATACCATGAAATATTCACTCGAACAATTAGAAAAATGGGTGTCTGAGTCTGGATATCGAGTATGGTAAGCGACTTGTTTAAGCAGTTATTTTTTGGATATGAAGTAGCACTTGGTGTCATCGGAGTTGCTATATTTGTTGGAGTATTGGTGTATGTCTTACAAGGTAAAAAATATACTCAAGAAGAAATTAATGAGTTAGATGCGAAGCTAATTCATAAGTATCAAGTAAAATCTTTTGAAAATTCAAATCTATTAAAAAATAGCAAGTATTATACGGCTACTTCAGACGAGATTATAAGTCAAATGACAAATGAATTAACTCCAAACGAAATTTATTGCAAACTTTTTCTTTATTATATTCAAACAAAAAAATGTCGTTCTGATGTATTAAGAATGTATAAAGAAGAATTTGAAAATATTGGTCGGAAGCCAGAATGGCATAAATAAGTTTGTAGGTGATGATCTGGACTGAAAACTTTCTGGACGCGAATTCGAATTTCGCCATCTCCACTGAGCATATTCTAATAAGTGTGTTGAGTGGGGATGTACAGGTTTCGACAGGATGGAATGGGAATAGGGAATCTACCGTGAAGTGCTCACGAAAAACAGAACAAAACTATAAACGACACAACTAATAATTGGATCGCTACTGGTTCTTACGACTTCAGCAATGAAGATGTATTAGCATAAACAGATGAGTTGATCGCTTGGAAACAGAAAGATCGTAAAAATGGCGTACCGTAAAAAGTACGCCATTTTTATCTATCTACTTAGTTGATTTCTGTACAGAATCGAAATGATCTCCATGTGAACTATTTCTATCACAATTTGGTTTTTGACCACGTAAAATTTTAAATGCTCCGTTTTGTATAAGTCCTTTCTGATTCTTAGCCCATTGTTCCCACAGAGATAACTCAACTTCTTTTAAGTCTGGACTTTTACTCAATGGTAGAATACCATTTGATTCATATTCTTTTTCAAAGTGTTCAAACAATGTATAATACATTTCGCAGGCTTCAGTTTTATTTCTCCAATCTTGCATTATTCCTGTACCTGGGCATTGAGCTTTACACATACTAAAAAATCTACACCCTTTACATCCATTGTATTCTTGTGGAGTCAGGTATAGAGCCATTTGACGTTCATACCCATGTTGTTCAGCTTTAATAAAGCTAATGCCTTCTTTTGCATTTCGACCACAACTTAAACTTTCACCTTGCCCACTAACTCCTCTGACTGCATCAGTTGTATAAGGGTCGCAACTATGAAATGTACAAGTTGTAGAATCATCTTCTCCTAACAACATTTGTTTAACATCGCCAAACATATCAAATTTTAAATTTTTTAATTCCTTTTCTAATTCACTAAATTCTAACATTACTTCAGCTACTCGTTTACCTGGCATTCCCATCTTATCGCCAACGCTATCATATTCAATCTCTAATGGATGCAATCTACAACTACAGACACCTTTATCATCCATTTCTCTAAACCATTGTTTAAGTTTAGGTAATTTTTCTGGAGTTGAATTTAACTTATGCAATGTTATAATAAAACTTGGTGGTCGACCTATGCTGCATAATTTTTCAGCAGCTAACATACTCATTGCAGTACGTCGATTAGTTTCTTCTATGCTTCCAGCCCATCTACCTAGATTGAGTTCATATGGACCATCTACACTCATGCCAACATGCACATTATACTTTACAAATAAATCAATATGTTTATCAGTAATTAAAGTACCGTTAGTCTGGATACCATTTGACTTGTATTTTTTGAATCCATATTCAAATAATTTTTCTAACGTATCAATATCAGTTAATAATGGCTCACCACCAAATATACTAAATTTCCCACCCTCACGATCTAATCCGGCAATCATCTTTTCTAGATCATAATTTGGCCTATATCCACCAGCATCCCGCATAGGATGTTCATAACAATATGTACAGGCTAGATTGCATAAAATTCCGACGGGGGTCAGCTCCACACTCAAAATAAATCTCCTTTTGACTAAATAATAGTGTAGTTCGCGGAATTGATGTTCCCAACTACTCTATTACTAAACAGGAGTAACAGCTCAATGATATTTATCAAAGACGAATTTTCAACAGAGTATTTTCAAATAATTTCAACTGCTCAATTAAGAGCAAACACCAAAAAATTAGCCCAAAAATTATTTCCATTAACAATAATTGAAAAACATCATATTATACCTGATTCTTTTTATATAAATCGTAAGCGAGAAGGAAATGGTGGTTGGTTAAGTGGCAATCCATCTGAAATAAGCAATTTAGTATTTTTGACATCCAGAGAACATTATAGATGTCATTGGTTATTATCTTTAATGACATTAGATGATATTACATATCATATTTTAGCAAAAGTAAAAATGGCCAATGCATTGAATCGTATGAGTGGCAAAGGAGTTAATTTTACAAGATATGAACTATCAGAATCTGAATATGTTTTTGCTAGGAAAAATCTTAGTAAATTATTATCTAAATGTATTGTTTCTGAGGGAAGTATCAAAAAACAACTTGCTACTAAATTAAAAAACGGAACACTAAATTGTAGTAGTACAGAATCTATACAAAAAGGATTAGATACTAAGACAGTTAATAACACATTACCTAGTAATCCAATAATTAAAGATAAAGCTAAAGCTACTAGACTATCTAGATATGGTACATTAAATACTAGTAGTCCTGAATCTATTGCTAAAATTCTTTCTACTAAAATATCAAATAATACATTAGCAAGTAATCTATTGATAAAAGCTAAAACTAAAGCTACCAAATTAAAGAATAATTCTGGACCTAGTGCAGCAGAAACTATCAAAAAACAACAAGAAACTAAACTGAAAAACGGAACCTTACAAAATTCTTTAGAAGTTCAAACAAAAAGTCGTAATACAAAAGAAGCAAATCATAATAAATTTATTTGTGAAATTTGCAAAAAGAAATATAGTTATGAAAAATCACTTGTTAATCATATTGATCGACATTAAAATCTCTCCTGAGAAAACAAGTTACTACCATTATAGTATTGACTTTTTAAACTAAGCATCCAAGATTTATAATAACTTCCACATATCGTTTTTTCATCGAATGTACAAACTGTTGGTTTAGCAAGTTCCATTTCTTCGTCGGTTTCAAAAATAGATCTACCTAAAATAGAAGTCCAATCTTGTTCTTCTTTTAACTTTTTTCCGTACATAGAACTACCTTCAATATACCAATTAGTTTGTTGTTCAATTTCTTTCCATAGTTCAGGTGTTTGTTGTTGACTAATTAATACATTTTCGTCTACAAATACAATGTAATCTAAATTTTGAGTTTCTTTTAAATATTGTATAAATGCTGGATTGAAATTTTCATCACTAACAGTTCCTTTGTAATAATTTTCAATTTCACTTCTGGTATGTTCACATAAAGTTAAATGATGATTGTATTTCTTATTGCACCAATTAAGTTTAAATCGTAAAGATTCTTTATAATACTCAACATCAGATTCTTTAAATCCGACATGAAAATTAACTATATGATTTTGAAACTTACTTGCTAAATGCCAAAGTCTAACTAAAGTTGAAACATCTACTTCACTTGCTGGTGTAACTAAATTAATTGTTTCCATATTATCCTATAAAATATTAAGAATTTTTTCTGCAGGTTGAATCTTTCCAATGTAGGCTTTTACTTGCTGATTACCCGAACTATTAGTTTTAATAAATTGTAAACCTAATTTATTTAAAGTCTGCATAGGTTCGGTTACAATATATTGATTAGAACGAGTAACCCAATCACCATAGAAATAAAATAATACCCATTTAGTATTATTACTAATCCATTTCATAAAATTTTCACGTTGTAGTTCATTTGATTCTTGAAGTCTGCCAGGCATTACGATAGCTAAATCATACTTACGATTCATCCAATCGCCTGCATTATTAAACATATTATCACAATAAAACTTACCTTCAAGTTGATCAGTAATATTATATTTAATATTATTAAAATTCTTTGTTGAAAGTTCAACACCAAATAATGTACTGTCTTTTAATATTCGTTGTTGAATGTTCTTGAGTAGCTCTCCGTTGCCACAACCAAAATCAATAATATCATAATGTACCACAGGATCTAAAATAGTTGCACACTCCATCAAATGTTTGTGGCTATTAATCATTGACTCAAAAGTTTTAAATCCGTTATCAATCCATTGATTTTCTAATAGTAATCCTCGTTTGAAACTATTATTTTTAGACACAATGCTAGTTGCTTTATTAATATAAGGAAAACTAACTCCACTTGCACCTTCATCTGGATAACTAAATCCTTGCCTGTTTACTACAACTAAATCACCTGTTGCATCAGTTCTAGTACTAATTTTAAGGATAGGAGTTTTAATTTCAGCTATGCCATGTAATGCTGACCATTGTATTGGCCAATCAAGTATTTCTTCTAGCCAATCCATTTCTTTCTCGTATCCGTTTTGTCTAGCCCAATTAATATTTTGTCTACCAATTTGATAAGTTTCATTACAATCAAAACTACAAGGTAAATGACTTACTGCTCTTACTCCTAGCCATCGATTTAATATATTACATTCTTTTGGACCATCAGTCCCAGTTAAACTCATTGGATAAGTCGTATCTATAAATTTTTCTTTAATCCAATATTGTTGAAAAAAAGATTGACAACATTTAGGAAAGCCTAATAACTCACCCATACGAACATTGTCTCTTTGTTTCCATGCTTGTTTCCATACATCCACCAAGTTATGTTTAGTTATAACTACACGAAGGTCAAATGGTTGATGTTCCTGATGAACCAACGAACTACTACTATAAAAAGATTGTCTTCCAACTTTTTGTAATACAATTGGAGTAAAATTGGTTCCATCAAGTTCGCTTTTCAATTTGAATAAGCTATCTGGAGACATAATTGTTAACCAGCTAGGTTTAATTCCAGCAAGTGTAGTTTGTTTTTCAATCTGTACAAATGCTTGACTAACTTGATTTATTCTTGGTTCCCAAACAGTTTTAGCTACCGTAGTAGTCCATATAATACGCGTCCACTCAGGTAATACAAAATTAAGTCTAATCAACTGAAACTCCTATTCTCAGTGATATTTATAGTAGTTAAGGAACATGTACAACAAATTCAGGCTGATCAGCATGTGCAATAGGACTTATATCAGTATGTGTAGTTGGAATATCTCCATGATCTGTGTGGCTAGGTATATCTCCATAGGTAGTTGAATCTCCATGATCTGAATAGCCAGTACTATCAGAGTGTGGGTATGAATCTACATGATCTAAATAACCATGATCATCTGTGTGATCTGTATGATCAAAACCATCTTGAAAGTCAGCATGATCGGTATAACTACTAAAAAAATCAGAATGATCGCTAAAGTCACTATGATCGGTATATGCTGGATGATCTGTATGATCAAAAAAAGTATCGCTATAATCAATATGATCGCTATGATCTGTGTGATCAGAATGTATATCTGAATAATTAGCAAATGCAACATCTGTATGATAATTAACTTTTTGACTGCTATTTAATGTTTTGAGTCTGCTCGATTCTACCCACAAACTTCCTGCTTTACCAGTTATAGTTGCATCTACAACAAAATTGAGATATCTCTCATCTCCACTAGCATCAATATAATGTAAGTATCCACTTGCATCAATCCATGTAGAACCAAGTTTAGCTGTACTCCGATGAGCCACATAGATTCCAGTATATCTGTATTGATCAGACCCGGCATTTAGAAAATTAATGTATACTCCGTCGATCCAACACGATCCTGCTTTTGCCATAATATATTTCTCCGTTTACAATTAATTTTGTACTAGGACTTACTACACTACTATTTATTAAGTTGCGTAAAGGTTTGTTCCAACTGGTAATACCAATCGATAATTTGAACTTCCAGTATATCCAATAACACCGTTTACATCTAACTTAGCTAGTGGAGTTGTAGTACCAATACCAACATTACCATCAACTATTAATGTAGTATTTGTTCGTATTGACAAATCATTTTGTAAACCAATTGATCCATAATATATACCATCCATTCCAAATTGTATTCCATTACTATTCCATGCACTAGCACCAAGTCTATTAGTTAAATATTTAAAACCTGCATTGTATACAT